TCACTTTCTGCTGTGCATCAGCTCAGCGATTCCACTTGCATCATCCATTTCGATAATGCCAAGCAAATTCATTTCTGGCTGCACAACACTGTGCATATAACCGTCGCCATTCATGTTCTCATAGTCTGCGAAACACTCCCAGAATGTTTCTGACTCCATACGAGTCCACTCTTGACGCGGGTTATGCTCCTTGCTCGTGTAATAACGATAATTTTGGAGCAGTCTGTCGCGTAGTTTATTACGCTCTCTGCGCTGAGCATTTTCCTCCATCTGCAATAAGCGGCAAGTATGTTCATCCTGCGCCTTACGCAGCTCTTGGATTTCGCTTTCCAGCTTTTCTTGAATCCTAATGCTTTGTTGACGATATTCGGGGTACTTACGCACAGCTTCAAGCGCCTCTTTCAGCTCTTTGTCCTTTTCTTTTTCAGCTTCGTATTTCTTAATAAGATAATCTCTGATCTTCTTATAAGTCATACCAAGGAAAACGGCTGCGAGAGCAACGGTAATCACATTGGAAACCGTAATGTTCCCGAAAGTCTTTAGAAACTCTTCGAGTCCAGTCATAAAGTACCTCCAATCTGCTCAAACCTAATTAAGCTTTTGGGGCATTTACGACCTTGCTCATATTGCACAGACTATCAATCAAATCGCTGATTGCATCCATGTCAATATCGTAGTCGATGGTATCAGCAGATGCCTTTACCATTGCAAGCACCCACTCCTTACGCTCAGCACCAGTCTCAAATTTAGTCTCTGCGGTCTGCATAAGGTTCATTACCATATCCAGCACCTTAGACCAGTTCTTTTCTCTGATCGCTTTCTGAACATATTTTACCAACTCAACTACAAGAGGAATTGCGGCAGCTAAACCGGCCAGAGCAGAAACAAGAATCTTTACCCATTCCATATTGCGTATCCTCCTAACAAATAAAAAATAACAGTAGCCGGCAGACTACTGTTATCTTCTCAAATTAAATAGCTGGACTTTCCCAGCTCGATCCGTCATCATTTACTGCGTCAGACATTGCCATTGCAAATTTGATGCCGTCTCCATTTCCACCAACATTTTCAGCTTCGCTTTTATGAACGATTTTACTTAGCACAATGCTACAAGCTGTACCAATCGGCGTAAATACCACCGTCCAGCACATCAGAGCGCCAGTATATCCGGTTCTAATGCTTTCGTTGGCAAGATAAAAGCCGCCAGCCAAGCCAGCAGCCAAAAACAAAAGTATGTAAATTGCAAGCCGATTGCTAAAGCCAAGCGAAACAAGATGATGGATGAAACCTTTCTTTTTCTTGCGACGCTTCACTTTACGCTTAACAGCCATTACGCTTTACCCATCAATTTTGCAAAACGATAGAATAGCGCTGCGGCCTGCTCTCTTGTAAGCTGATCCGCCCAAGCATAATTCGGCTCTCCATTTGCATTGTTTCCAGTGCCACCAATGAGACCGTTTGCGATTGCCCACTCACGAGCGTCCTTACTCCAAGTACCGCAATCGTTGTCCTGAAGCTCTGCACGATACTCTTTCATCAACTCTTTGAATCTATCCAAAGTCATATCTTCATCCTCCTGTTCTGCACTTTCACCAACAAGCGACCAATCTGGTCTACCGTACCCACAAATATATGTAGCGGTAAGATTATAGGATTTGGCTCTTACGCATCCACCATTAGGGATAACTCCAGAAGCGCTTGATGTATTTCCCTCAATCGTATAGACTTTGCCATTTCCAACAGCAATAACAAGTCCGGTGTGATAAGATGTTGCTCCGCCATCGTTAGTGAAGAAAATCTGATCGCCGGCCTGAGGATTGCTTTTATGGAACTGTCCCTTTTGCTTATAATACTGAACAGAATAGGTGCATCCAGCTCCAGCACCGCCATATGGCTGACACAGCAGCTTCATAGCAAGATCTACGCCAAATGTCTTGATAAAACACCAGTCAACAAAAACATCGCACCAGGCATAGCCGTTCTTTTTGCCATTGTAAATATTCCCGATGTTATCCAAATCACGGGCGTACTTTGTCCAGTTGTTACTACCGGCATTTGCAGTTTTACTATCAAGCTGGGCGTTCGTCGCCTTTTCCAAATAGCCCTCTTCTGCCTTTGCCGTCGCAATAAGTCTTTCAATCGCAGTCAAACTACCAACTCCTTCCTTTGTCGTACTCTGTGCAAACTTGTCATAATAAGCTTGTCCATAGCTTGCACGTTTGTTTTGAACGGCTTCGCTTTGGTTAGCGGGTCGTTCATACTGTAATAGCACAGCGTTAGATGCTTCAAAAACGGACGTCGCAGACTGTAGCGTTTTCCACACAGTAGAATATCCGGAAAGCTCCTTGCAGAGAAATTCAAGCTGCATGTCCAAATCACCGATTGATTTTCCAACGCTTCGTGCGTAATTCAATAGGTTTTGCTTTCGACTCCAATATGTCCATTGGGCAAGTCCGTAACCAGCAGCATCCTTGACAAAGTTTGTATAGCTGCCATTATCAACGGCTTGCGTATAGCTCTGATCTGTAAAATTAAGCTTCTTCTCATATGAGTTTTGTAGATTGATAGGACTTAATCCAGACTCGGCGTATAGATTCCCCATAAGCCCAGATACGCCAAAATCAGTAAAACCTTTTGACTTTAAGAATTTCCAGATTTTTTCTTCATTCATTTATATCACCGCCCTTAAACCAGCGTATAATGCGGCTTCTCTTCTCCGAAAAACCAATATCGAAAATAATCGTCAAGTACAATAGCCACGACAGACAATCCAACCCAAGCAAAGAAAAACGGCAAGCAAATTTGCCCTATCAAATTAAACGGTAGATTTGAATAGTCCCACACATTTAATCCAAGCCAAACATTCACAATTAAGCCTGTAATAAATTCAAGAGCGGTTACAAGTACACCGCCGATTAAAGCCTGCCATACAATACCAAGTTCCCACGGGAACAGTTCGTTGATTAAACCGATGGAAACAAAGCACATACCGCCAAGAATAAACATGGAAATATGACTATGACCGCGCCAGAGCAATTCAATCAAAACATAGGCAGCACCGCCAATAACAAACAGTGCTGCCAGTTTGAAAAATGTCTTCAGATTACGCATTTGCCGCGCTGCTCAGACGAGCAATAATTGCTTGCATTTGTTCATTTGCAACAGCAAGCTTTTCATTCATTTCGGTATTATACGGATCTGGCAAAGTCATTCCATATACAATTGATGTGACAGCTTCAACGCTATCCAAAGATTGTACATAAGCTTTCAATTCGTTGTGATATGTTGTTTGTGTCGTAATAAGTGTTTGCGCAGCAATGTAAATCGTTGCAATTTCCGACGCTGTATAGATACGGCAAACGCCGCCATCAGCCTGATACGGGAACTCAGTTCCGCCAAGCTCGACAACGCGGAACAGGTTTGCGATATTTGCCTGATCCTCCGTGCTTAGATTAAAATGCACTGTTTCGCCATCGAGAGTAAGATCAACGCCGTTCACGATTGTTTCGTTACAAGCAATCGAAATCTCTTTCAGCTTTGCCGCACGGACAATTGGCAAAGTGTCTTCACCACCAATGATCTCAACAGCATCATCAAGTGTAATCCAGCCGTTTGCAACTGCTTTAAGCAAGCCGTTCGCACTAATGCATGGCGTAATGCCGGCCTGTCCATTCTGGTATAGCTCTCTAAGTTTCTCTTTCATTGTTATCCCTCCAAAATCGTTTGAATCATTTCATTGATTGCGGACTGTTGATGGGATACAGCAGTCCCGCCGTCAATCTCAGATACAACAACGGTTTCTGCACCTTCAATTTCGTCATGTCCAACGAGGTTATATGGAGTGCTATCAAATGCGATACCAATGGCATCACTTTTTGTTGCTGTTGCAAAACTGCCGCTACTGCCAATTTTGATATAATTGACAGCCTCAGTAATTCCAACCTCTGCTCCATCGACTACCTTAATAATTCGATACATTTACTTGTCCTCCTTTGCTCCGACTAAATTTGCAATATAAAGTAAAACATCAATATCAGCGTTGAAAAACTCATGATTCCAAAGCCAATAATCTTCATATTCTGGCCTTTTGTATTGACGGCATTTTGGATCTGCCCAGACCTTATCCCATCGGATCTGATAATTACCATCACGCTTAGAAAGTGTTTTTTGAATGGTCTGAGTTAATTTGCCACGACGCAAACCGCACTCGTCATCGTTTCTCGCAAAAAACTGATGAGCATTTTCACTTGTCGTATAACAAACAGGAAGACCGTTGTAATAAATAACACCGCAGATTTCTTCACAAATAGTTGTCGCTGGAATATTTACGCCACCGCAAATAGCAGTGTCCTTCAATCTTCTATGTACAATGTACTGCATCTTTTAATCTCTCCATTGCTCTGAAATTTTCTATGTTTTCTGCTGAAAAGCCATAGATAGCATAAAAGAGCCGTCGCAGCCTCAACACTCGTTGATGGTTTTGGTAGCTCTCTAAATACGCAAGCATTCCATTTACAGAAGTCCATAAATCCTCGTAGGACATTTCTCCGTTCTGGACTTTCTCGTAGAATGTTTTGATTTTGTGTCTGGTACGCTTGAAGCTTCCTCGATTACCAGTCACAATAACACGACCGCTTTCCGTCAAGATATATTTCGCCTTACAATAACGAAACGGTTTGGAGAGCGGAACAATTCTGGATTTTTCTTTACTAATTGTCAGATCCAGTTCTGACGCTTTTTGAACAATGAGACGCATGATCTCCTTTGGGTCTTGATTCGGAGGAACTATGATATAGTAGTCATCCATATAATGACCAGCGCATTTAATAGAGAGCTGGCATTTAATGTAGTTATCGAGCGGAGATGGAAAAGCAATCATTTCAGCCTGACTTGGCTCAACTCCAAGCGGCATACCTTTATCGCTGGTGCTTGATGCAACGATATCATCACCAAGCTTGCGTAAATCATAATCATGAATCAGCTTGTCATGACGAGCATAAATAACGCGATGCGATGCACTCGGAAAGAATTGCTTGCAGTCTAAAAGGATTATGTTTCCATTTCTCCCATAGCGCTTAAAATGATAATGCAAGTCCTCACGCAAAAGTCTTTTAGAGAAATGAAAACCTTTGCCTGGAAGACTTGCTCCGTTATTCCAAATCATATCTGGCAGATATAAAGGTAATAGGACTTTCTTTGTGTAAACCTTATGTATCTGCCTGTCTTGAATACGAGGTGCGTCAATTGGTCTTGTTTTGCCGCGCTCGGAGATAACAAAATGAACATATGGACATGGCTTCCACATTTTATCCAGCAGTAATTTTCTCCGCCGCGCCGTGCCAGAAAACAAGTGCATTTCAAATCTTTGTGCGCTATTCTTCCAGCGTACACCGTTGCAGCATTGCTTTCCTGCTTTGTATAAGTCGCCATAGGAAAATACATCTGCCATTGTTCCTACAGCAAAGCTTCGTTCTTGTTTCTTGCGCCATCTCTCGGCTTTCCGTCTTTGGAATCTTGCCTCATGACGCTCTTTGCTTGTCATAAATAGTTATTCGCCTTTCGTACAGTTGTAATATAGAGTGCGCCTAAACTGCTTTGCCTTGACACATGAAATAGGATTAAGCACAATATCCTCCCACCATGCAAGAAGCGTCCGTGCAAAAGCATCAAAAGAGCGGTTTCGGGTTTTATCCACGGGAAACATTTCTCCTTTCGCAAAGGTCTCCGTCATCCTCAAAAGGACTACCGTATTTGACCATACCTAAAAAGGGTTGCGAAATCGGGGGCGAGGCCATTGGAATTCCTGGCGTTGTTGTTGTTCGCGTTGCCGTTCGTGTTCACATTGCAGAAGTTGTTGCTGTTGTTGTAGTACGGAGAACGCTCCCACCAATTCGCAGTGGACAGCGGGAATCCCCAAAGCCGACAGGTTTTACAGAAATGCACCCAATTTTTATGATTTGGTAAGCAAAGCCCAATTTTCGTGGGTAGATATAATATCAGCGGTCTTTGTCGCTCTTTAATGTATTTGTCAAAAGACTGTTTTCGGAATCAATCAGTTCACCAAGCGATTGCGCCATATTTTCAAGAATTTCTTTCGCTCTCGCTGGTTTAACTGGATTCCCGTTTGATGTTGTGAAACATCCCTCTGGATTCAGCATCATAATGTCGTAGCAATGAGACAACTCAACATCCAAAGCCATCAACGCAGCTCTTGACTCTAAAAGGTGTTGCTTGCGCAATTCCTTTCTGGTGTGATCCGATGGAAAGATACTATTTGCCTTTTCTGCGTTCACAAGGACTTCTGACGCAAGATGTGATACATCGTTTGCCATCAATCTTGAAAATCTTGCAGAAAGTCGAGATAAGAAGTTAATCGTTTCCACATAAATCTTGTTTGCGGTATTTACAAACTCAGCTTTGCTTTCAGATCTATGTGCTTTTAATACCGACATAAATAGAACTCCTTTTTATATTTTGAAAAACAAAAGAAACCCGCCCTCTTTCGAGGGCAGGATTCTCTTGATACGGGATTAGACGCGGAAAGCGGGGGCGAGGCCAAGGGAAAACCTGGCGCCGTCGTAGCCCGCGTCGCCGTTCGTGTCCACACCGCAGAAGTAGGTGCCGTTGTTGTAGAACGGAGAACGCTCCCACCAACGCGCAGTGGTAGAGGTGGAACTATCACGATACTTCACCTTAGAATTACCATTCTTGAAGTATTGATACTGTGCCTGATAAGTCTGTTCTGTAGAATTCGCATAGCTTCTACTACCGAAAATCTCATACTCAGCCAATAGCGGCAAGTAGTCAACAGATGTGGTAACATTCGACGCTGTGTTTGAACCGCCGCCAACATTATCCGTATAGATCGTCATTGGCTGCATCACAGCACGAAGATCTGACGGAAGAGCTGCCATTAGCGTATTCGCAACAGGATTTGTCGCAGTCGTAGATGTAGCATCGCCATCATTCGTATTCGTTGAGCCAAGCACATCGTAACGAAGATCGCAGCCTTTCCAGCCACCAGAGTTCGTATTTGAACTATGGTTCATGTTGAAATATTTCGTTCCGTCTGTGGAATAGCTGTTGTACTTACTGTCTGTCAAGCAAATATCAACACCATTAGTCAAAGCGGTCTTGAATGTACCAAAATCAATGCCAGTTGCACCATTATGATTAAATCCAAGGATAAAAACATAATAAGTTCCGCTGACTGACTTAGTACCAACTGTTCCACTCACAGAGACAGCCTTACGATCACCGACCGCCCAATAGCTTGCACCTGTTCCAGAGACACTGTGAATAGCCGCCCAAGAGTTGTCATTCAGCGTAGCAAGAATGAACTCAGCTTTGACCGTGACAGTTTTGCTTGCGGGTGCGGTATAGTTCGTACCGGCAGTACAACTAACTGTGATAGTAGCTTCTCCGTTTGTCTGATTGACATGAGAAACTGTAACCGTAGTCCCACTACGAGAAGCTGTCGCCACGCTTGTCTTATTAGATGTAACACTCAAAGTACCATCATAATTTCCGCCGATTGTAAATGTATCAGTCAGCTTACTTAGGTTCAGCGTGATACTTGTCTTGCTTACAGTCAGCGTACCAGTTGCCTTACCGATCTTCCACGAAACAGTCTTTGCCGTAATCGTACCGTCAGACCAGCAATAGTCATCTTTCGGCGTAAATGTAGCATTGTATGTACCGGCGTTTGTCCCAGATGTCGTTCCGCCAATCGTCATCTTGGATGTATCATAGTTACTCCAAGACGGGGACTGAGAGTTCTTATTGTATGTCAATGTACCACTCTGGCTTGGAACAGTCGAAATCTTCAAACGATTTGGAACTCCGGTTATTCTATTACTTGTGTTTACATTAACTGCACCATCCGTAGAGATGGGGAAGAATGAAATGTAATAGGTTGTTCCGTTAGTTAGGCCGGTAACAGTAAGTGCGGAATTCGCATACTGATTACGAGTGGTCACATTTAAGCTATAAGCCGCAGCGCTATCATCTGGAGAAGTTGCGTAGCTTCCAGCCTTAACGACAATCTTTGTGCTTGCCCATGTCGCAAGCGTCACGCCGTCCGAAACTACGGTCGCGGCTGGATCAGTCCACTTGATTGCAAGCTTTCCATTACCAGCGGCAACGGCGCTTGCACCAGAAATATTACCAACATTTACAGCAGCAGGAGTAACATTGAATTCGTCCTCCGCACTGTCCGTATATGTACCAGTGGTAGTGTATGGGAACAGCTTGTAGTAATACTTCACGCCGTTAGTCAATCCACTATCACAGAAATAGGCAGATTTATATTGATCTCGTGTCTTGCTGTCGAGAACGATTGTGCCATCTCTACGACTTGTCGGAGCAGAACCAGCCTTACGAACAAGGAGTGTTCCTCCCCATGCGGCAAGAGTAGAGCCGGCAACGACCATATCATCAGGATCAGTCCATTTTACATAGACCTTTCCAGCCGCCGCGAGCGTTGCAATTCCCGTAACAGCAGCAAGGGCAAGTCCGCCGCCAGATCCGCCGCCAGTTGGGAAATTAGAAATAATAGGCATATTGATTCCTCCATTAACCTAAGAGAATAATTACAACGGGAATATCTTGTTCTGGGAGTTCACCATCAGCTACGATTTGTAGCTTTCCGTTTTCCTGACCAGTGATGGAGAGCAACGCTTCTCGCGCAATTTCCCGTTGCTCGGCAGTCGCACTATGCGCCACCGAAATAGTTCCGTTTTGCGCAGCACCAAGCCCCTCAATAGAGAGTTCTTGTGTAAAAGGAGCATCTACGCCTACCCATGCGGAAGCCAGCAATGTTGCCGTAGCTGAAGTGCTTTTGTCTGCTTTCTCGCCAAGAGCGGTGTCAATTTTCACCATATTGGATTGCTCAGAACCATTCATTTTCTGTCTCCATGTTTGGAACTTAGCAGACGCATCATCTTCCAAATAAAGCCCGTAGTTAGTTGTTTCGCTCATCCGTCAACACCGCCTTTCTTAACTCAGCAAAATAATGACGGTCGGAATATCGCAGGTGGGTACAGTGCCATCCGCAGCGATTGTGATAGTTCCATCGGCCTGAGCGCAGACATAAAGCTCTCCATTCTTTACTGCCTCCATCGCTTGTGCTGAAATGTCTTGTGTAATGCTGATAATTCCATTCTGATTTGCACCTAATCCATTGATCGAAATACTCTGTTTGCCGTTCACCCATCCATCTGCGGCCAGAGTTGCATAAACAGCGTCGCTTGCGCCGCTTCCAGATGTGAGGTCAACCCACGCATCATTCAAATAGCGCCAGAAGTGAGCCGTATCTTTTACAAAGTAAAATTTGTCCAATGGAGCAAGGATTGCTGTTCTTTCCGCGTCCGTCTCCAAATCAATAATGTCAGTAAGATGTTTACGAACATTGTCTTTGGTGTCATAGTAGACATCGGAAGTATCAGTGCAGATCAGATACCGTCCAGGTGTAATCGGAATCAAGGCAGTATTTTCAGCCTTGCTTTTTACCGTTTCAAAAACCCGAAAATTGTATCCCACTTGCACACCTCCTTAAATTGATAAAGAAAGCGGACGGGCTTTTGCCCGTCCGCCGTTTTCGGATATATCATTGATTGAAGCGAATGAAAAATCCTCGATTAAAAAGTACCGACAGTGACAGCTTCCTCGACAGCCTTAACACGGGTATCCATGTTGCTGTTCAAGCCGTCTGCATAGCCCTTAGCGTCAGCAAGAGCCTTCTTGACAGAACCCTCGGTCTTCTCGTCGCCCTGCAAAGTAGTAAGCTTACCCTCTGCAGCAGTCATACGCTTGCCCATAGCGGTGTTCAGCTCATCCGCATAGTCCTTCGCGTTCTGCTCTGCGGCATCCCACTTTGCCTTATCGCCAACCTCGATCTTGTCAAGCTCTGCCTTGTTAGCGTGTTCGTGAGCCTTACCAGCAGCGGTGTCCCACTTCTCCTTGTCGCCGGTCTCAATCTTATCCAGCTCGTCCTTATTGGCATGAGTATGGATCTTATTGATTTCAGTTTGTAGCTCAGTGGTCAGCTTAGCCTTGGTGATAGTACCGTCAGTGATAGTAGCAGTTACCTTGTGAGTAGTCTCATCAATGTCGATAACGACCATATCGCCAGCAGCAGAACCAGAGGTGACATACTCAATCAGAGAATCAACAGGGATATAGATCTCGCTGTTCTCAGCATTGGCAAGCACCAGCTTCAGATAAGTACCCTCAGCCTGACCTTTCGGATTGGTGACAACAGTACCGCTCTGAACAACCATATCCTTAGGAATATTGATTGCAGCACCGACATTTGCACCATTCTTAGTCAGATGGTAGGTTGCAGCAAAACCGTCAGCAGCAGACTCGTCCTTAACGACAGTATAGGTGTCTGCATCTGGGATAACGACCTTCAGACCTTCTTGACCTTCAGTCTCATCAAGCTCCAAAGCATTACCCGCAGCTGGAGATAGCTTTACCTTAACAGTAGGCTTAGTGGCAGTGCCGCCGACGTCAACACTGTTGTCGCCAGCACCAACAGAATCAACTTTACCGTTGATCTTGTTCTTTAGAGTCTCTTCAAGCTCAGCTTCGGATACACTATCCTTGTGCGCCAGCTCGCCAAGTTCGCTACCAGTAATACCAGCAACATAATCCTTGACTGCCTTTGCAGTAGGCACTTCGCTGTCACTTGCTGAAGCACCGATAGTTGTAGCAACGGTCTTTGTTACAATAGCGGTGAAAACAGACTTCCATGTAGTACCAGTCCACACATCACCAGCGCCAGAAACAGTGTCAATGTACAACACACCCTGGGCAGGAGCGGTAGGCTTAGTACCATCGTAGAAGCGCACAGCCTCAGTGTAAAGATCTGCGCCGAAGAACAGCTCACGGGTATCCGTGCAGAGATAGAAGCTGTTTACATTACGCTCCGCAGGCAAGTTAGCTTTCAAGCCCTTATAAATTAGATTTGCCATAGTTTCTTCATCCTTTCTTGCCGTTGATACGGCTTATAAAATAGTGATAAATATAGATAAAGCGAGGGCTATTGCCCTCGCCAAATCAAGCAAATAGATTAAAACTCTCCGACAAGATCCTCGGCAGAAATACCATCGACTTTCGTAAGAGTCTTATCCGGTTGGATACGATATCCAGCAGACACACCGTTCTCAACGACAAATAGTTCCATACCATAATGATATACGCCATCAGAGCTGCCGACAGGAACAGCAATTGCAGCAGCGGCCTGCGCCGCTTCAAGGCTTTCAAAATATGTACGTCCGTCCAAAGGGAAAGCCGTCTGAGGAACGAATGCAACCGCGAAATTCAGTTTACCGAAATCAGCCATTACAATTCCCTCCTTCCTCAGATCGTAACCTTATAGGTGTTTGAAGCGTCGTTGGCGTTCGCCATATCCATCACATACACCTTATAAGACTTGGCCGTGTAACCATTTGCGCCCTCAACATCGACGGTGTACTTGGTAAACGCGGACTTGATCTCAGCATTCATGCCATTCACATCCTGCACAGAGTTCACATCACGCAGCGTCGCTGGGTAAGCGAACACAACGCGGATTGCCCCGACAGGAATTGTGATACTGAAACTGTTGCCGACAGCAAGCGCTCTGCCACTCTTTCCGGAGAGACCACGCACCAGTGCAGAATTCACCTCGCCGTCCTTTGCGGTCAGAGTGCCATAGAAGCTATTACGATAGCCGGAAATCTTGCTCTTTGTTGCAGACTTTGTACCGGCTTTGATCTGGCCTGCGGCGTAATTCTTGCCAAGTGCAGTCTGCGGCATAGCGCCGTCCGCATAAGTCGCCTCTGCAGTGATAGAATAAGCCGTGTTGTCTCCGACCTGAATCTCGTCAAATGTGCCGCTGGCTGTTGTCTTCTCGCCGCCGTCCGTGTTAGTCACTTTCCATGCGGAAGCGACAATACCGGTAGCCTTCGGTTCAAATTCATAAGAGCCAGGATTCAGAACGGCAGAATAGTCCGGAGACACCTTTGTGCCGACCTCATAAGCCTTGATCTTAGCCGCAGTCAATGTAACACTCGGCTGAGTTACAGTTGGGTTCTGATCTTCTGCGAAAGCGTCATTCAGAAGCTCTGTCAAAGTCTTATCCTTTGCTGGAACTGTGACCTTGCCTCCGACCGGCGTATACTTACCAAACTGATATGTAAACACCAGATCTTCTTTGAACACAATATCGTCTGTTGACGATCCACCGAATAGCTGTACCCATGCACTGCCCGTCCAAATCTCACCAACCTTGGTGTCCGTATTAACATACAGAACGCCAATGGCAGGAGTTGCCGGTTTTTCACCAGTGTATGTACGAACTGCCTCGGTAAAGAGATCTGCACCAAAGTAAATCTCTCTTGTGTCCGTACAAAGATAAAACGCATTTTCACGGACTTCTGGCAAATTTGCTTTCAAGCCCGTATACACAAAATGAGCCATTATCTTGTTCTCCTTTCTTGTTATTTAGCTTACAGAATATTTACAAAAAGATAGCGCTACTCTTTCTGCACAAATTAAAAACTGCCAATCATATCTGCAATGACCGCTGAAGATGTGGCAACACTGTCTTCAACAATGTCATCCTTACTACCGTTAGACGGAACGCTATATGTCTTAATCAGACCTGCGCTGATCCATGTAAGCTTGACATTATCTCCGTCATTTTTAACATAGAAAAGATCGTCCTTTAATGTCTCACGCTCATCATCATCTGACGTGATCTTCCATGTTCCGTCGATATTGTAAACGCCAGTAGATAAGCTTGAAATAACAATACCAGAGCCGCTAATGTTTGTTACCGGCTTGTTGGAAAGCTGGTCGTAGTTAGAAACTCCGCCTGTTCCGCCGCCAGAACCTCCACTCCAAAAAGGAATATCACTCATAGCAACCTCCTGTTTGTTAATACATGTAATAGATGTTGACAGCTACAGCCTGTTTGAAAACAAGACTTGTAATGTCAATTTGCCCATACCCTAATTCAAAAACACCAGACACAATCGGGATATCGCATCCGTTGATGGATACCTCTGTGCCTGGATCGCATTGAATACCAATTTTCTTAATAATCATTCGTTCAGCGAATGCTAAAACACTATTCTGATGTAATTCAATTTCGTTTCTTCTGAATACATCGACCATGTTTGCGTTCGCTGTTGTAGTTCCATTAAAACTACCAAGCGTACCCTTAGACATATATAAACACCTTCCTAATCGTTTTAAGCCAGCTCAACATAATCAAGCTCGTCAAGTGACACAGAATCTATGCTGCTAAGAGTAGACGAATCGAGATCAGACAACAAACGATATCGCTTTAAGCCGGCAACAACATTTGGTGTCAAATGTAGTTCCGAAAATTCCGCCTTAATAAAAGCTTCGAGAGATTCATTGACTGCGGCAATTAGTGACATAAATCCATCCGCAGAAAGATACTTTGTCGATTTCACACCGTTGTTTACAGCAGTCAAATAAAATGTCTGATTTGCATTGCCAAGCGTGTACCACATTTCAAAATCCATCGAGCAGAGCAGATTCATAACAGCCTCTCCTTGCACAGCAAGCAAGTAATACAAATCAAACCGATCTGTGTTTAATTGCATCTCCGTGCCAGCACCAGCAAATGTTTCTTTATCTGTATCAGAACTTAACAAAAGCTCAACATTATTCTGCATTTTATCAAAAGCAGTCTTTAATGTGTCAGCGGTCGATGTGTGAAAGATTAAATCACTGCGCCCGCTTCCAATTGACTTTGCAAGATCATATTGCAATGCAGATGTTGTAAGTCTCGTTAGATTTTGAAAAACCTCGTATGTTTCTTCGCCCATCTCGAATGGGTTCGTTGCAAAAACAAGGTCAGATTGACCGGAAATCGGCTTACCAGCAGCCAATTCAACATCCAAATCAATCTCAACCTTGCTCTGAAATGTATTAAATATACGCTCTAACAACTCGTCAATCTCAGTTCTAAGATCAGCGTCACTCTCTCCGATGATAAATCTTTGTAGGCACAAATAATTAACCATCGCATCCAGATACATTTTGTTATACATGATTAGGCCGTCTCGATACGGAAGATTTTTGATAATAACATCAAACTCCGTCAGCCGCTTGCGAAGATAGATATTATATTCTTGTGCCATAACTCACCGCCAAATTGTTTAGCTAATTTTATGTAGGATTGCTCAATGTCAAAGTCAGGCTACCAGCCTTAATGGTAACGATAGTCGCAGTTTCAACATTACGAGCAGAAGACAGCCCGTCAAACATAAGCAGATTTCCGCCAGTCAAAGCGTCGTAAATAACGAAATGCGTCATTGTACCCCAGTTCGCAGTTGACTCATCAAACGAAACCGCAGCAGTATTCTTAATTACACCAGCAGTCGGTTCACTCAGCACGGTCAGCTTAACACGCTTATATCCTGCACTTGAAGCCGGCTCAGATACGCCAGATCCGTCTACGCCAGGTTCAGTCGCGCTTAAACCAATGTAATAATCACCTGGAAGCGCTGGATTCTCCTTTGTGTGAAATAGATTACCCATTACCTGATTCAAGAAATATGTAGTAGTCATCGCAAATCCTCCTTATTTGATGATTGCCTTATCAATATTGTTTGTAATACCCAAAATGCCTTGGCTTGGAATCTCAGTTTCTCCGGACATATCCTGAATGGTAATCTGATAGATATACTTCCCATATAGATTTACGGTTTCTTGTGGAAGAAGCGTAACCGTCAGAATATTTTCAACACCATCATCATTTGCAATAATAGACATGGGCTTTGATAGCACCGGAGTACCTGTACGATTTACTGAATACACCACTGAAAATGTAGCCGTAGCGCCAGAGGCGCTGAACGGCTTTCGTGTATCAGTGAATAGGCAAAATCGTAAATCGTGTGTTTCCCCGCCAACAAAAAGGATTTCAGGTAGGTCATAAACTTTTGATTGCATATTAACCTCCAACATTTACGGGGAACTCACATTGGATTTCCAACATACAATTCCCAACCACTTCAAGCAAATTGTCGCCACAAACAAGCTTGAAGAATTCAAAATTGAAATACGGATATAGGTTCAAATCCATATTGTTTGTAATTACACCGTTTTCATTATCAACTTCAATCTCCAGAAAGTAGTCTTGTGGAAGATCGCTCAATGCAAAAACTCTATCGTTATCAGAATGATTGATAATTTTGATAGTATTACTGCCATTCAGCGTAATCTTTATCTTTGGCTGATACCCACCACGATAGCTACCGAGATTGCGCAAAATAATGTTAGTGCTGCCGCTGCAGTTATAGCTATATGTCACCGGATACTGATAAGCAAATGGAGAATCGCATCGAACCGTGCATGAAAAGGCAATCGGTAAATTACCAATCTCGACCATCTGCAAATCTTCAATTAAGCACCGATATCGAACTTGCTCCATATCGGCCTGCTCAATCTCCAACCACTTATAACCATCGACGGGAGACAACCATGCGCTGATTGCCTCCCGATCCCAGGCATCAAAAAAGCCGTTTGTTTTCACAAACGACTTATCAGCTCCAAATACCATTTTGAATGTCAATGGTTCATTTTGCGTGATACCATAAAACAGCGGCTTATATCGACCAGAAATACGATCTTCCGAAATTTCTGCCGGCGAAGGGAAACTACCATTGCCAGGAGAAACGCCATTGACTTCGTAAAGCCTTAGCCCGTATTCTGTGCAAGGGATACCATCAAAAATAAAATAGTCGCCCCAAAAAGCCATAACTGCACCTCCGCTTACTTATCTTTTGGCTGTTCCTCTTTCTTCGTAATCTCACAACCAAGCAAAATGTCTCTCGTCTCTTCAAGAATGGCGATACTTCCACTCAGATTTGCAAGATTCGGCTTTCCACGGACAGAAACATTGTCAAGCGCATTCAGTACAGCAACTAAACGATTGATAACTTCATCCTTCATATATTAACCCTCTTTCAAAGATTGCAATTCATTTTCAAGCTTTGTGATACGACGATATAGTTTCTGGATCATATGTGTATTCAAAGAAATGAACTCGCCGTAACGAAGCTTGTAGTAATTGTCTGTAATTCCGTCTGCCTCATTGACCTCTTCAATAGGTGCAATAACCAGACCAGCGAAATCCATATTAGACAGACCAGCGTTGTGAAGAGCATCTTCAACATCCTGCGCAATAAATCCAGAATGAAGTCTTCCGCCATGACCATTGTTATACTTAAATGTCGCTGGTTTCAGTCCCATGAAAAACTCATCGTAACGATCAAAATCGTAGTTGATGGTATTCTTCAATCGTCTATCAGAGCGCAATGTAATTTCTTCACTTGCGTAAATGCCGTTAGCAGTAATGAAGAAGTCCATTGCACCAACCTCATCCAAGCCAGTCATTCGACATCCAGAGTTGGTGACGATAAAGTAAGGGGCATAGCCATTACCGTTGCTACCATACATCATTGCGCCATAGGTCAATCGGCCACTACTACCAGATCCGTATCCTTTTGCAAAACCACCATAACCGCATGTAAGCTCGATAATATCAGCATCAATATTGCCAGCAAGAATATAGGATGCGTTAATAGCGAGGTAATATCGACTGCCAGATCTGTACGAATAAATTCCATCGTAATAATAGTCATCCGAATTTTCGTACAGAGCCTTAGCAATGTTGCCACGAGTAACATTTGCATCACTGCCGTCTTCGCCGTCATATCCGTCACGACCGTCTTTACCTTGAATCTGCATTGCAGAAGTCCAAGTATTACCGCCGTCATAAGAATACGAAGCATAGTAGTCATATGCAACGCTTAAACTTCTGTGCCAACCGCTTGAAGACGAGCTGGGATATGAAGAATACGGAGATGTAGGTGTTGCATAGCTTGATCTGCCATACAAAACGCGGACAGGACTGCTGCCAGTTCCCCAAGTAATATTTCCTTGAAGATTGATACTGCCTGTCATCGTGATATTACCAGTTGTGCCGTCAATCTGAATATTGCCAAGATCAAGATAATTACTATCGAACTTGTTTTTATCAGATGTCAGCATTGAATTTCCGGACTTATCCAGAAAATCAGATGCCTGTACAACGCCTTTGAAACTACCGCTTGCAGCAGAAAGCTCACCGCTGAACCTGCCATCGCAGCCCTCAAGCGTACCTTTAATATGAACATTTCCGTTCGTATCGACCCAGAAAGATGCGTTCTTTTCATCAATGATATACTCATCACCGTCATACAACGGGTACTTACCAATTGCAATTCCGGAATACGGATTTAGAGTGATTTGTACCTGATTAGCATTGTAGATATCAAAAATAGCGTTATGAAGGGAAGCCCCGTTCCCATCAACACGAAACACAGAAGTCTTTCCGTCTTTCTTTTCACTTTCGATAATCATACTGTTGCTGGCAATCAACTTACCAATGAGGCTATCGGCAATTACGCCGCTAATAAGCGTACCATCCTCAGACACCATTTGACCGATAGCAAGATTTGCTGTCTGCCAATTATCTGTGGTGAACATAATCGAACCATTGTTCATCCAAATCTGGTACGGCTCATATTCTGTGGGAGATCCGTCAATTCGTTTCCGTAGACGCAAACCAGACTCACTCCACGAAATGTCCTGTCCACTCGATGACATGATATTGTTCTTTGCAATATCCAGTGCAGACTTCATAAATTTGCTTAGTGATGTTTCTGCACCGCTATTCACAAACTGATTGTATGTCCATTTGCTTCCATCGAGTGTTTTACCAGCGGTAGCCCCAGACTGCACAAGCTCTTCATAATTGAAACTATCATCAAACGCATTGCATTTACTTGAAAGCTCAATTTCAAAGTTCGACAAATCCTCAAATGGAATTTTCACATTTAATAGATATGGCTTCAAAATGCGACCGTCTCGTTGTTTCCAATAGATTTTCCCACCAAGCTCAAGCTTATTTTTGAAGTATGAAAACTCCGACAATGCAAGAAAATTAGCTATATCAAGTGAGAATGAATAGCACGGATAAGCATTCTTTTTAAGTAATTCCTTACCATATTCAAACAAATCCCACTCTACGGTTCTCTGTTCGTACTCTGTCGTACTTCTTGTAAAATACAAATTTGCAGTATTGATTTTGAACTGCAATGTACTTCCAGCGCTAATCGCACCATTGACCTCAAACTCAGCTTTCACATTAGACGAAACACTAATTGCCGTACCTGAGATAGATACACAAGCGTTAGGGAACTCTGCGTCATTCAGTGTACCGTCATTAACACGCGCAGTAAACAAAATATTGTTGTCACTGTCAAAATCCAAAGACGCACGAATTAGATTCGCTCGAAGAACGAAACCATTAGTTGAACATTCCAAAACACCACCAGATGCAGAATAAATGTCCTTACCGAAATCATTCTTGACTTTGATAACTTCTGATCTGCTGATATTAAAAATAGCACCAGAAACTTTTACACTCTCGCCAGAAGTATCATAAGTAGCCACTTTTGGAATTACAAATGAATCCTCTGAAACAGAGTCCTCTTTCAGATACCGATTGATAATCTTGTACTCATCTTCTGTAAAAAATGCAGATAGGGCAGTCTTGTTGTTGATTGCGACCATCTGCTCATTCAAACTTGAAACTTCCGCAGAAATAGCATCAATTTCAGACTGCTTCTGTGTAATCTCCGATTTTTTAGCGCTAATTTTTGCATTGACGCTATTTAGATCGCTTTGTGACTTCAATCCTTGTGCGATAGCCTGAATAGTAACCGCTTGAATATTTTCAAGGCTTGTCAATTCTCCTTGCAAAGTAGTCATAGCGGCTTGCTCTGTGACAAACTGTGCAGTTTTCAGAGCTTCTTCGATTGTCAGATTGTAATACTGCTGTTGGTAAGACTCAAATGTTTCTTCCCACAGATTATATTTGTTAATTACGCTCTGACTAAAATTATCAAGCGTCATGAAGTACCGTAAATTAACGAGGCTACTTGTCCCCATTGGGTTGACGCTTCGGATGTCAACACCATCTGCGCCATATACACCAAGATTTGTCACAATGCTTTCTGTGTCTTCAGAAACCTTTACATCTTTTACAAGATTCTCAACAGAAAAATACACTGGCGAAATGGGAGCATCGTTCATAACATCACGCACATGAATAAGTCTCTTATAAGTGTCAAAATAAAAGATGCAACCGTATGATTCCTGCAAATCGGACTTCATAAAGTTATAGATATTCTGATCACTACTATCGTCAAATGTGCGATACTTGTCAATTAAAGTTGAATCTACAGAACCAACTTTCCAAGACGGCATTAGCTCTGTAATCAATCCAAGAATCGTTCCTTTTGGTGCAATAGGATTCCACAGATTGTATGTTCCCTCAGTCAATGGCAACTTCTTGAAAGTAAACTCATACTCCAATGAATATGCCGTGCAGCTTTTTATCAACTCAACACCATCGTCTCTTACACTTGGATCAATCAAGATAAATCGACCATAGTGTTTTAGGTCAATAATCCGCATACCAGTAACCTTATCGTAATTTGGCGTTTTAACACCGTCTACGATTCCTGGTAAATCAAATGTGAGCGTTGATACCTCGTTATAGCAAAGCTCCGCCACCACATTGAAAGCAAGTCTCAACACACCAATAGGCGTATCGTCAAGATTTTGGAGAATCAACATCGGTTGCTCGTTCACATTGATCTTTGCAAAATCAACGACCATATCAATACCTCCCACAATTAAAAGAGACCGCCTAATATGGGCGGTCTCTTAAATTCTCAACGCAGCATTGAATTTCCAAAGCTATTTTTCAAGCCCTTTCTTTTCGCAGCCGACATAAGTTTTCCGATAGTGTACTCGGAATAATACTCAGCAAAGCCCTTCATATTTTCTTCCGTCACATTCTGCATCTGGAAGTAGTTCTGAATAGTAACACGATCATCCGTAGACGAATTATCTGTATTGCTATTGTCGTTTGTAATCGACTTAACAACCTCAGAAACAGCGGGTGATGTAGAAGTAAGATTGCCAATCAATGAGTCCAAAACACCAGTGATACCATATTTCAACGAATTGAAAATACGCATATACTGATCTTTCGTCATGACAAGCTCTCCATCCTTCAAAACAGAAAGGACTTCATCAGCGCCGGTAGCTCGACCGCCAACATAACCCTCATCCAAACCAGTATGGAATAGGCGCGGGCCATTTGCAGAATCAAGATACCAAACGCCATTCACTTTAACAACCTTGCGCCCCAATAGAGCGGAAAGCTGTTCGGCAAGATCCTCGTTCTCCTTAACCAAACGGTTCTTTTCTTCCTGCGTCTTTGCAGTATGCCAACCCTTACTATTTGTCTGCATCTTACTCAAAATTCTGTCGATTTGCGTTTGCTTATCATCAGCATTTTTTCCAGCGTAGGAAATTTCAGAGTTAATACCGTTCAGCGCAGACACGACATCACCGTATTCCTGCGCTGCTGCCTTAGCAGTTCGCCAAGCGGAGGTGATAGAATCTTCGCCGTCGATCATATCTCCATATTGCTTATTCCACTCAATTAGGTCTGCGTATAGCTGTTCCCAATTGCTGTTGATGCGGGAAATGGCTGCATTATACACCTTTTCTTCCGTATCAACTGTGGACTTCACATAGGAAATTTCATCGTTTTTCGTGTCTTCAAAAGTATCAGCTTCTTTGTCCAAAGCATCAACTTGTGAATTATACGCATAATCTGCTTGATAGTCAGCCAACTCCTGCTGAAGCTGAGCCAGCTCTTGTGCCAGCTTTTGCTTTTCAGCATTTGCAGATGCACTCGTATCACGATCCAACTGCGCAAGCTTCGCTTGCTTTTCAGCAATCTCAGCTACTTTTTCTGCAACAGTTCTTTGATAGTCCTCTTCATCCTTAGTTGCAGAAAGAGACTCTTTCTTCAAATCAATGATTTTACGGAAAGCGTCAATCTGTGCTTCCAGAGCATCTACTTGATCCTCAGCCTCTTGACGAACAAGCTCCATCGTCATCTCAATGATTTTCGTTAGAGCATCTTTCTGTTCGTTGTAGATTTCAACGCCCGTTTCGCGCATGAGGCTGTTATACTCTTTCAGAGTTAAAACACCTTCTTCAAATAGGCGATTGATCTCTTTCAGCTTTTGTTTCAGGTAATCAACCTTGGTGAAGTTGAAATCTCCCCACAAATCAAAATCATCGGCATAATCAATGAAGTCATCAAATGTATCAAGAACATTATCTGCAATTTTAGAGTTAATGTCTTGAATATCATTATAAGCGCCCCACCATGCGTCAATACAATCTTGAATTGCTTCGTCGTTTTCGTCCAGTCCGAGATCACGCAGACGTCGTTCTTCCTTATGAGCTTCTTCTTGAATCTTCTTTTGTTCTTCAAGCTGCTTATAAAGGTTGTCCAACATCGCATCCTTGGTCTGATTGTTGTCCAGCATATCATACTGGTTTTCCAACAGACTGAGCATATTGTTATGATTATCTACCGCAGTCTGGTAAATATCATGTAACATATCCTCAATCGTATCCTGATAATCCCACCACTTTTTCTGTAGGTCTTGGATATAATCAGAGGTATCATCTAAACCAAGCGCACGATACTTTTCAGCTTGTGCGTGGACTGTTTCTTGCATCTTCCGATAGATGGCAATAATTTGTTCCGGAGTCCCGTCATTCTTCTCCAGAAGGAAAATTGAATGCTCAAAATTTCCAATAATATCGGATAGCTGGTCTTCCAAATCGTCCAGCTTATCTTTAAGCTGTTCTTCTAATGTCTTATCGTCAATTGTCGCTTCGACTGTAGCGTTGAATGTGATCGGCGTTCCGGTTGAACCGGTCTTGCCTGTCTCTACATGCAATCCGCCTGTCTGGACTCGACCTTTCGCATAAGCTGGGATAACACCCTTGAGCTGCTTGCCAGACCCGTGTACGATACGCTTTGTTTCAGCCGCAGTGTAAACACGGTCGCCCTGCTTGAGATTAACAACCTCAGCGCCATTTGCACCAGCAAGATAAGCTTTATCGCCAGACTGGATAAGTTCAGCTCCCTCTTCACCAACCAGCGCATCGCCAGCCGGTGCAGCACCAGTGCCAGAAGCATATCCGAAAATACTTCCAAGAATGCCGCTCTTACGCTTTGTGTCAATCGTGACCGTAGCGGTTTGACCGTCCAAATGCTGAACAGCAGTTTGGACGCGCTTTACTGCGGTCTCTGCGTCGCTTGCGGCAGTTTCGATGTTATTAAACTGATCAACAACATTATCAGTTGTCTCATCGTCAACATCCTCGACAGCCTGCGCAACGCCATCAACATTAGAAGTTACTGTCGCAAAGTCCAAACCGTTCAGATACTCCAGCGCATCTGTCGTATCTTTAATTTCACCTTGCGAATTTGTGAGGGAAATACCGTCTGCTTCACCAAGCTTTGTGATTAGGTTTTCCGCCTGTTCCTTAGTGAAGTTTAGCTCAGAAAGAAGTGGGGCAAGAGCTTCTGCATCAACATTGACCGTAATACCATCGCTGGCTGCTAAACCAAGATTAGTAAGACTGTTCGTTAAACCGTCAATGCTGCCCTCTGCATCCAACAATACAACGCCATCGAGGTCTTGTAAACCTGTCAGAATATCATAGATTTCCTTGTCAGTCTTACCAAGAGTGATAAGCTGATCGGTAAGTGCCGAAACATTGATTGCTTTCTTTCCAGCATTCTCCGCAGATAGACCAATTTCGTCGATAACATCTGCGACCTCGTTCATATCGTAGAAATCAATATCTCCCCACATGGAGAGGGCTTCCAGACATGCAAGAACCGCATCTGTCGTAATACCCATCTTTTCGGCAATCGCGTCCAGATTATCCGGATCAATATCGAAAACATAAGCACCATCAGAATCTTTACTGATATCCAGTAATTTTTCGCCCTGATCATTGACTAACTGACCAGCCTGAGACATCTGATATAGCCGTTCAACAAAGCCAGCACCAGCACTGTCAGCGTCCTCAAACACAATCTTGTTTTTCTCCATCGCGGAGTAGATTTCGTCAAGGCCATCGCTCCATCCCCATGTAGATAGCTGATCGCTACCAAATAGGAATTCAGCCGCAGCCCAGAAAGCATTTGAGTTGGTCGTGCCTGCTTCAAACTGTTTATTCAGTTCCTCAAAGGCTTCTGCATAAGACTTAAAGTCGGTATCCTTTTCCTCGACAGACATGGCAGCATCGTACCGTGCTTTCGCCTCAGTTACGCTATCAAACTTATCTACCATGCCATCAAGAGCATCGTTGAGCTTCAACGCCTGCTCTGTAATAAGAGCAACACCATCGCCACCCTCAGCCATAACCTGTAAGATATGTGCGAGGAATTGCGCATTCATACCGTCTTCATCAAGAACACTGGCAAGAATTCCGCTTTCCTCAGCCAACTCCTTTACATTTTCCGCTGTGATACCATCAAGTGTTGTCGAAAGAGTCATCAACTCTTCCTTAGCGTCAGCAAAGTTTTCAGAATTCCAAAGGCTCTTAATCGTGGTCTTGAGCTGTTCAGAATGTCTCCTTGCTACTTCCTGTTCGCTATTATACTTTTCGATTGCTGCAGTAATATCATCCCAAGTCGTTGCGCCTTGGTTAATAACCGCATCATAAGCAATCTCAAATTCCTCATCGGATAAACCGCGTAGCTTTTCTTTGACTTCATCAGCCTCAGCAAGCCATGCGTCTAACTCATGGAAATGTGCAGATGTACCAGGCTCATACTGTTCGTAGTTTTTTTGAACTAACGCCTCAGCAATAGCCTGCATTTTCTCGTTGACTTGCTTAGCCTGATTTTCACGCTGATTTAACTCGTCAAGCAAACCAGCATAGTAGTCATTCGTACCAAGCGTTTTATCAACAAGTTCCTCAGCAGAATATGTACCATTCTCGTCGAAACTCAAATCGTTCTGAACCTGCTGAATCAAATCCTTGCGCATCTTTTCAAACTGGTCAAGGCTTTCTGGCTTCGCAAGCTTCTGAGCAGCAAGGAAAGCGTCTTCCGCAATCATCTGATTGTTTTTATCAATCTGATCAATCGCGTCGGACAACGCAGCATCATATTCGTTATAAGCATCCGCAAGAACTTCAAACACCGGATTTTCACTTCCGAATTTGTCTCGAACTGCGTTCATCGCATCCTGTAGATACTTATAATTCGCCGCTAAATCTTCAAATGTGACATCTTTTAAGCCACCATCTGAACTATATACGCTTGGAAGGAAAATTGTTCCGCCGCCCTTGCTACCACTATCGTCAATGCCAGTAAAACCAAGCTCTTTGAGATACGCCATAGCGTCTCCAGCTTCTTTACCAGTTGCAGAATAAAAACTATGACTATTGAAATATCCGTCAAGCTCTTTTACGGCATCTTCTTTGGCAACATTAGCAGCACGAACACCTTTTGAAATATCGGTTTGTAATTGCGTTCTGGCTGCGTCGATAATATTGTCTCGCAAATCTGCATAGCTACCAGACAAATTATCAACGGCAACGCCCTGATCTTTCAAATAGGAAATTAGCTCATCCTGAATAGCAATAAGGTCTTCCTGCGATCCAGTGCCAGCTTCAACAGCGTTGCTCAACTCAATATAAGAAGACGCGAGATCATACAGTTTTTGTGCGTCTTCCGCAGCGGCAGTACCAGCCTCAACAGTAGCCTGACGAGCTTCTTTAGCCTTGTTAATTAGTTTTGAGATTCCAGAAACAATTGCCGAAATAGCAAGACCAATACCAAGACTAATCAGCATATTCAGAGCGGTCTTTAACACCTGTACGCCGACGGCGGCAGCTTTTGAAGCAACACCCATTGCTGTTGTGGATGCAGATGCGTTTGTCATGGATGAACGATATGCGTCAGTAGAAATCGTAGCATCATCTGTCACATGGACAGCCGTTTTCAGCGAACTACTTCCACGGCCAATTGTATCGTTCCATACAATCTGGCGTTGTGTCAGATCACTTGTTGATGTGCCAAGACCTTGAATCTTTGTCTTGTATTCATCAAGTAGACGAATATCATTTTCTAATTCAAGCTTTCCACTATTCCATGCAAATGAAATGCCAGTACCAGTGCCAAGCCAATTCTTCGATGTGGTTGTTTTTAATAACTGAAGCTTATCAAAGAATGGGGTAATACCAGCAAGAATCGTAGGAAATGCACCAAGCGTTTCAATAAGTTTTGTGAGCCAACCAAGCAATCCAGTTCCGGCATCATATGCACCCTTAATCAAATCACTATTCAAAATAGTCTTTGCAAGAGCCTGATACTGAGCTTGGAATTTTTGCTGCTTCGCCTCAATGCTGTCCATCCACTTCTCATGCTCAGCGAGAGCAGAACCCTCCGCATTAACGGAGGCGTTCATGGCACTAACAGCATCGTCCATATTTTCGATAGCCGCCGCCAGAGCGTTGCCCTGACGCTTACCGGCCAGCAATTCAAGCAATGCAGCCTGGTCGATATCGCTCATCTTTTCCCAGACCTTGCTAATTCCAAGGATAATTTCATATGTACTCTTGAAATTATCAGCATCGGCCATAATATCAAAACCACCAGATCCATCAACATTGGTCAAACCCTTGATTTGATCTTGAAGCTTTGCTGTGCTTTCCGCCATATATTCGGTTTCAAGACCGGCTTCTTCAAGCTCAGTCTTTGCACCACGAATACGCATGGCAACGGTTTTCCACATTGTACCGACCGCAGCAGGATCTTGTACGACATTATTCGCAGCAACAATCAGAGCGATTGACTCGTCAATTGTATTGTTTGCCGCAGCCATGGCGGAAGCGGAACGCTGCAAAGCATCGCCAACACCGCCAGAAGAAATAGCAAATTCATTGCCGATTTTATTAAATTTATCAACAATGGTCATTGCATCGCTGGCTTCAATACCAAACGCTTTCATTGTAGAAATGATAGAGCTGGTAGCCTCGTTTACATCGCTGATTTCATCACCAACGACGCTATAAATTGTAGCAACTTCTGCAAGATCAGAAGCATCAGCCATCGAATAACCAAGACGAGCAAAATTAGCAGTTGCAGTTACATAGTCAGAATATGATGTACCAATATCAACTGCCTTTTGTGCAGCATCAGAAAGAAAACGGTCATACGACTCATCAGTTTCGTCCGTAACCTTTTTCAGCTCGGTCATCGCTGTGTCCAAATCGACAACAGCGTCATAAAGACCAGTAACACCACGCATGATACCAGCGATAACACCGCCGAGTACCATCCAAGACCCCATCTTTGCAATATTGTTTTTCAGCTCTCCGAATAGAGACTGACTGTGTTTATCTGCGCTAATAAGTTCCTGCTCGAAAAGTCGAATTTTCGCATTTAGGTTTGTCAGTTCCTTTGAAGAACTAACCATCTGTGACTCATCAAAAAGCTGTTGCCATTTTGACATTAAGCTTGGATCGGAAACAAATGCACTATATGTCTGCTTTAGATTCTGAATTCTAAGCTGCGCTGTTTGAATGTTGGAATTTAGCTTTTCTGCATCCAATAACTTCCCAGAGGCAGTATTATCAAGCTTTATCTGCTTAAACTGCTGTTCGAGTAGCGCAAGCTTATGACGATATGCGTCAAGATCGTTTGGATTTAGTGCATTGTCTAAAGCAGTCTTAGCCTCTTCTACGCTTGCCTTAAAATCACCGCCGAAAATACCGGCGTTTTGCCATTTCTTGATCTGTGTTTCAAGACTTGCCTGCAACTCAGCTTTTTGATTTGCAAAAGTATTTGCTTTCAAATCCGTTGCAGCATACGCAGAAGTTTGTAGTTCCTTTGCATAGCGCTGAAGATCAGCAACCATAGAGTCAATCTCTCTCTTATGCTCAGAAGAAAGAGTGGTGTTTGATTGCTTAATCTCTTCAATACGAGCCTTTACAGCATTCAACTTTTCTTGATACTGATTAAACTGCTCCATATCACCAAGCAACGGCTTTGATGTGTTTGTCAATGTCTTGCTTGTAATATCAGCAATTTTCGTATTGATTCTGTTTAGATAGTTAAGCGTCTGCTCCAAATTAGAACCGGCGTTTTTATCTGTCAAAATAGAGTTACTTTGAACAAACCCTTTTATTGATTGAGCGCCATCTTTGATTTTTGCGAGATTAAAGTTAAACTTTTCTACAACGCCATCAGCCTTAGTAACGCTGGCAGTGAAACTTTGGATGTTTCCCTTAGAATCCTTAAAGACATTCGTAATGTCCGTCTTGCCAAGCTTACTGAATTCGGCCTGCGCCCGACTAACGATATCTTTGACTGACGTAAAGTAACGCTGACCGTTAGCCTTTAATTGCGTTGCATCAAAAACCTGCAACGGCTTATATGTGCCAGTATGGTTTGCACCACCGACCTGCTTGGCGATTGTTTGTAGCTGACTCTGCACCGTTTTAACGGAGTCTTCATCAAAACCAACCTTCAGCTTTACAGTGTGCGATTCACTCAAAGACTTAGCAATACTTGCAAGCTTAGAATCAAGTGAAGACTGGCTGTTCTCGTCAATCACGGCTTTTAATAGAATTTGCAGATCATCCACGCACAATCACCTCACTTATAAGTTGTTTAACTAATTTCTTATACAAAGAAAAGAAAGACACCAGATTATCGAATCGTGATGCCTTTCTTCATAAGTCCTCGTTTTAATGCCTGCGTACATTTGCCAGAAGCTTGTAATCTCTCAATCGTAGTTTCTGTAAATGGGCGGGCTTTCGGTCTACTCCAATAGTCATAACCAGGATCACCAGATCCACCACGACCATGTTCAATCAAATACGGGAGATTCTTACTTACCGTAGCTCTGTCTCCGTTTCGACCGTTCAGATATGGGTTTGGGTCAGTAATATTGATAACAGACAAAATACCGTTTTTTGCAGCATCGCCTTTAATCACAATATTATACGGATCTCCGATACCGCCAAAATCATATCTGCGCTGGTAATATCCAGATGTATCCATGCTATAAACGATGTCTTTAATTGCCTCAACCTCTTCATCACGAATGACAGGGAATACATCGTTGGTTAAAGACTCATCGACAGCTTTTTTCAAATATGCCATCAGATCAGCCGTATTTTTGAACTGCGGCATATCGTTCCTCCAAAATAAGAAAAGCGCCGGCATACGCCGGCGCAATACTCATAAATCAATTATTCGTCATTTTATTTTGAATCGCTTATCTTGTTTTGATTCTCTTCACATGTCTTAGATGTATTGTTAGCGTCAAACATTAGGAACATCACAAAACTAAATAGCCCGACTACGACAAAGAGCAAAATAAGCATAGCACAAGTCATAATGGTCATAATTGTTGTATAGTTTTCTAATAATAAAACAATTAAAAACCCAATGTAGCATACAACCGTTACATATACTGCAATTTTTCGGAAACGCTTAAACTCACCACGAATCGGGCTTGTCTCTGGCAAACGCTTTACCCACCACCTGACAAAATACAAAGCGACAATCAACACAGCAAAGCTTGCAACTGCCAATATCGGCGTAGCTATGAAACAAGCAGATGCGGCGACAATAGGAAGTGCTATCAAAACCAAAACAAGCCAATTGATATTACTATCAACAAGCTTTGCGGTAAGAAGCATTGCTGGTAATGCGACGAATGCAGAAAGTGGGAGGCATAGCAACCCAACAATAACGACAAGAGCTGCGCCATCGCCAGTCGATGCACTCAGCATAAACGGTCTCGGTCTTCTTCTCATAGGCACACCTCCTAATCACATAGTTATGCTTGTATTATAGGAAAATCGCCTGCTAAAGTCAACCGATACACATAGCTTTAATTGCTATCAGTTGTTTTCTTTTGCGTTCTCCACGAAAGCTTTCGCAAGCTCTTCAGTAGAAATCTGTGTATCAGAAAGCCTACTCATGCTCGAAATGAAACCAGCCATTTGCTCACCGCTGATATCGCCAAACACACTGTCCATCTGCTCTGCAAAACGAGAAATCTCACCAACCAATGTGTTGACACGCTGTTCCTGCACAGATAACATCTTCTGCGTCTCAAAATTAACTCTATCACGAACACCAGTTAAGAGCATCTGATATTGCGCATTGTCAATGCACCCGATAATATCGCCAATAATACCATTTGCACCCAACACCAGCTCATACGCCTTACTTTCATCGTTCGGCATCGTAAAATTCGCATAGTAAATGAGAATGTTCTTTCCAATGATATAACTCTGTGCGAGCGGAACAATCATACCATCATTCGGCATAATAGCTTCTTTTACAACATCCTCAACAAAACGCATAGACTCTTCCAATGTAAGACGGAATTTTACCTCATATGTAATAGTCTCATCACCAATAGAAAATGTACGCTGCATAATATCCGGAGTTGTCTCCTTACAAAAACGCTCAAGCGCGTTAATTGAAACACGATTAGTCTTCTTTGCCATTTATAGCATCCTCTCTAAGATTATTTTTCATGTTTCTCAATTTTGATTTGGTCATCTTGATTTGACCGAATGTCATAGTTGTTAATTACAAAATGCCCAATCATAATTGCATCGGCCAGATTATCATTGTCCGTATCAATCCCGTACATTTCTTTCGCCGCTTGAATAGAGAGAATTTTTGACTCTTTCTTTCCAGACGCTTCCAAGGCTTTAATTTTATCTTTGATTTCCTTACTGCTCCGTCCTCTTGCTTTACAGTAGTTTTGCCACTGAGTTGGAGCAATGAAATCGTACAAGTATTCATTCTTCTCAAAGAGATTTATGAGGACTCCTTGAAGCTGCGCAAGCTTTTTGAAAGACTGTACATTTACACGAAGCTGAATATCTTCGATAAACACAGCCGAAATATTATAGGTCTTGATAATCGTATCGACCAAACTCTCAATAGCAAGAATCGCTCTTGCGTATGTATAATCCTTATTTCCAAAAGAAAAAGTCCCATATGTTTCGAGCTTTTTCGTTTCATAGTCAAAAACAGCCCAAGCACCATTTCTGGCCTGGTCTATGGATAAAATTTTCATATCATCACCCTTCGCAAAGCAAAAGAAAGGGAGAGGTTATTCCTCTCCACTTTCAATATCCTGCGTAGGATCATCTACCTCATGTTTTGGTGATCGTACTGCGGAGAGACGCACACGCCCATTCTTGATTTCATAATAAATTTCCTCGCCAATACACTTGGAAATATCACAGTATTTCGGAATGCAGATTTGTACTTCTCGCGTTGTTTCTCCGTCTTCAACGAGCGCTACAACCACATCCAGATCACCAGCACAAGGCAACACATCGCATACAAAAATCTTGTTCTTACTCATATTTTCACCTTGCCTGTTGATAGAAGAACGGGAGGGCGATTGCCCTCCCGAAGTGATTAACACCTTAATACTTCACCATCTGAATCATCGCGCCAGTATCGGTGTCGCGCATGACTTCGCACTCAAATGTAGTGGTAGAAGGATCGCCCTCGGCAGCAAAACCAAGCTCCAAATTAGAAGTGAATTTCAGATTTGGAATAGTAACCTGGAAAGCCTCATCCTTACCGGTCTTCTGATTACGAAGTACGGTATCACCAACCAGCTTGTAAGTACCGCTGAAGTGTTCAGCGTCAATTACATAGGTCTCAGCAGTAGCTTCACTATCGTAGTCGTAGTAAACCACGACACGCTGATCCTTAGCTGCTTCAATGGTAAGAGTCTTGTTCTCCTTATCGAGAGTTGCACCGGTCATATCGAACAGGGCATCTTCTTCACAATCGGAATCGAACGGATAAACCAAGATCTTGCTTACATCGGTATTCGGAGCAAACGCCAGAGCGATCTTACCTGTAGCATCAGCCTTCAAAGGATACATCTTACCCTTATTCTCGCCGTTTTCGTACTCGGTTGTCTGTCTCATGCGAATGGTCTGAACGCCGACCTTACGAGCGATGCCGGACACAAGCTCCATAGACTTCGGAGAAATCAAAGCATCCTCAATAGTCAAAGTTGCTTCCTTATTGATCTCCCATGTGATCAGCTTCGGATTGCCCTTACCGCCTCGTGCGTAAACCTTTTCTGAGGTTACGCTAATGCTGGAAGTCTTTAGACTATCAAACTGAATAACCGGCTTATCTGTCTCCATGTCATAAAGAACAACGTCCATGACTTCCTTCGCGCCAAATTTTGCGTTAGACATGTATGTACCTCCTTAAAAAAATAAACAGCCTGGAATAATCCAGACTGCCGTATTACTCAGGATCGTGTTTAATTTTTGTGATCCAGTGAGTCAAATTAACATTTTCTTTCTTAGCACCATGTAGTAGTGCCTGAACATTGACTTCATAATCGTCCATAATTTTTAGACGATTGAATTGATCGTTGAACTGGTAGATGTCATATTTCATTACATCCGCCATCGTCAAGCCAAATCCACTCGCTAAAATACTGACCAAATCAGCAAGTGTAATCGCAGACTCTTCATCGACCTCTTTCAAGCGCTTTCGCTTTAACCGTTCCTCTTTTCTGCGCTGTAATACGCGACGAGCAGCTTCGTTATCTGGATTTTCTTCCTCTTCTTCAATGTCTTGCAAGCCATTACGAAGTCTAATAACAGCTTGTACCTCATCAAAGTTTTCTTGTGTGATGTTGAATGCGCCGCAAGTAAAACATAGATTACGGGAAGAAAATTTCATTCTGCTATGCGTGATAATAGAGAGCCAAAACAAAATCGTGTCCATAAGCCCGTGGTCTCGCATTGCGTTTGCAACCAGATATTTGAAAACGCCAATATCAGAAATATCGTTTCCGGTCATTGCGCTGATATCGCTTTCGTTCAAACAGAGCAAACGAACCTCTGCGTTAAATCTCATATACCCAATCTTAGCGATTTCGCTGATTGGAATAGGGTAGATAGGTACTCCGCCAACAAAAATCGGGTCATCCGAACAGAGTTGCAAATTCAAGTCTCTTTTATCCACTTTGTATCACTCCCGATTAAAGTCAACGGTGCGATAGGTAAGAGAACGCCCATGAAAATCGTCAGCAGGTGTAAAACGATCCCATCCCATAAGCTCAACTCTGCCAAGACCGAATTCTCGACTGCCATTCATAAGCTTGTCTACTTCGCAAGACAGAAGATCCGTAACAAGCCCTTTCGGTGTACGCATTGCTCTTTCATGAGAAATAATCCAGAAGTAAATACGGAAATCAGAAAAAGCACGGTCGATAATACGCGGAGCAGCAACATCAAAACACAGATATGTACCTACCTCTGTGGTCTTATCCACAATGTAGTCATATGGAAAAATGTATTTATAAGCCATGTCGGAAGCCTTCATATTTGGCTGATCCTCAGGCCGAATCAAATCAATGATTGCGTCGCACTTACAAATCCTCTCCATAACGACATCTCTATATCTCGGTATCTCAGATAAATACATCAATACCACCGTCCTATCGTTAGAATAATCGACGCACTTACACCATACTCATCATTGCTCGCTTCAAGAGTAATTTCCTGACCAATATAATCTCGATTATTTAGCGCACGAACAATAATGTATCCGTCTCCAACTTCTTTAATCTCACCGTATTCATTACCGTCTGTCAGACTGGCATTGACCTCGAAAGAATCAATGGGAACACCATCCTTGAAACAGTGCAGATCGACACGAATATCCTCACCAAATGTAACCTTGTTACCGGACGAATCCGTAGTTAATGTGATAGAATATCCTTCTTTGGGATCTTCTGGCTTAGAATAAATCGACTTGCCATAATAATCGGCAATCATCAGTTCTTTGTTGTCAGTCTCTTTGTCGTACTGACTTTCAATAATCGTCCACTGCAGCAGTCCATCATCAGCACCGCACGAATAACCTCCGGAGTCCACCTGTGCAAGACGATATGCGGTAGGCTCTTCTCGGTTTTTATCAATCAAGAACCGAAAACCACTATCGAGCATAATTGTCTCAGAATTATATGGGATATAAACAAGATGCTGCGAAGTACCAATAGTCATATGTGTTTTGGCAGTTTCACCAGAACCATACTGCGTACTATTGATATCGTAGACAGGATACTCAACCGCTTTGCCTGTAAGTGGCGAAATAAAGTAGATAGAGTATTTGCACTGCCACGCAATCGCCTTTTCATACATTTTGTTGTTATCGGGGAGGGAATAAACCATCCAATACTGACCACGAGCCTTAATATACTGACCTGCTCGAAGCGTCCCAATACGACAAATAAATTGACGCATAACACTATTGTTATAGGTATCGCTTGTCACACCCTGAATGATTGCTCGTGTCTTCACCGGCTCAACGCTGAGACTCTTTTCAAAAATCTCAATATCATCAGCAAGCTCAGACTCTAAAATTTCCTCAAACCCATCTGCGGCATAATTCGCAAACTCATCGCCCTCAAAACCACTGTTATAAGTAGGCTGCTTCATCAAATACCACTCAATAGGCATATACAAGCACCTCCTTAATCAAAACAGTGTTGTTTTAGCTTATGTAGTCGTTCTTTTACGCGCCCAATCTCAAATTCAAGTTCTTGCTTCGTTACTCTTTTCGTTCCGTCAGCACCAGTGATCTGGACATCCTTTGTATAAATTCCATTCAGCGCCATTACACGACTAAGCTCTCTTTGTAAATAGCTGACATACATCATGAGAGCAAGAACACGCACTGTTTGCCGATCCAATACAGAAGAGAAGCAATGATTCTCTTCGTCGTATTCAAGATCACAACTCAAATCGAGTTCATAATCTGCGACCGCAGATTTTAACCATTCCTGCTCTAACGCTGTCGGAATAATATACTTAGTTAAAGGCATGGAATGAAAGCTGGTCTCAATCTCTTCAAAAGTAGTTTTCTCCATACCCAAACCTCCTTAATTAAAGAGTGACTGACTCAGCAAGCTTGTTGATTGCATCCATCTTCCAGGCAGCGACATCATCTCCGCCATTTTCCTTTGCAATCTGCGCAATCATTTTCTTTTCAGCATCATTAGTGACAAGAGCCTCAAGACGAGCGTTAAACTCATCTTTCTTTCTGATTGCAAGCAGCTCTCGCACAGAATCAGCATTCAAAACAAGAACATCGTCTGTGGTATCGGCATAGCCAAACAACGCCTTGCGCTGCGCATCATCTTGAATAAACAGACGAGCATGATCGCCAGGACGAGATGGATCGTTGCCAACAAACATTCTGTTCCCAGACTGAATCTGCATCTGTACCTCTGCAACATCCAGCATGGCAAATCCAGTTACCTTTGCTGGAATCCGAATATCTCCCACTCCATTTAGGCGGCGGAAGTATAGAGGCCAGCTACACAAATTATCAATTAAAACCTTATCGGTTAGTTCCATTTACTTTCGCTCCTTGTTATGAAATAGGAGGGAGGAATATCCCCCCCTCCTTTATATTATCTAACTAATTCCTAATTAAAGAGAAGGAACCTCAAAGTTAGTGTCGGACAGAAGACCAATCTGATCCTCCATGCCCTCAGCAACACCAGCGCCGATCTCCATATCAAAACGAGTCAAGTGCTGACGGGTTACAATATCATCACCAGTCATAGTGGTCATGCCGCCACGACGGAAAATCTGCAACGGAGCAACCTTGCCCTGAGGAATGAAGAACAGCAAGCCCTGTGGCATATACAGCTCGTAAGAAGTCTTGTCGGCATTCATACGAGTGAAGTCCAGAGCGTTGGGCAGCTCAACAATGTGAGAACCATTGTAGAAGCTCAGCAGGCCGGTCTTGCGGATTTCCTCGGCAACAGCGTCAGCACCAAACGGAATGGTGTTCGCACCGAAAGTCTTATAACCAGCAAAATCGTTGAACTGAGATACAACAGAATAATCGCCGCAAATGTTCACACGACCATAGCGACGCATCTTCTTCAGCATTTCATCAACAGCAGTCTGCGTAACACCGCTGTTCTCAGCAAAGTGCTTCACGCCCTTGGCGTTCTTCAGTGCATCGTACAGCTTTGCAATGACATAGTAAACTGCCTTGTTCTGCATGTCGATCTGCACCTGAGAAATGCCCTCGGCAATAGTGCCATCAAAGTTGCCGCTCTGTAGCTCACGATAATCTACAGCATAACCAGAAGAAATGGTCTGAGTGCCGATAGGATACTCGCGGAAGCTGTGAGTAGCAAAAGGCACATCACCGCTTGAAGCCTGGAAACGAGAATCAATGCTCTCGTACTTATAGGTCTTCATCATAGGAACAGTGTCATAAGGAACGCTCTTGTATGTACCCATGAAATTGAAGATCTTAATAGCCTCGATCAACTTAGGCTCAATAGCAAAACGCTGAATGGCATTCAGCTCAGAAACAGCCTGATGATCGCCGTCGATAGCACGACCAGCAAGATCCTTGATATGCTCAACTGACTTATCAACGACCTTGCCATCAAAAGAAGACAGGCTCTTGCCCTGCACCAACGCAGAGAAAACCTCAACCACCGGAGATGTAGACTTTACCTTAGAAGCGCCAACTTCATCTTTAACATTGTTGACGGTGTTCAGTTCAAAAATGTTATCCATTTGTTTTTCCTCCTATACCTATTCTTACTGCGCAACAATCTCAGCAAGAATACCATCGTCCATATATGGAGTCTTGCAAATTACCTTGAAGCAAACAGCATAACCATCTGCACTTGCAGCCTTAACAATCTTACCATCAGTGCCAAACACCAACAGATCCTCAGCCGCCAAGCCAGTAGTGCCACCATTGATTTCAAAAGCAGCAAACTCAATTTCGAGACCATTTACGGTTCTCAGATCATCGGCACGAACATACTCGCCCTCGTTTACAACATAAGTCTCAGGGCTGTTGTGCAGCTCAGGCTTATCATTGATATTGGTAACGATGTATACGACCTTCTTTGCATCGTCCTCGGATGCAGGAAGAGTTGCTGTCTTTGCAACACGATCCAAAATAACGCCCATGCCGACCTTCATATCAGAAGCAGCCTTGCAATAAGGCACATTCTGTACATTCTTAAATGCACCAATAGTCTTGTACTTCATTTCTATTATCCTCCTTATTAACCAAAGATATCTACGTCGCCTTTATCCTCAGGAGAAGAAACCCCTCCAAAGATATCCGGTGCGCCATTGTTCAATTCAGCGTTGTGAATTTCCTTGTTTTTGCGAACCATCTCAACGCAAATCTTGCTGGTAATACTGTTGATCTCAACAGTTGTAGGATCAGCCTTAAACGCATCAATTTCAGCCTGCGCAAGAGCCTGTTCCTCAGCGCTAAACTCTGACAGAGCAGAATTTAGCTCAGCGATTTTCTTCTCTTTCTCCAAAGTAGCATTTGTCTCTTTCAAAGAATTCAGTTCAGAAGTCTGTGCTTCCATAGCCTCATCCTTTGCGGCCAAATCCGCCTGTGCCGTCGCAAGCTTCTCATTCAGCTCAGCGATTTCCGCATCCTTTGCGGCCAACTGACCGTTCAACTCGGAAATCTGCCCCTCATACTGCTCGCCTTTATTATTAAGCTCAGTAATTGTCTGAGTAACAGAAGTCTTCACAAGCTCGACGAATTGTCCCATTACCTTTTCGTCCATAGGTGTTTCCTCCTTGCTGTTTTCCAATTTATTATTTAACTCAACAACGATTGCGGTATCATCTGCCGGTCTGATACCAAGAATGGCATATCCACTATAATCATAAATCTGAGGAATTCTGCCATGCTCTTTCCAACCGCCATCGTAAATAATACGATTATCATTTTCTGGGCGACCAACGATTTCAACCGATCCCTTTACGCTGCCATTCTTTAGCTTTTCAGCCAACCACGCAACGAACTTTGGATACCGCATTTCGTCAATATATCCCTCACCGACAAGCACCTTTTTTGTTTCGCCGTCGATTTCAATATCTGTGATATAGCCTTTCTCGCAATGGCCTACCACAGTTGCATCCTCCATATATGGCATATTGTCCTTAATATCGGTCAAGCCATGCCCATACGGAAGACGTCGCTCTTCGCTTAGGAATTCAACACAGATGGACATATTCGTAACAGACTCGATGTTCTGTGCTGTGTATTCCTCATCCCAAGAAATTCCGTTCTCCTGCCATACATCATGAGATGGGAAAATCTCGTGTAATACAATTTTGATCTTTCTACGACCAGTAATTTGCCGTTCATTAGAAAGCTCAAAAATACGACCCATAAAACGGTCTCCGTTCATTTTCCTCACCTCCGAATTACGCCGATAGTTTTGGCGTATTATTTCCGCCGTTTGTCTTTTGCTGAACAGAAGATGGATTGTCACTATCCGTAGATGGTCTTCCGCCGTCATCACTCGACATCGTATAGGAAGTCTTATGCACCGGATATCTATTCTCAAAGTCTTCTTCCAGCTCGTGATCCATAAGAGCAATGTAATTATCGGGATTAAAGCCTGTCGCCGCAATCCAGGCATATAGACTACCCTTACCGCGAGCATATAGCGACTCCATATATCCAACCATGTTGTTCTTATTCACCATAGTAATTGGAAGAATGTATAGCTCAACACGGCAACTCGCATCACTGATGATGTTCTGATTGATACACTTATTCAGCTCATCAACAATGTCCTCAATCCATGAATACACATTGGCTGAAACAAGCTCCAAATTCAAATTTGCCGTAGAATAGTTACCTGTACTGCTTCCATCCAACGCACTTGCACTAATGCCAAGATCCTTGTTTACAGAATCAATAATGGAATTCTCGTTCTTCTCGTCCAGCAGAGAAACATCGAGAGAGATACTGTCCAACTTTGTGCCGGCCGCAAGAGAGAAGAAAGATGTGCCGCTCGAATTTCTGCTCTTGCTGGCAAGCGCATTCTTCACAAGATCGTGCTGCTGTTTCTGTTGCTTCTCACTTAGAGCAGATGTTCCTTTTTCCTTTCCCTCCGGAAAAGTCTCGTACACAATCTGATTGTTGACTGAATCCAGAACATTTCTTTTGGTGTCTACAAAATACTGCGCATAACTCACATCATCCAGAGCAGCAATCGCAAATGGGATGCCGAACGGATCTGTAATTTCGCTCTTGATTTTGGTTACAATCGTTTTGTTGTTATTGAGACGCAACCACGGAGCATCAATCGTCTGGTTCTCATATGCGAGATATCCCTCTTGAATTTCTTTCGGGAATCCAGCAAGCTTTCTTTTCCTGACATCTTCACTTAGATTAGAAAAATACCGCAGATCAAAAGCTACCTGATAGCTATTGTTTCTGCGGCCAATAATTCTCACATAATCAATTGGAAGCGGAATAACCATTGCATTCATACCAATCGCGTTGATCTCTGTGATATTTTGAATTTCATAATCCGTTAAAGCAGTACGATAATCTGGCGTAGCATAATTTGTCTCAAAATAAGCTACATACATACCATCGTTTGCATTCTTAAAAATGGCATCACGGATTACTTGCTTGTATCGAATGGTGTGAAGAGTTGCCTCCATCTTTTGTTTGTTCATACGATAATTACGCGGTCTTTTACCGTCAGCTCGTTTTGATCTACTGACAATAACGCCATCAAGCGTGTGCATCGTCCGCATATAGTCAATTCCGCTTGCAACAACGCCATTAGAATAATAAGCCCAATGCGCTAAATTTCTGATGGATTCAATATTCGCCATTGGATTTCTAATAAATGTTCTGATTTCCTGAATCGTATATGGCATACGACCAGAACTTTGTAGCATCCGAATATACGCAGTTTCTAAATTCGTGTTGAACTCATATGTAGGATCTTGCGGCGCTGAATTTTCCTCGTATACTTCGTTGGTTTTCCAGAAAAACGGAAAGCGTCTTTTATTATTTGGCAATCTTCTCACCTCCTTCAATTAAATAGTGGTACATACTCATACTCCGAACTATCCGACAACATATCGTGTTCAAGCATCTGAGCAAAATAATTACCGTAAGAGACCGAAGTATAGCGGTCTTTACGGTTGTTGTTGTTTACAATCTTAATAAGCCCTGTCTGTTCTCCACGCTCATATTCCAGATCAATCATCTCATTGATAAGGGCAACCGTTTCAAGATATGGTCGCTCAAAGAAGAGCTGCGTGTCCACATCGGCAGTAGCATACTCAGGAATAAAGTTTGCAATTTCATCAACCGCCTCAGTATTACTAATTAACAGATCAATCATTCCGGAATTCAAAGCGTTTCTCATTGACTCAGCAATGTTGCTATTCGTTTCAAGCTGTGCTTTGATAATGTAAACATTTTCTTCTGCTCCAGCGATCTGAATACGATTAGCAACTTTCTCATCATTCATACATTTCCAAGGCTTATACTCCATATTGCGCTCTTCGTCATATAGAACCTTAGCAAGCATATCGTATACGGAAATACCTGCATTACGACCGTCCAAAACACAGTAATCCGCATTGAAATCAGTGTATAACTGCTTAATACGAATGGCCTGCTTGGTTGTTTCGCCGCCATGAACAGCCTCCATATAACTGACTTGCCGTCTATATCCACGCTTTACTTCGATATGTTCACCCTGAGTATCCATAACTTTATACTCTTGGCTCTCCGGAAGTAAACGAATGCAAGAATAAATAGAGTTATCGGTGGCGTTACCGCCCTCCATAGCGATATCGCAAGACAAAATACGAATTTCACCAACTTGCTTTGGAATATCATACTTGTTCTTCTGCTTCAAAAGCGCTTCGTCATTTCTTCTTGGATAGAAAGCTCTCTTCAATCTACGGTTACGATTAAGCTGTTCATAATTGAAGAAAGATTTTGCATTTTCCGCAATCATCTGGTTTTCATACTCAATCGCCCAGGAAATCGGATCGAGCTTCTTCCGTTCTTTGATCAAGAAGTTTCTCGTTTTGATATTGTGCTTCAGCGCAATGCTATAATCCATTGCAATTACGCACGAAGAACCATCTGTAAACATATCCTTAGTAAGAGTCTGGATGAGCTTCCACATCCAGTGGCTTTGATACCACGCAGAAGAAATATAAACTTCTTTTGGTTCTTCGACCATAGAAGAATACTCTGGAAGCTTCAGATAATCAGCCTGACGGATATATAGGAACGGCGAAAGAACACTATCAATGATATTCTTGACAATCATACGGAATTCTTCGTAGATCATTACGGTCGCACGATAACCACGAGCATTTTCATTTGCAGCAACAACAACAATGGAACTGCCATTCTTGAAAATCACTTCGATTTCATTTTGGTTATCTTTGAAACTATCAATCTCAGCAGCCAATAACGGCGATTTTGGTATAAGCTCCTTTTTGATCTTCTCAGACACAATAAGACGAGCTTGCTTCTTGGTTGCAGACGCAACAACAATTTTCGCCCCAGGTCGCAGAATAGCCTCTTTACATGCAAAGATAGCAATTAGAAATGATTTTGCCGCAGATCGCGCAGCGACAATACAAAAGCTCGGAACGAACTCCATCAAATACAAGATAATATGCTGATATAGATGAAGAACAATTCCAAAATAATGCTCTACAAATCTTGATGGGTTGCGACGATAGAATGTGATCCATTCCATAAGTCGCATAACATTCTCTGGCTTATGCAAATAATGCGTTGACGGAAAATGCTCATGTAGAGCAGCTTGCCGCTCATCCATTCTCTTGATATTATCCATACTCAATCCTCCTTGGAGAGATTGAATTCTTTATCAAGCTCCTTTGAACCAGTAAGTAAGTTCTTTAATGGGCGGAAAATAAAACGACTTGCATATCCACCAATACCGTCCGCATCTCTGTAAAGATCCTTGTCTTTGTAGTATTCAGCCGGCGTATATTTCTCAATATCGCTGATCCAAACACCGAGAGGATCTAACTTCACAGAGTCTTCTTTCTTCTGCTTGCGATCCTCCAACTCGGTAGTTGCAGCATTGATATACTCTTTATAAGTTTTAGCCAACGCACCAATACCAGCATCGCCATTCTGAACGGACTTCTGAAGCTGCAATTTCAAATAACAGATACTCTTGTATAGCTCGTCTTGACGCTTATCCTCAGGTTCGCCATACTTGCTCACCCAATCATCGTATTCAAACTTCAAAACCTCATAGTCTTGCTCGCTAAAACCAAGACCAAATAGGCGAATGGTTTCAATAGGCACTTCAATTTTAGGATTATCTTTTACTTGCTGCACAGAAGTTGCATTTTCAACCTTATTGGATCTTCGCAGCAAAATAGTATCTGCATATGACGCACCTTTCGTCTGCGCAAGATTCAGTTTTGAAAAATAAGCGCTGACACGGCTTTTGTTTGGCGGACTCTTTTTTGCATTTGTCCAAGCCGTTTCATCGAAACATGTGTTGATGGTAGCGCACAAAAAGTCCATCGCCTTATCCTGATCACCGTTAAAGACATCATCTGTGTAGTAATCAAATGACTTTTCTAAGCAGCGCTTACAGATAGGCAAATAACCATTATTTCTTGCATAGTACGGAGATGGAGACACATTGAAATTATCTTTTTGCCTCATAAATCCCTTGCCACAAGAAGTACAATGAAACGGATAACCGTCATCGTTCAAATATGCTTTCTCAGCAGATGCAGACTTTTTAGTACGGGTATTTCTTTTTACTTCTCCTACCATGTCTCAACCTCCTTTCCATAAAACAAAAAACTCAGAGCAAAGCACTCTGAGTTCATTTGGTGCGCCAGAAGGGATTTGAACCCTTGACTTGTCGCTTAAAAGGCGACTACTCTACCCACTGAGTTACTGACGCTTATTCAGTTCCGGTTTGCACGGTTTCCCCACTTATTTTAACTCAGTTGGTAACTCCCATTAGAGTAGCAGTGCTTTCGGTCTGCCAGTCCGTCCGCTTTTCACGGAGGGCATACGTTCCCAATAGAAGCTCATAAAGAGCAAATTGCCATTTCTGGCTTTGGTGGGACAAGAAGGGATCGAACCTTCGACGCGCAGGGCTTCAACCTGCCGCTCTTCCATCTGAGCTATCGTCCCATATAGAACCATTATGTATAACAAACCTTTCTATCGGAAATGCTCTTTCGTGTAAACTGATAGAAAAGGAGGCTATGCGTCATGGTTGAATTTTCTCAAAGATTAAAACAACTGCGCAAAGAAAAACATTTAACTCAGGCGCAGGTTGCAGAAAGAATAGGAGTAACAGCCTCAATGGTGTCCTCATACGAAACGGACATCCGACTCCCATCCTACGAAGTTCTTGTGAAAATCGCTACGCTATTCGGCGTGACAGTAGACTATATGCTCTGCCGTGAAGATAAAAGATTTATCGACATATCCAGTCTGTCCGATGATGAAGCTGCGGTTGTGTGTGATATGATAAACATACTCCTAAAAAAGAAGTGACTACCAGCCGTCCATTCGGGCGGCTTTTGTCATGTGTGGCGACGGAGGTAGGATTTGAACCCACGGACGGCTCATCACCGCCTCTTGTTTTCAAGACAAGCGCCATAAACCAGACTCGACCACTCCGCCATATAACTGGCTTTCATATGTATTTCAACGGGAATAGCCATACCCATCCATCCTAAGCCGCCCATATGCAGGCCAGAATCATATGATCTCGCACCTCATAAAGCGTGGTGCGACACGCTTTGGTGAGGGAGGTTGGATTTGAACCAACTCAGCCCGAAGGCAACGGATTTACAGTCCGCCCCAGCTCTCCAACTCTGGCGCTCCCCCATATAAGGCCGCATTAGCGACCATAAAAAACCACTTGGTACTGGCGGTGGGGATTGAACCCACGACCTTATGATTAAGAGTCATCTGCTCTTCCTCTGAGCTACGCCAGTATAAAACAAGACACTTGTAAGGAAAAAGAAAGGGGTAGTGATACAATGGAGGTTGTAATAGGATGTTTCATTAAACAAATCGCTGCAAGTGTCTTTTTGGCATGAGGTAAAGGAGTCGAACCCTTATTTACGGTTTTGGAGACCGCAGTGCTACCATTTACACCAACCTCATATATGTGGCGACGTATACGGGACTTGAACCCGTGACCTCCGGCGTGACAGGCCGGTGTTCTACTCTTCTGAACTAATACGCCATTTATTTATCCCAATCTACAAGAGGGTATAAGTCATATGGACTATCGGCAGTTGCGATCTTCTCAAAACCACCATCAACAATGCACCATAATGTGTGCTTGTGTTTTTCTGGATTCTGAGAAATGCAATATTCCTTTCCAGATCTGGTCTTGCATAAAACGCCAGTTCCACAATCTGATGCTGGAATTTTCTTTACAACCTTTCGTTCTTTATCAACTGATAATAAACTTGCTTTTCGCGGCATAGTTTACACCTCTTTCGTGCTGGTGATGCGTAAGGGATTTGAACCCTTAAATTCCGCCGTGAAAGGGCGGTGACTCTACCAATTCGTCCAACGCACCATAATATAAACTGTCATACTCTGACATATCCAGGTTTCATTCTACCAGTACAGACATCATGAACCTTACCTATATGATATTTCGCACCGCTTTTATCAACGGCGACACAAAACACGGCTTTCCGATCATTTGGAAACTTCACAGAATATGACCCATCCGTTTCAAGATATATCGGAATTGGAAAATAATCAGATATTGCACGAGCTTTCTGACGAGCCTCTTTTAATGAAGCGAGTCCCTTCATTTTCTTTCTCTTCATAGATTCTCATTCCTTATGGCTGGGGTAGTTGGACTCGAACCAACGATACGGGAGTCAAAGTCCCGTGCCTTAACCACTTGGCTATACCCCAATATTGATTTGGTACGCCAGACAGGACTTGAACCCATGACCTAAAGATTAGAAATCTTTTGCTCTATCCGATTGAGCTACTGGCGCATATGGTGCTGGCGGTGGGACTTGAACCCACACGGTATCTCTACCAACGGATTTTGAGTCCGTCGCGTCTGCCGATTCCACCACGCCAGCATATTTTAATTGCAGAGCGCCTTGTTTGGCTGATCAGTTAAAAGTTGATTCCATAAATAAGGTTGCTGTATGCGCTCTTCGTGGTACGGGTAACAGGAATCGAACCTGCACGGTTGCCCACCAGATCCTAAATCTGGCGCGTCTGCCAGTTCCGCCATACCCGCATATTTCCCATCGCAATTATATAGCCGTCGCCATACAACAAGAGATGCGACCATCTCATACGACAGGTTATATTCCACTTGGTTCTACATTCACTGACGGGCTGTGGACTACCGTGAGATTACCAACTCTCAAAAGGTTCGACGATTATTGAATGCCTGCGATCATAGCATTTCTCCAAACCAATTTGTCAAGTAGAGATGTCACAAATGTTCGGAGTGGAGTGGATAGCGGGATTTGAACCCGCACAGTCTGCTTGGAAGGCAGAAATGCTTGCCGTTAAACATCATACCCACACAAAGAAGACAATCATTTTTTAGAGTCTTAGTTGTCTTAATAATGACTCGTGGTGTCCCGTGACGGAATCGAACCGCCGACCTCCTGCTTGTAAGGCAGATGCTCTAACCTGCTGAGCTAACCGGACAAATAGGCCAATTCAAGGCATTGGCCTTGCCTCCAACTCTATGCTGTTGGGTCGCAGCAAGGTTTTACTCTAAAATCTTGCAAAAAGTCATCACTGCCAGACATGACGGTTTCATTCCCACTACGGTTTATAGAGTAACCACCTCTTATGTGGACGGGCATGGGGGCGGAGGTTGGATTTGAACCAACGACCACCAGCTTATGAGGCTGGTAAGCTACCACTGCTACACTCCGCTAAGTAAAATTGGCGCTGTCATCCATTCAGACAGTCATTAAGTCGCAGTACGTTGTGACACCAATATGGCTGGAACGATAGGACTCGAACCTACAACCCTCCGATTAACAGTCGGATGCTCTACCATTGAGCTACGAACCAATATTCTCACCGAGACGCAACATCATTTACACCCAATAGATAAAATCAAACTCATCTTTTATGTATAGAAATTTGAAGTTGCTGTAAGCGTCTCTAACAACTGCAAGGCACTTATGTACTTTCTATTATCCGCAAGAAAATCCTCCAAAGTTGCTGCGTGTGCCTTTTATGGTCTGAGTAGCTGGTCTCGAACCAGCGACCTCGTGATCCCAAATCACGCGCTCTACCTACTGAGCTATACCCAGATTTGCTTTTGAGAGAATCAGTAAAAGCAGCATCGCCACGAGCAGGCTTCTCTCCTGATGCCGTGGAGCAGAGGGGAATCGAACCCCTGTCCGAAATTCCTACATGAACAAAACATTCTTACGCAATAGATAACAATTTGCATTTTGTCCTAAGACGAGCTGCGTGGTGCTATCAACCAGCTCAGAGCCGCACCAGTTTTGCGACCTCCACCACCTTATTTCTTTTCACAGTGATAAGGAAAACTGCAATGTCAGTCTGATTCTTTATTACCGCAGATGCTTACCCAGACTAAAAGTGCATCGTTTAAGCATTCATCAACTGCAATTAAGCAGCAATACCCTCCATAACAGCATACAGAGCGGGATGAATCATAACCACAATAGAATCGTTGTCATTTCATTTTTGTTTGAGCCTTAGGCGGTCTCCATACCTGCGTATTTCGTCCTATCAAAACCCCGTCGAACCCATTACTGCCCCATATTTAATTTTATGGTCGGAGTAGAAAGAGTCGAACTTTCGACCTCACGATTATCAGTCGTGCGCTCTACCTACTGAGCTATACTCCGAAATAGACCATGCGTCCGTAGAACCTCGTCTGCAGCAGATAGGTTTTTAGCTGGAATAGCAGTCAAGTAATGAACTGAACCGCACAAACGCCAACATAACCAACATGGCACGATTTGGTGGAAACAATGAGAATCGAACTCACGACCTCCTGCTTGCAAGGCAGGCGCTCTCCCAACTGAGCTATGTCCCCATGTAACCGTCCTCTTTCGAGGACGGATTTTATTTGATTTGAGATTAGGAGCTAAAAGCGGGGGCGAGGCCAAAAGAACCCCTGGCGTCGCCGGTGCCCGCGTTGCCGTTCGCGGACACACCGCAGAAGGTGCCGCTGGCGTCGTAGCACGGAGAACGCAACAGGTTACAACGACGATTTCCGTCATCATCTTCCTTATAGTAAGGAACATCCTCTTGCTTATAATATTCGTACCAATGCCCCTCGCCAGGCATCGAATAGAAACAACGACCATACAGCTCTTTCTCGCTCTTGAGCCAAATCTTACAAACGCTCTTGATAATTTCCTTACTGCAATCGCCAGCGCTTGTAAGTTTAACAACCGGCTTAATAATTGCCTGCAACTCATCAGAGCAAAGAGAGAAGAACTCCGTATCCAGCCTACGTCTTACAACAGAAGCTTCATATCCGCCGCAATTCGTACTTTCGTCGTTCCACGACCAGTCCTCGTTGTAAACTCTGACCATATCCCAAGAGAGAGGTGCTTTTCCAGTCCCATCAGCAAGATCATCATGGTTAAATCCGATAATCTGCCACACAGCAACAAATCCGTTCTTCATGTGGTCTTTCTTTTGTGCGCCAAGCGCAAATACTTCACGCGCCTTACCAGACAATCCGATCTGATCAATTTCACCCCAAGAAAGATGGTTCAAATCCTTCAAAGGCATTGCAAGCGGCGCTTTACAAACAGTGTCAACAATATGTTCACTCGCCAAGCTATCATCGAAACTGAGAGTCACAGCATCGCCATCACAGACGATATTCATTGCCGAAAATTTGCTAAGATCCTTTGTTGCAATTTTGAACTGCATGAAACACACCCCTATAAAAATTATTTTGCTAATTCCTTAGAAAGAAAATTCAATACTTGAATCATACCTATCATTGAGCCTTCGCTCTACCTCCATTACCTTCTCACAATGTTCAGCCACCAGGGAGATAAGTCTGAGCTTCAAGGAGCGACCTTTAACTTCTTACCCCAGCCTTACACAGCGAACTGTATTAGGCCAATTCCTGCGCGGGATTGTTTACCCGCAAATTTCACCGTTCGTTCAGAAAATTTGATAGTTTCATACAATTTCTTTTTCATCATATCGTATTAAAGATCAAACACCAAAACTGTCCTACGGCTACTTTAACCGACGACTTTCGTTATAGTCGAGTTTCTTCGACATCAAGACAGGAGCGCATTGTTGGCATTTCCTCTGGTTGTACTGGTTGCCACGCCAGTATCCTTGAGGATTATTCTCCACAGGAGCGTCTATTGCTGCGCCCGAAAGTTCCGTGCTTTTTGTAGCGATAACTCTTGGCAACACACATTTTCGTTGGCAGTTTCCGCCTCCCAGCAATACATCACTGCATCACTGCCGTCTGGACAATAAAAGGTATCCCTCGTAAATCCAGCGGGAACTATTGTGCGTCTCGGAGTGCTGACACACTTTATTCACCGAGTTAATCATAAGCATGATTCAAATATTGAATTTTCAAAGATCATGGAGCTGGCGACAGGACTTGAACCCGCAACCTGATGATTACAAATCACCTGCGCTACCAATTGTGCCACGCCAGCATATTGTTTAACTATGTCCTCTTGACATTATTGAGTATAACATATAAGCACACGGTTGTCAATAGGAATTAGCAAAATAATTTTAGATTTTTTGGTGGCTGAGGCTGGACTTGAACCAGCGTCTCCGCTTTATGGGAGCGGCAAGAAAACCAGCTTCTCCACTCAGCCAAATAGGGAGGGGCAAAAGCCCCATCCCATAGTCATTCTCGAATACTTCTTAAAAGTTCTGCTCCGGACTTAAACACGACATTCTGGAACTCCGGAACAACGATGCTCTCTTTCGTCACTGGATGAAGAGCTGGATGCGACTTATACTTTTTCACATCAAATGTTCCAAACCCATAAATCGAAACTCGATCTCCGTTTCTAAGAGCATTCGCAATTTCATCAAAGATATCGTCAACGATATCCTTGACCATATACTTCTTATACGCCTTATTCTTCTGAGCAAGCGTATTTACCAAATCTGCTTTATTGATATTCATGCTGATGTATCGCTCCTTTGCGGGCGATAACGAGTCGTATCAAAGTCAATATCGTAAAATGCTTTGACACCATTATAATCACAGACGCAAACCAACTGTTGCTGCGCTCCATAAATGCGCTTTCCAACACAGTAGTCATCCATACCGAGAAAGCTGCCAGCCATAATCGTTTTCACGCCTTGAACACTATCGGTCTTATTGTGATGCAAATGACCTGAAAGAATGGCGTACACAGGTTCTTTTGCCATTGTCTGAAGCGATTGAACTTTTCCAGCAGATCCATCATAATCGCCATGTACACCAAGATAAGTCTTGCCGCGAATATCAAGCAAATACATCGTATCGTCGATCTTTCTGTAATGATCAAACGACACATTCTCAAAAGATTGTAGACGAGCTTTCAAATACCACTCAACTAAATCGTCAAGACGCTCATGAATCGAGGCAACATCTTTCTCTTCAAGCCGAGAATGATTCCCAGCAACAGAAGAAAAGTAAACATTCTTAAAGTACCGGCTTAATGTAGACAAAAACTCCGCAAGAAGTTCAGACACTCCAACGACCTGTTGAATAACATTTTCTCTGTTCGACACGGCAATAGACTTATGAATATTTCCGCTAATCAAGTCTCCATTTGCCCATACATAACAACTTTCCGATCCATGCAAGGCGGAGATTTCAAGGATGCGATCCAGATATTCATTAAGAAGTTGCACACAAACATCGGAATTATAGTAGTTCCAATAGTTGTCCACACACGCTCCAAAATGCAAATCGTTTAAGCTTACAAGCAAATCGCTCCCGCTCGACTCCATTACACATGGAACATAGTCAAGCCGAGGAATTACACCAGAAGTAATTGCCCTCTCAAAAATATCAGAGTTTTCATCCTTGCGAGCCAGGTCACGCACAACTTTATTAAGAGCATTTCTCTGGTCGAAAAACCGCTGGCGTTCTTTCTTGAATTCAAGCATCTTCTGCTCAATCTCGTCAAGATATGCACTTCCGAGATCTTGCGTAGCTTTCTGCTTGAAGTATTTCATCACATGATAGCCAGAATACGGCGTTACATTCGCCGCTTTACGAAGGCTGTCGTAATGAACATCAAGACCAAGCAGGTCAACGATATCCGACCACTCTAAGTCAGAAGGGTTCTGCTCAACCTTTATTTCAATCAGTCGTAGGCCATACTCATAACTATCTTCGTTTTCAAGCTGTTTATATTTTGGATTCAATATTCATTCCTCCCATCATTGGGCGGCAACTGAATACTGCGGCGAATTGTCAGAGTAACGCCAACAACGCCGTCCCAGCGTTTTAACAGCTCTAAAAGGCTGTATGTTCTTACGGAATCAGTATCATATTCTGTGATTGTCATATCACTGGTGTCAATTATGGCATTTTCAAAGCTTTCGCTTTTAACCACCATTGACATTATGCTTTCCTCGCTGCTGAATGATTCGTTTGCGACGAATCTCACGCTCTCGATCAATCCGTGCAACAATTTCGGCGGCGAGATGGTTCGTACTCGCAATCGCCCTCATGTTTCCTTCACTCTCTGTTGCGTAGTAATGATGCCGCTTTGAATCCTGCATCATTGTTCGCGTCACCTTGTACTCAGGATACAATTCTCTGAGAATACGAGATTCTTCCTTAGTTACTGGAATCATATAAAGTCTTCATTCCTTTTCAAAAAAGATGTCTGGGCTGCGGGTATCGCACCGCAGCCATAGACAGGAGAATCCCGAATAGTTTAGTAAATACGGTTTTCTTCCCTTAAAGGTCTTTTTCTTTTTGGTTGCAAACATTCCGTTGAACAACGGGTGTTTCGTCATATTTACCAAGCGTTATTTGACAAATTGGATAGGCAAACATTCCGTTGAACAACGGGTGTTTCGTAATATCAGACTTCAAAATAAAACATGGGGACATTTTGTGCTATTTAGCTAATTCCTAACAACATCATGCGACGCTACGCTGACGTCGTTTCTTCTCACGCTCATAATTGCGAATATGGATAGCCTGACAGTCATCGCAGCGCTTCTTATTTTTCACGATACCGTCTACCTCAAACTCTTTTCCACAATCAATACACCGCAGTTTCTTTTTGCCGAGTGGGTGATATCCAGAGCAGCTCGTACATACCTTTTGCTGCGGTGAAAGAGGAACAAAACGCTCTCCACATTTCTTGCACTGAATAGAACCATCTGGGATATTTCGCTTGAGGTTTTCCAGAACGATATCACCAAAGCACATCCAGAAAACATTTTTCCTACGGCTATTCTTACTATGAAATAGATATTTCACAAGAATGTCGCAAACATCTAAGCGCTCAAGACAAATCTCGTCGAATTGCTTCAAGATATTGTCCCGAATATATGCAAAGTTCGAGTCATCATCATAAAAGCTGATCGAATAGCGATACTGCTTTTCCACATCATTGTACAGGTCAGTCACAGACGATAGTAACTCAACCTGTTTCATCGGGTTACTAAGCATATACTGATATCTGAAGACACCAATATTCTTCGCGGCAAAAGACATCCGCTTATTAGGAACGATGTGTTCAAGCTGATTCACAACACTATTGTTCATTCGCTGAACCTGAAATTTTGTTTTCTTTTTAGCGTGGATAAAAAAATGCGGCGCTTTCATACTCGTAATTCTTGCAAGACGAGCATTGATTTCATCTGGTCGAGTTGGCTTATACAGCGTCTTGGCATAGTCGATACAGAAGTTATTCTCCATACATAAGATTTTAATTGCTTCTATGTCAACATCCTCACCGTTCCAAATCTTCGTAATATCATTGCTAATAACACCGATATTGCCACCAGTCCATGCGGCGCGAAGCCCTTTGAAAATTTCCTCTGGTGTAATCGTAACAGCGCCAGCCTTTGCCATCTCGTAGTATAAAGGAACGATTCCTTCCATATTGCGCTCAGCAATAGACACAAGTAAGGAATCAGCGCATACGAGACTTTTATCTCCGTCGCAATCAAATTGTAGGATCTTTGAAATTAGATCATGACAGCTCGTATAGATAGCATTTTGAGAAAACCACTTTTTCGTTGCACTGGTTACAACATTTTTACGAACAGCATGTTCACGATATAAGTGGGGTGAACGCAGACAGTCCAATTTACTCACTGTGCGATAAAGATAGCAAGACACCTCTCCATCTGCAAGCAAGCCAACAGGACTGCGATTTCCAAGAAACAGCCATTCGCAGAAAGCATAGAGATCTGGAATCAAGAACATATACTTTGCGCTCAAATCAATCTTTGCTGCTCTTGCCTCAGTAACAAGATTCTTCTTGATTTGCCGTAGCATCTCTTTTGTGTATGGGTCGGAGAGCAATTCCGGATAGATACTAAGACACTCCTGAAAAGCATTCTTATTGCGATACTGTGTAGAAGCCCCGAACACATCCAGCATAGTATTCTTATCCGATGCAATTTTAGCAATTTTGTCAATCGTCTTTCCAGCAAGCTGCTCAAGTTCATCTGTACTCAAATCTGTGAGTGTTTGAAGCATTTGATAGTTAAGCTTTGCATCAGGAATGAAGTCCTCTTCCTCATTACACTTACCGACAGTGCATCCATTTGCTAAAAACAAATCAATGTACTCTTGCCAATTCGCGTAATACTTGTACATCTTAAATTGACTTTTTGTAAAAATGACCTGGATACCCTCTGCGATTACATCATGTTCAAAACCATAGATGTCTGTTACCAAACCATGATTTACGGACGGATCGCGTTCGTTTGATTCTAAGATAAACTTATCAAACGGGAATACAGCAAGAAGCCCTTTTACCCACGGAAGACGAACCATAGTGTTTTTTGCATTACAAGAGGGAAGAACCATTCCGCAGCCATCCGTATGTGTAATTGGAATCTCCATATCTCTGCGCTCAACACTGTATGTTTTGTGATCAATAAAATCAACAGTTCCACCAACCATCGTTTCCATATCATCTACAACGATAGTCTTTCTAATATCGAAATCTTCCCACAAATCAGTTGCGCTATTGCACAGTGCAAGATACGCCAGATACTTATTGATATTGATTCCACCAAGCTCGTTGATTTTTTGAACGCTCAGTCCACACATAATGGTTTTTTGATACTTCTCCCAAACTCTTTCCTTAATGAAAACAGTTTTCTTTGTTCTGATCTGTCCAGCAGATGCCGTAAAACAAATGTAGCGTTCTCCGTTAAAGGTATACCCATTTAGGATAAGATCTTCAATCACATCGAAATAATATGTGCGAATAACCATGAAATCGTCATACAGCTTTCCTGTTTCCATGCCAAGTGTTCTTGTAAGCATCGACTCAAAAACAGAAATCACATTCTTATCAACCACATATTCAGTCCGTAACTCACGTTGCGAGCGATGTGCTTGAAGAAGTGATACAAGTTCAGACTTCTTAATCTTAATCATCTGGTTCGTACCGCGAATTTCTTTCGCAATCTGTTTTACACGGGAACTATCCATCGCAACAGAAATCGGATCTGACTTTCCCATGCCATACAATTTACGAAACTGAGATTCAGCCTTCTCTTGTGTTATTTCTCCAGCACACAGCCGCTCAATAATTTCTCGCTCTGATTTTAATTTCGATTTTGAAGAGCAGTGCTTATTGATCTCAACCTCAAGTGCCTTTTCTTCGTCGGTGTAAAACGCACTCGTGTCAAAACTATAAATATGGATTTGCCGATCAAGACTAATGGCTAATCACTCCTTGCCGTTATTTATTCTGTATCTCTTATCTTTTAACAAACCATTTTCAACATACCGTTGAACAACGGGTTATTTAGAAGCAGTCTGAATGAGGTTCATTCAGATGACCTCTTCGGAAAGCCATTTTTCAACCAAAACGAGCTACTCCGCCAAATCCACTGAACTATCAATCTTTTGCAAATCACCAGTCCAGAAAAGCCAGCCATCTGGATCTTCTTTCAAGATAACAACCGAGTTTAGCTTTTGAATAGAAGCAGATCTATCATACTGCACGGTAAAGACATCTCCAGCATGAGTTTCTACAAAATCACGATAGCGCTCGGACAGACGCAAATAATCTGGATGTTTCATGATCTGTTCAACATTCAATCGAACCAAATCACCCTCATGTAAATCCTGCGGTGCAGAACCACGATTTCGCATAGAAATATACATCTCAGCCAAACTGTGAGAAATGCCTTTCTTCTTCGCCAGGCTCCTAAACTTCCTTGTTTGCGATCTGTTCATATCAACCTCTTGCCGCAATATAGCTATCAAGCAAATCAAGAATCTCTTCTACAAGAGATACCCAATTCGGATCAATCTTAATTTCATCCTTGTGATTTCGGTAATACTCCGGAGCAGAATCACCATTAACATACCCCATAGCTTGCCAATCACAAATCATTTCCAGATAAGCACAGATTTTCGTGTCAACATCGTAATAGGACATAAAGTCTCCATTACAATCAATCCAATACTGCCAATGATGATCGTTAGTACGATAATGGCGCTCCCATGCCAGTTCAAAAGCCGCGTCATCAACCACTTCGCCCGCAACAGGATAAAAATGTTGACGATACGGTAAGAATTCTTCCTCAGACATCTTGCTGTCATCGTGATTGCGGATACGCCATTCCATCTCATCAAGAATTTTAGGACGCTGGAATAAATCAATTCCCTTTAAGGCATCACGCAATTCCAGCCATGCTTTTCTAATGTTCTCCTTGTGCTGAGCAATGTAATTCATATACTCAGTTGTCTTTTCTAATAACTCTGTCTTATTAAACTCGCTCATATTTCCTCCTATGACCTGTACATCTTTCTGATTCTAACGATATTCTTTCCAAGCAATTCGGCGGCACGAGTGACTTCTTCAACCGTCGTATTCCATCCGAACGAAACTCTAATTGTAGACTTCGCCTGCGTATAATTCCGCCCAATGGCGCTTAGAACATGACTTGGTTCTAAACTGCCGGCAGAGCAAGCAGAAGCAGCAGAAATACATACACCGTCCGAATTCATCAGATGAAGAATAGCCTCAGATTCAACATCATTTATTGTAATACTCAAAATACTGCTTAGCTGATATGATTTCTCATAATGCTCATTGACCTTGATTCCTTCGTCGCATACAGAATATAGCTTTTTCAAAAATGCTTTCCGTAGCACCAATGCGTCACGAGAAAATTCGGTTGGTATTGAAAACTTTGCTGCAGTACCAAGCGCAACAATACCAGCTACATTCTCCGTGCCGGCTCTCACGCCAAATTCTTGTCCGCCGCCGTATATAATCGGCTCAATATGCTTTTTAAGCCCGCCGCGCACATACAAAGCTCCAACACCAATCGGCGCACCGAACTTATGCCCACTGATAGACAGCATATCAATTCCGTAAGCATTTACATTGACATCAATATGCCCAACCGCTTGCACTGCATCTGTATGGAATACCGCACCATAGCAATTACAAAGATCTGCAATGCTTTTTATGTCCTGAATAACACCGATTTCGTTATTTACCCACATGACAGACACAAGACCTACATTGTCTTCTTTGAGATATTTTTCAAGTTCAAATAAATCAACCTGACCATATGTATCAACGGAAAGCGGTTTCACGACTATTCCAAGGCGAGTCAGTAAGTTACACTGGTTCAAAATGGCGTGATGCTCAATTTGGCTAACAAGCATTACATTATGATTCGTTGCATTTAGAGCAGATGCCATTCCTGTGAGAGCCAAATTATCTGACTCAGATCCACCAGAAGTAAAAATGATTTCTTCTGGGCTATCCGCACCGATTAGCTTAGACACATCAAAACGAGCCTGATAAATGGCTTGGTGTGCTTGTCGGCCAGCGGAATGAAGAGAACTTGGATTGCCACATTTTCCAGAACTATACCAATAATTCAAAGCTTCATATACAGGCGGTCGAATGCTTGTTGTCGCTGCATGATCTAAATAAATCATCGTTTTCTCCTTTATGGGTGGACGGGCAAAGCCCGTCCGCGCCACGCTATCACAAAAATTACACACTAACATTTAGATTGTTAGTATAGGTCGCCTACACACTCCGAAAAATATGTCTCTTGGTTTTCTTGCAAGATGCTTTCGTAATACGGAATATCTTCCGATTGCTCAATAGGAGTAAAATCTTCACATCTTTTATCACATAAACACTTGTCAACCCAATAACATCCATGACAAGTCAAAGCATTGTCGTTCATATTTCATTGTTCCTTTCATCTGTCACATGCGCATCATCTCCTAACATCTCCAATCTTTTTAACCTGCCCCTTTCAAGACGCGCTTTGGAGGCGGCAATCTGCTCCTCCGTCAAAACTACCTTCTTTTTGGTTTTACCTTGAACCATTCCGCTGGAATATGAGCAATCAAACTTCCGTCCGGATTCACATGCCGAATCTCTACTTCATCTGGGTATTGCTCTTTAAGCTTCCATATTTGATTGATCCATCTTGTTTCGCTACTAAAGAATGTTGCAATCTTTTCTCCTGCAACATGATCAATAGCTGTCTCTCTAATATCACCCGTCATGTGCTTCACCTATATATTCCAATAGAAATTTCTTGATTTTTCTTTGACACTGAACTTCTGGCTTATCAGAGAAGCCCTGAATTGCACAGCACCTTCCGCCACAAACAACATCGCACAATGTAAAAATCGGAATCGCAGCCAAAAGACAGGAAACATCGTCTATATCAACTAAATTCTTATTTTTGCTCTCCATTGTCATCCTCTACATAAACACATCGGTCAAAATCAAAAACCCAAACAAAAGGATTTTGCTCCCATCCGATCTTGGATCGTTTCTTCTCCGATACCCCACTGTTCCACTTAGAAGCAAAGGCAAGCTCAGGCGATAAAACACCTGGCAACCAAATACCTTCTCGTTCGATATCATTAAGTGAGATATCCTGTAATCGTTCTACACGAACATCTATGATTCTTATAAAATGCCTTGCAGCATCATTTTGCATTTGAACAGATGGTTTCCAATTGAACAAGAGATAGCCTTGCGGTGGATCTCTATCCAAACGATACACATACTTGTCACCAATCATTGCCCATGTTTCTTTTAGAGCAAGAATATCTCCATTTTCGTATGGCGGCTTAATGACCTTGCGCTCTTCTTCTGCATCTTGCGCATCCAATAAAAATCCCGCTTCGGTCATTTCTCCACCTGAGATATCTTGCTTATTCATGGCAATGCGAAAACAATGCTTTTCATTTTCAACGATTTGTCTTAGCGCATCGCCATTAAGCCTTATGTACTTCACGCTCATATTCGCACTCTGATTCCTCCTTATACATGAGTCCATATCTGACCACTTACTATTTTAGAAATTAAATTCGCAGACACTCCATATTGATTTGCTAATTCCTTTCTGTTACACCTTACACCAGAACCTCTTGGTATATAGTTCATACGGATTTCTCGCACATCATCCTCAGTCAGTTTCGACATACCATTACAGCTTCCGGTATAAGCGCCAAGGTGTGACAGATATCCGAGTTGTGCCGGTACATCATAGTCGATCAGTTCAAGGTCAACGGCATGAAAATAATTTTCCTGCCTTGTACACCATTCGAGGTTATCTACCCAATTATGCTGCTTGCAGCCGTCAATATGATTGACGATTTCATACCCAATAGGATTCGGAATAAAAGTCTCAGCAACACACCGATGTATTCTCACATTAAGCCGACGTCCAAACACAGAAATGCAAACTTGCTGATATCCGCCAGCACCATAACCGCAAGAGTAGATCTTGCCAGTAATGGCATTTCGTATTCTGCCGAAAGTAGACACTTCAAACCGCCATGAGTAATCGACACCCTGATATACAGCACCTTGCCATACTTCGCTATCGAAATCACGAAACACCAAATCACTTCCCAATATTATTGTGCCAGAACCTTATCCGCTACGGAATCGTAATATCGCATCCAAAGATGTTGAATGAGAGCTTTTCTATGCGGCTGCTCCAAACGATCAAGCACATCAAGAAGCCCTTTAATCGCTGTGTCATTCTTCTCAACGATGTTCAAAACACGCCACACTTCGATTCCAAACTCATTTCCGTAATTCTTTTGCAGCTCAGCCGGCAAAATCTGTTTAGCAACTCGTTCACTGATATTACCCATTGGCTTCACCAGACTCCTTTGGAGTAAAACCATTACAGTTGCGTAGCCATATAGGATCGAAGTTGACAGGCCACATAAACCAGCCGCTCATAACGCCATGCTTCTCAGCACGAATATCCAGCTTTGCGGCCTGAAGAAAATTTGTCGGCTCAAACATGGAAAATAAATTCGTATCGTTCCCAGGATAGCAACAACAACTATGTGCATCGCCTGGAACATCACCCCTATATTTGCACTTATAACACATTCCTAACTCATACACGATTTTTCACCTCGCAAAGAAGACCGACTAAGCCGTTCAACAGACTTACGCAATCTTAGGTTTTCTTTTTCAAGCTCGTGAAGCTGGACATCATAACTAACAACAGATCCAGCAAGCTCTAAATTTTGTTCTTTCAGGTCTTCAACGCCGGTTCGCAGCGAAGCAACAAAGACACACGCACTGTAATCCTCGATCCACCACGCACACTGTTCTCCGATGCACTTTGATCCAACACCGCCCCTGATAGAAGCAAGAGGACAATACTTCTCATTCTCCATGCTTAATAAACCTCCCACTTATAGTCAAAAGAACGCCGATATCCGCCTTTGCCAGCACCACCGATTTTTCCTCTACGAACCAGACGATTTGAATAATTGCGGTAATACTTTTTGGCTTTTGAATTCTTTGGATAGACGATATACGCACCCTTGCGATGCCAGATATCTCGCACATAGCATCCTTCAATAGCCCGCATCAAATCATTGCGCTTTTTCACGCGCATCTTTCTTCGATACGCCTTGCCAGTCTTACGCCTTCCAATTCGTTCAAAATCATCTTTCTGGCAAAAGGCATCATCACAATAACCACCAACAAAGAAAGGATAATCAATCTTATCACATCCGCAATGGTCATATTGAAAAGCGCCGGCTTCATCAGCATTGCGATATCTTCTTTCTACATCCTCCGAAATAGGGCATTCATCACAGCAGAAATAAGCAGATCCAACATCAATCATTCAGCTCACCTCAGTATCGTAGTTGTTTTTAAGGACTTTCTTTACCATAGCCCATCCATCGTCAGTTAGCTTCTTCTCATAACCATAGCGTGTCAGCGCCCGCTCGTAAAAACGAAAACGCCGATGATCTTCACCATAAACAACGATTTTTGTCTCAAATGTCTCTGACAGAAAGACTTCATTCTCAAATTCGAGAAGTTTATCCCTGCACCAGATCAGAGCCTCAGCGCCGCAGCGTCCAGTGTACTTCAAAGAAATATTGTTATCCTTGGTCTGATTGAAATAGCCATTTAATGCTTTCTTCTTATCTGCTACAGCGAATACGACCTGATACTCAACGGATCTCGACCGATAGAAGCGATAGAACGCGATCATGCAATACTGCCCGTTTGAGAGCCTATGTCGCTCGTAGTAGCACTCGTTTTTACTGTTCCATATCATCAGCGTGATTCTGCGGATGACAGCGCGGAAATGGGCAGTTATCACAATCATTGCCATCGCAACACTCGCCGTCATTTCTAAGTGCGCGAACAATCACATAGCAAATAGCGAAAATAGCAAAAATCAGACCAATAAGAGTCAGTACATCATCAATTTTCATATGGTTTAACTAATTCCTTTACTCGTTTTTTCAATCCACTCCGTAAGCAAATCCCTCATGCGCTTACTTGGCAGATATAAGCTGATTTCTTCACCGTTTCTAATTGCAGAACGCCAGATCCACTGAATCATAGTTGACAACGCATAATGGTCGTTATCAAAAATTACACCCTTACTCGCGTAATAGTGAACGATATCGCCATTCGCAAAAAGATTGATTGGGTAGGCCAGCGCCCGACAATGGCTAAATTGGTTGGTTGCCTTTGCATTAAAGACTACAGATGAGTTCCAATAGCCCTTTCCTCTGATTCTCCCCCAATACTCCTTGTAAGTACCGCACATTCGCTCTTGTGCTGGAATATCACCGCTTCGCTTTTGAAAGTAGTTCATCAAATTGCGGCGAACCTGATTCACACCATCTGTTTTTGACTTGTACCAGTTCATAGAAAGCGCGTGTTTCATATCGCCAACACTATTGATTCGCTGACCGTCATCAATATGAATCATGTCTTTCAGCCGATACACATAATCCGGAACATACTCTGGTTTGTCGGAAAAGATATACCCTCCGCCCTCTGTACGGCGAATACCGATATTCACATATGGGATATTGTTGATCTGCATAAACAGATCCATTTCAGAGTTTTTGAACAGATAAGTAAGCACGAACACATCATCAACAGCTTCCAACAGCTCTTTGGAGAATAGCCAGTACCACACGCACCCATTCTGCTTGGATTTGTTATAAACCAGCGGTCTTGATGCCATAAGGCGAAACATGTGAGAAAATACGCCGCCGTCATACGGCTTATCGGTTCTACGGTATTCGTCCGGAGCAGCCTCATAAACATATCCGGCATCAATAGCGAGCTGGATATCGGAATAGGCGATCTGTTTATCCGCCTGTAGCACGGTCACTTCCTCGTCGATGATAATACAGTATCCATTTTCCTTTAGGAGCTGGATCGTCTCTGGCGTATAGTACATAAGGCACTGATGTGTCGATGTAATATTGCGCCCCTGCCGAATCAGCCCTAATGTGTGCATAGCCTTAGAAAATAGGAATTCCGGAATCCTGTCACTCGGCTCAACGAAATCTGCCTGAGGACAGTTATTCTTAATTCTTTCCGCTTCTGGGAGGTACGGCGTGATATAGAGAAACTTCTTTTCCGGATGTGCGTTAATATAGCCAATCGTCGCGCTGGTCTTGCCACTGCCCATAATAGCATCACACACTTTGACCATCTTCGTCTACCTCGTCATCAAAGCCTTCTTCAAAATAGTCGCAGTATGTTTCATCCGGAACGCAATACGAATACGGTTCCCAGAAACTCACACGATCTACGGAGATATAATCGACCGAAGCATCGTCACCATAGCGGACTTTCAAACAAACCGGAATGCCCAAGCGGTTTCTGATAATGGACTCTACAACACCGGCCTGCTGCGAAGAAGCAGCTTCAACATAACAGCCCTTATGAACATTGTCGATCAGATTCCGATAAGAGTATGTGGACATTTCATGGCTTTCCAGCTTCATAATATCCTCGTATGCGGGTTGTGTTTTACGCCTCATTTTCAGCCTCCAAAGTCACTCGATTTTCCGTGTTTTCGACCGAGTTGGTCGAAAATTAAGAAATTTAGATGCCAAACATACCGTTGTTCAACGCATTTCTTGTATCCGTACCCCTTAATACCAGACAAATCTTTTTTGTTTGTAGCAATGGAATAATCATCACCCTACGAAATCATGATCTGAGACTACATTGATGCACATGTTTTTGTAGAGAGCTTTGTCTTCCTCATCGGTAATACCGAGGTAGCGCAAGGTCACTTCTGGAGAACTATGTCCAAATGCTCTTTGCAACATGGTAATGTCCAAATTTGCCTTTTCACTATTGTACTTGTACTGATGCCATCCCCATGTTTTACGGCAGGTGTGAGTACCGATATTCTGTTTCAGTCCGCAAGCTGCCGCTGCTTCTTTCAAAACCTTACGGAAAGTACCAACCTGAATAGCACCGCCCTCTCTTGATGGAAAGAGATATTCTCCAGAGTGTAGATACGCACCTTTGATTGGAAATGCCCACTCAAGAGCATCCTTACAAGCAGTATTCAGGAAAACAGTTCTATGTTTCTTTGTTTTGCTCTGGTAGATGTCGATTCCGTCTGAGGTGTTTTCCTCATCCTCAATCAGCCTTACAGAACCATCAGGGGAGAATACCTGGTTCATCTTCAAATCCAAAAGCTCATTTGCTCTTAATCCGAGATTGATGCCTAAGGTGAATGCAAGCACATACTTATTATTCTTATGCTCATACAGCCAGTTTGCCATAGCAATAATGTCCTTATGAGTTTTGATGGGATATACAGTTTGGCGTTCACCAGTTTTGCAGTTATTGGGTTTCTTCTTGCTAAGCAGCTTTTCAATCTCCGGATGTAAGGTTATTTGTAGGATCGCACCTTCGGTAGACTGCCCCATATTCACCACTCCTTGCATATTGTTTAGCTAATTCTTTAGTGGAAGAAAAAGCGTTGTTCAACGAACAATCCTTACATAAGATATTATACCACAAATCGGTCTAAAGTCAATAAAAATCGGATAGAAAATATTGTTTGGCTAATTCCACTGATTTGCAAATTCGATAGAAGTGCGTTGATTAAGGCGTATTCCGTAGCATAAAAATATGAAAATGTATTTTTGCATGTTGCCAAGAAGACGAAGAATAAGCGTTGATTAAGGCATTCTTCCGAAGAGAAGTCTGTAGCAGAGGATATTTATATTTGTAAGGAAATATATCGTTGATGAACGGTGTGTTTGTGAGATGATGGTTCGGTGAAAAAGATAGAGGCGTGGAGAAGAGGGTACAAAGCCAAATTTTTGGCGTTGGTGAGGTCGTGAAAATATGAACCGTCCCCGCCTTCCGTATGGTCAAAACTGGCGTTGATCTCCGTTGATTCCGCATACTCCACAAAAGCGGAACCGAAAAAGGCGGCGTTTCTGCTGCTGTCCGTGTCTGTCGGTGCTGGGCTGGCTCTGGTGGTTGATCTGCTGGGCGTTCGGTGAGACGGGGAGAAAAGCGGCGTTTTACTGTCGTTTTCTCTTCGTTCCCTCTCTTCTCATGGTCTACAGTGCCGCGCTTCTGGCTCTCTGGCTCTGGCTCGATCTCTGCGGCTCTGGTGGGGCTTAGTGTCTGCTGGGCGGTCTTGTCTCCGCTGCTGCCGTCGTGCTGGCTCTGGCTTTTCTGGCGTTTCGCTTCTGGGCTTGATCTCTGGGGCGGCTCTGCCGCTGGTGCTGTCTCCGTGTCCTTTCTGTCCGTGTGTCGCTTCTGGGGCTGGCGCTTCGTCCGCTCCGGTGCTGTCTGAGCGTGTCCAGGCGTTCCCGTGTCCAGTGCTGCGGCTCTGGTGGGGCTGGGCTGGGAGACGATGCAGGCCAAAAGGATATAGCAGAATGCACAATTCTGAAATGGTGTATTTGTATGATATGCTAATGGCATATTGCACAAAAAGATGCTGTTTTTGACTTGCTATTTTTACATTCTGTCAAGATATTATTTAGCTATTCCCTATTGCAAATTCCGCTTTTGTGTGGTATAATCCTTTATGTAAGGTAAAGGAAACGAGATCGACGGCGGCGGGTGCGCCGCTGCTGGACGGTCTAAGGAAGTAGTTAAATAATACGGAGGTTATAATCATGAATAAACTGTCGGCTCTCGTCCCTCTGAAAAGCAAAATCACTGTCTATGTTCCCGCTACGGTATCCGTAGATCAGGAGATCGACAATGCTGCATACGTTGAGCGCGTCGCGCGTACTCTCTCCGCCTGTTTCGGCGGTGCTACGGCTTCGCCGGTGCGCGGTTATTGGGTTTCCGACTCTGGGGAGCTGGTAAAAGAGGCCACAACAATGGTTTTCGCGTACTGCTCCACGGCTGACGCTGAAAAGTATATTGATGATGTTGTTTCCCTCTGCTACGAGCTGAAGCGCGAAATGGGTCAAGAAGCGATTGCCCTTGAATATAACGGCGAGATGTATTTCATCTGATTGAGTAAAACAGCGGCGGCGGGGTCATTCCCGCCGCGCCGGTAAAATGAAAGCGGGGTTTTGAAATGAAAGCAACGAGAAAGCAAATCAAGGCGGCAAACGAGATCGCGGCGCGGTTTAGCGGATGGCACGAGCCGCACGAGATCGCGGCGATGTATGACGAGCTGGAGAAGATCGGCGTTTCTACTGGCTGCATCACAAACCGGCAGGACTTCCCGAATCTTGGATGCTGGCAAGGCCATTGCGAGTGGTACATAAACGGCGAGGAAGTGGAAAACAGCGTTTTTGTGTACTCCGTCTATGAAGGAAATCCGAATATCACGCGCAACGATTACAACATTTACTTTTCTTGAAATCCCGCCTGATGATGGTTAGATGGTAACTAACCGAAACGGCCACGGCTGGCCGTCGTGGGAAACCGAAATTAAAACGCGCTGCGGCGCTGGTCAATGAAATGAGGTAAACGAAATGAAAAAGTACAATGTCAAGTCGATCATGTCACGCGCCTGGGCTATCTATCACGAAACCGACAAAGGCGATGGCCTGCGCCCTGTGTTCTCTCTCTGTCTGGCTATGGCGTGGGAAGACGCAAAGAACACGCCGGAAAACATCCTGCATCAGTGGGCGGCGATGGATACCAAAGCGCAGATCAACATGCTGACGGCTAACATCAAGAAGGCGGCAAAGAACGAAATCGGATACAGCACAGAAGATCACTATGCAGAGTTTAACGAGACTGTCGCATGGTTCTTGAATCATCACGGGATCGACGGCCTTGTAAATGAGGCTTGGGTAAAGCTGGCGGAACGGCTGGATGCTGACTATCTGGACAAGCTCAACGCAAAACGCGCCGCGTCTGGCAAGGTCAATATTTCTCTGGTGGCTCTGGTGTATCGCAGTGCGAAAGATGCAATCCGCGCCGTATATCGTGACGATATCAAACACGGACGCGCCCGCGTTCACGAGATCACCGACAAGAACGGCGAGAGCCGCGACTATCTGGACACGATGGCAAGCACCGGCAAGGATGAGACGGCAAGCACTGCAACGCTGCGCGTAGCGCTGGAACAGTTTGTAAACAGCCGCGATGAAATCGACCGCATGATTATTGAATGCAAGCGCGACAATTACACGGAACGCGAGATTGCGGAAGTTGTCGGAATCAATCGCGCCGCCGTTCATAAGCGCATTGACAAGATGCGCGAGGCTCTGCGGAACATCGGCCTTACACCTGCGGAAGTTGCGGCGTAAGGAAGTAGTTAAACAGTATGAGCGCCGCTCCGGTAGGAGCTGGGGCGGCTGCTCTGAAAAAATCTTGAACGACGGTAAGCAAACGGCGGAAACGCTTGGAGGGTGTAGAGGATGGATGCAAACAAAGCTTTTCAGATGATTGAAAAAGCCTTTTCAGATAAGCGGCTTGTACTGGTAACGGATGGAACGGTAACGCATGGAAAAAGCCTGAGAAATTCTCAGGCTTTTTTTTGTTGCTTGGTAAGCAAAATCAAGTTTTTATCGGTAGTTATAGTGTGGAGGCAAAGCGCCGCTTGAAATCGACATGCTGGCGTTCAAAGCAAGAGCAGATATCAGATCGCAGGCCGGTTTTCTTTCGATTGAAAAAACGGTTTAGTGTGTTTGTGATTTGTTTTTGGCTTGCCTCTGCAACGAAAAACTGTTCGGATTCATAGCCGCTTTTCGTTATGTAGTTGATCTGAAAAACGATGATCGGCTTGCTACGTGATGTTTTCAGCCCGATATATGTATGGCAGTCGGAAATGATGTTTCCAAAGGTGTCTGAATGAGTCGCTTGCATTTTCTGCATCTCTTTAACGGTGTAGCAGGTTTCCAGTGCGTCGTTGATGATGTATTGCTGGATGACCTGTGGAAGATCGCCGGTATACGGAAGCAGAATCTTGTCATGGTATGCGCTGATGAATTGGATGTCGCGGAAAGAGATTTGCAAAGCTGCTTTTAACGGGCGAATGCGGAGAGCGAGATCGCATTTTGTATTGTTATTCATTTGTTGTACGCTCCTTTCATGCTCTAATAATAGCATAAAAGCGGCGAAAACTCAAGCAAAATGCACATTTTTGAGATGATTTCGTGCAATTTATTGTATATTTTGCACAATGAGCATCGGTGAATAAAATTCAGAGTTTTATACATGAACAGCAGCTACAAATGTTGAAAGGTCTGGAGGAAGATACTAAATGACTTCGTTTGATGGAGATAAAAAGATCGAAACGAAATATACTGCGGAATTTGTCACGGATAAAAAGGACTATGCCTATATTATCGGTGGTCGTTATAACGATGGCGAGCCGTGGGAGAAATATCAGAAAAAAGAGTTTGATGACCTGGACAAAGCGCTGGAGTTTTATATGCGCGGTCTTGTGGATGATTCCTTTTTAGATATCAAGCTTTTTGAGCAGATTTTTGTAGACGGCGTTTGTCAAAGAGAGTCGTTTATCGAGCCGCCGAATACACTGCGCTTCTATCTCCGTACAACGGTCAATAAAGAGTTGGAGAAAGAAATCCGCTCTTTGCGCGAGAAAAATGAGCGATTGAATGAGGTCGGAGAGCTGATGCGCGAGTTTGTTCGTATGTATCACATGGAAAATCATCTTAATGAGTTTATCAAAGAAAAATCAAAAATTTAGTAAGCAACCGCTCCATTTGGAGGGTAGTTGTAATAGGGAAACCTAAAAATTAAAGGAGGATTCAAAAATGTCTGTCAATCTCAACAAGTCTGGTCTCGGTAAGTTTGCTGGTATGCGCGGTACGATTTTCAAGTCGGAGATCGCCGCTGCCAAGCCCAGCAAGCAGATCGTCGGCAAGGGTATCGGCAAGGGCTGCAACTATCCGATGGATTCCGATGCGGAGTTTGAGAAGCGCCTGCGCCGCTATGAGCGCAAGAAGCAGGCCGAGGAAGCTGCTGCCGCTGCTTCGGCGGCCAGTACGATGGAGGCGTGAGATATGTTTAATGGCAAGCCTGTCTGGAAGCAGGACAATTTCACATATGAAGCTGTAAAGGTTGGTGACTATGTGGAGCAGGCAATCGTAGATGCTGCAATGGATTGTGTGCCGCCCGCTTGTATGCGGGCAGACTGCTCCCAGATGGGCGAGCCTTATTCTGCCAGGATGGATGAAAAGACCGGCAGATGGAGAGACACTTACGAAACTTTCCGTAAGGTCGGTGGAGAGTGGCCTAATGGCATTTGGGAGTATTGCGGTCACTGTTTCAGAGGTGAAACGGTTGAGCGTGGAATCGAGCCGTATCATATCTGAGATGAGAGGTGTATGTATGAATGATATCGAAAAGATCAATGTAGCTCCCAATAGTTATTTCCAGCGTATTGTAAAGCCGTGTTTGCTGGATTTGCGCAAGCGCAAGGACAATGCAAAGACGGATATGGAGCGCGGATATTACGAAGATCGCTATGTTGCACAAGCGAAAGACTTCGCGGAGGCGCTACATATTTCTGCGGAGGCGCTGGATGAATTGATCGGAGGTGTTTGAAATGAAGAAGATCATCGGCTAAAAGCGGCGCAGTTTTGGAATGGTGTCTGCGAAATCAAAAACCATACCCCATTTTTTTCATTTTATGAGTAAGCAAAACTCAGCTTTTGAGGGTAGATATAATAGGAGGTGTTTTCAATGAAAACTTGTAAGATTTGTGGTCGATCTTTTGACGATGAGAACTGTGTGGGCGTTGTTGTCAACGAAGGTACGGATAACGAATATTTTGTTTGCGAGGATTGTGTTCCGGATGAATGCAACAATGGGCATATTATTTCCTGTGAAAATTGTGGTTCGTATTTTACTCCTGATAGGCTGCACGATGAGCATATTGGGGGCTTTACTTTTACCGAATGTCCGGCCTGCGGGAAAGATATAGTGGAATGTGTATCACGAGAAGAGTTTGAGGAAGAGCATTTTCTTTCTAAATATTCCGTCATTGTTAGAATGGGCAATTATTCCCGTGGATATGTAATTTCTGCGCAGAATCCCACTGACATGATGAAAAAGTTGATGCGTCGTACTGAGCTTTGCTCCGCCGCTGAGATCTCATATTCCGAAATTCTTATGGATGAGGATGTGATAAAATGAGCGCTTTTACACTGAGAAATAAAATCGAAGAGTCAAAAGCAATGTATTTAGAGCGTTGTGGAAAGCTTGATTGGCAGTGGACGGACGAGGGACTTCCTTATGCAATCATGGACTATCATAGCTGCGTCGGTTCGATTTTGGATTTCACAGATGATGACTGGCAGGCCGCTGAGGAAAATGGATTTTCTCGTGAGGAAGTCATTACTTTATGCGAAGATCGTGAGGATGAATAAATGACAGAAAAAGATATTGTGAATGTGCTGTATCGTGACGGATATCACGCTGCGGCAAAGCTGATCGAAAAGAAGTCTGAGACAATCGAAAGCAGAAAATCTCTGATACTGTGGAAAGATGATTTTACCAGTGAAAACAAGTGGAAATCACTTTGTGTGGCTCTTGATGTTCCGGAAGATACAGTCACGCTGGAGCTGAAATGCAATGTTGTAGCAGTATTTCCATATAAAAAATAATTTCAACGGCTGGTAGGCAAAGCCGAAATTTTAGGGGTAGATATAATAGAAAGCCCAAAACAATCATCACAAATTACTTTCTACTTTAAGGAGGATTCAAAAATGGCAGCAAATGTCGAAACTATGTTCTATGTGCGTGAAAAGCCCTGGCACGGTCTGGGTGTTGAGGTTCAGGAAGCGTTGAATAGCGCTGATGCGCTGAAAATGGCTGGTCTTGATTGGGAGGTCAAGCAGAGAAACATTCAGGTATGTGGCGGTGCAAAGATCGAGAATTACAAGGCGAATGTTCGTAGCACAGACGGTCGTGTGCTTGGTGTTGTCTCTGACCGCTATCAGATCGTGCAGAATAAGGATGCTTTCAGCTTTACCGATGAGCTGATCGGCGGCGATGTCCGTTATGAGACCGCTGGTAGCTTGCAGAATGGCAAGAAGATTTGGCTGCTGGCAAAGATGCCTGAGCGCGAGGTCGTTGGCGATAAGGTCGAGCCGTATCTTTGCTTCTCGAATACGCACGACGGGAGCGGTTCTATCCGTGTCTGCATGACTCCGATTCGTGTTGTCTGCAACAATACTTTGAATCTTGCGCTGAATAGCGCGAAGCGTCAGTGGGCAACAAAGCATGTCGGCAATATCGACGAGAAGATGCAAGAAGCGCGTATGTGTCTCCAGCTTGCGGATGCCTACATGGATGAGCTGGCTGTTTGCGCAGATCGCCTTGCAAATACGACAATCACCGATGAACAGCTTGATAAGCTTCTGGATGAGATGTTCCCTGTTGACGATGACGATACCGAGCGCAAGAAGAACAGCGTGAAAAAGGCAAAGGACGAGTTTATGATCTGCTATTTCCGTCCGGATATCATGAAGTTCCTTAACACTGGTTGGGGCGTTGTGAATGCTATGAGCGATATGATTTCTCATTCTGCCCCGCGCCGTCAGACTGGCAGCTACCGTGAAAACAACTGGAACAGAATCATGGACGGGCACAAGATGCTCGACCGCATGACAGAGCTTGTTTGCGCACGATAAACAGTGATTGAGAGCCGCCCATTCGGGCGGCTCTTTTCGTAGAGAGGTGTAACATGGAAGAAAATCGCGTTGTCTGGTTCAAAACACATTTAGATGCAATTCCGGATAGCTGCAAAGATTGCGCCTGTCACTGGTGCTATCTTCCGTTGAAAAAGCGGAAGTGGGGCTATTCTGATGAGTTGAAAAAGAAATACTTGACTCAGCGGCACGAAGATTGTCCGCTGCATTTGGAGGTTATGAAATGAAGCTTTTCCTTTTGATTCATGAACAGGATACGGATGCCGCTTGGGGTTCGTCTGTCGATCTTTTCTCGACGCTGGAAGCGGCGCAGGCCAAGATGAAAACGGTTTATGAGAAGACAGTCGAAAGTTGGGATTTCGATATTGAAAATCAAACGGACGATTATTGCTGCGAGTTTTCCGATATGGATGCCTCTATTCGAGACGGTTCTGATGTTGAGGTGTGGCGTATCGAAGAAAAAGAGCTTGATGTCAATATCGCTGTCAAGGTTCATGGCGGGATGGTGCAAGAGGTGTATTCCGATGCTGATGTCGGTGTCGAGGTTTATGATCTTGACTCTTCTGATTTTGCGGAGGAAAGCGAGCTGACCGAAACGGAGCAGCGTGAGCGCGAGCTTGACGAGCAGATTGCTCAGCCTGGTTGGAGAGCTGTATGGTAAAACTGTCCTGATGAGTCTTTGGAAAGTAAGACGAAACTGCCCTATTGGGCAGTCGGCAGAAAAAACTATATTCTGGTGGGCAAAAGCCTATTTGAATGGGTAGATATAATAGGAGGCGATAATATGTCGATGCCAAATTTTAATACGATGAGAAATTTTCCTCTCTATGTGAGAGATTTCGTTTCTGAGGTGGATTATTGTCCAGCTTGCAATACATATGGAGAAGATGGTGTATGCCCGATTTGTGGCGCAGCCACGGAGCGGAAAGTATATCTGGATGAGGTAGCAGCATTTGAGTTCGCGGAAGAGATGGAGACGCGGTTGAGTGATGCAAATGCAAAGCTTGAATTTCATTCTATTTCAACTGTTGGCGGAAAATATTATGGGGTTCAGTTCTATGTGGAGGAAAAGCATGACCCGAATGAGTATGATAATGACGATTGCCATTATTATTTCGATGTATGCCGTAGTGTAGCAATTCGTCGGTATAACAGTGAGATCAATAAGATCAATCGAATTTTGAAAATGCTTGCGAAAGAATATGGGTTTGATGAGGTCTATTGTTCCGCTGTATTTGGAAACGGTGAAGCGATTTACACAAAGGTGGAAAATACACAGCGAGCGCGTATTGTTCGCGCCATAAAAGAAATTGCGTGATGGAGGGATTACGATGAAATCAAAATGCTTGACTTATACCGTGGAGCTTACACGAGAAGAAATAGACACTGTAACGACAGCGTTAAATAGCGAGTACAAATTCTTGAAAGAAAAATATGCAAATGCGCGTCAACAGAATGCTGCGGAAGTATATGAACGCATGGATGAGGCGCGTACTTTGCGGAATGATTTTGCAAGGCTCATCGGTGTGACTTTTATGGGCGAAGATGCCTAAACGATTCTTGAAGAAAAACGGAAATGATGATATAATGCGGAGGTAACATGAACGGAAACAAGGTGATTCGAGTGACTTTTGGTGAACGGGTTGAGCAGGCCAAGAAAAAAGCTGAGGAAGAATATCAGGAGAAGCTGGAGCGCTCAAAGCAGTCTGATGTTGATGTAAGAGATTTTTTTGATGATGAAGAGCTTGACCGCATTCTTTCGGATAACGAGTTTTTCAATGGAAGAGTTGCCGATCTGTCTAAAATGCAGCGGTATGAAAAGCTGAAGCTTGCAGCTCGATGGATGAACGATCATAGCATGGAGGTCGTTTGTGTTGACATTGACAAGCCGTCTCAGTCCAGACCGAATGTGGTCGTTTCGATGGAGCTACGACGTCTCTCTTCCCTTCGCGGACGCGAGTTAAAAATCTTTTCTGCAATGAATGCACTGGCAGACACCGTATTTTTGAGCGGTCTGAAAGATGAAGCTATTCGTTTCAGCTTTGGAATTGAAAGCCTCTGGCAGTAAGGAGAAATATATGAAAGTCCTATATCCGTGGAAAATGATTGGCAGATATGCTGATGATGAAGAGATCGAGGTCGGCGGCTTTGACGAAGAAGATTGCATGACACGTCTGATTTCCATGATAGATAAGCATGGCGATTTAGTCTGGTATTCCGGTGTTTCTGACGAGGATTATGTAGCTGGTGAGTATATCGGACGAGAAAACTTCATCTACGATTAACTGAATATAACGACGAAAGACGCTGGAAAAACCAGCGTCTTTTTTTTGCACTTTGGTAAGCAAATAGAATTTTTACAAGGTAGTTGTAGTGAGAGAACAACACAACGAGAAAGGATGATTTTGATGACAGTCAATTACGATAAGTCCTATTTGCCTGCGGGCTATGAAAGGTTCGTGTCTCGCGGATGCGCTGCTGAGGACATTTACCACCTGCGTTTCAACTTCTGCTACACGGACGCACAGAGAGATGAAAACAGGCGCGAGCATGACACACTTCCGGAGGACGCTTTGCGCGAGCGGCACAGACAGGCTTGTGAAACCAACAACACCTTCATGCACAAGGTCATGGAGACCATCGCACAGCAATTTATCTGCTATCAGTACGACAAAGAGCAGGAGCGCAAGATCAACTATGACAGCAATCAGTGGGATTTGTTCTTCTGGTGCAGCCATTGGACGAAAGAGAGCGGCTTGACCGGTCGCGACTATACCTACTTCACCCTCGGCATGAATAAGGCGAATACGGTGGAGCAAAACGCAGAGCTTTGCAAGGAGCTGTTGGAGTTGCTGGAAAGAGCTTTCGGCGACAGCGAAAACCTTGATGTCGCGATTCAGTATTGTCTCCGCTGGGATAAGGAGAGGCTGGCAAACGATGCCAAGCTCGCCGCGAAAAAGCTCGTGGGAAAGCGCGTGTCCTTTTACGGCATGGATGGACGGCTGGTGGAGTCAAACGGCAAGGTTTATTTTATGAAAAAATATGCAAAAAGCAAGGGCTGCCTGGTTGACGATTCTGATTTGATTCGTTTTGCGGATGAGCTGGAAGAAACGGAGGCTTTACAATGAGATATTTCAGTACACAGCGTCCCGTAGCGCCTGGGGCATTTCCAAAGCCCGCTGATAATAAGGTGCTGGCCGTGGACAACTTCGACACCTTTGATGGGCGCAAGTTATGCCCAGCTATTGGGCTGGAAGCTTACGGTTATATTGACTATGAAAAACCTCTGACGGCAGAACAGTCAGCCGATTATGAGCTGATTCCGCAGAAGTTCCCGCAGTATGTTAAGACATATGATGGATATATTGGCGTTCTGGTTGGCTTAGACTACGGGGAATTTCCAATCTATCGTTTCCCAGGCGGCGAGCGGGTTGCAGATCGGTACGAGATTGAGACTGGCAGCAACGCCCGCTCCGATCTTGAATGAAAACATAGGAGGTATGAACATTGGCTGTACTGTGTTTTGTTTTTCTGGTAGTCAAGCTGACTTATGATGGTTGTAAAACGGCGTATGCAAAATGGTACGCGGAAAACTGTAACCCGTACCGCGCATATCGTCAGGCAGTGAATGAGAACAGATGATGGAGGTCATATATGAGCTTACTTGATAAGTTTAACAGTATTGAGGTAAAGGCGGATACTCGTATTTCGGAGTGTGATCGTGAGTTTTGCATGGTCTATCATGAGGCTTATGTCAAAGGTCGCGCTGCATTGAAGTCCTTGCGTCAGTCAGTTGAGGAATATTTGAATGAGCAGCAGTCGATCATCTCTCGCGTTGTTCCAAAAGATGAGATGTACGACAGGTCGTTTTTTCTTGGGGACAGCGTACATGTCCATGATATCACAAGCCGTTTGCGTAACGCACATCATGTTCTCATTAGCGTCCTTGTTTCCTACTTTGAGAGAACATATAAGGTTTCGTTGGAGGCAAGCAAAATTGAAGAAGTTCTTCTTCCGAAAGAGCCAGATCGTTATGCGTCGCTCAGCAGTGCTGAATACAAAGAATATTATGATGCTGTGGAAAACACGGAATTGAAGTACGAAGACATTCTCGACCAAATTTTCATTCAGCTTGGCGGTTTTTCGTTCCAGGAAAAGGCACTGAACGAGCTGAAGCAGAAAGCTCACGATGCTGCATGGAACAAATATTACGGGAACAAGTGTTATGAACAGAAAAAGGCTGTCATTTCCTTTTCTCACTATGCTTGTAGCTTTGATAGCTGGCACGAAGAGTATTATCACGGTGAGCATGAGATTCAGCTTACTGACGGAATGAAAAATGTCGTTCGCGCTCTTGCATATTTTGAGTGCGGCACTGCGGATAACATTCCTTGGATGCTCAATACTCTGCTTGGATATCAGTGGAAAACTTACAACACGGAAATGCAGCTTGGATTGGAAAAGCTGAAGAGTATCAAGTGTTTCAAAAACGGTCGCGTGGATGTTCGCTTTACCAGCGAGGCATTCGCCCGTGAGTTTGCAGAGATGTTTCTTGGAAATGAACTTTGATGGAGGTACGTTATGACAAAGCAAGAACGGCTTATTGTATCGGCTTATACCGGTGTGTTGATGTGTGACTTTTCGGAGTTTCAGATTTATGTGGAACAGCTCTTACAGCGACCAATTTTCACACATGAGCTTGCAATGGCAGATGTATGGCAAGAGATCAAGGAAAAATCTAAACCGGCGTTTCTGGCTCTATGTCGGGATGAATAGGAGGCATATATGGGAAAGTGCATTACAAGTTGTGGGAAGGACAAAGCTCGTTGCTGTACAGATGATTGTTTTCTTCGTGTTACAGAAGGTAGCCGCCTGAGAGATTTGAAGTACAACAATATTGCGTGTTTCTGTAGCGGATTGTCCATCTATGATGACGGAAAAGAGGTTTCCTGCGGTTTTATTGGAGAGGTTCTTCGTTCCGTTGCACATCTGGCGGATCGTGAGGTCGAGAGCTGCAACACATTTTTCGATATGTTTGTGATTCGCCTTAAAAAGAAGTAAGCAAATCAATATACCAGTGGGTAGTTATAGTGTATTGGAGGTGTAGCATGAAATACAAATATTTAGGCCAGTCGATTCCGCAAGATAGCCGCCGTGAATTAAATAATAAGATTCTTTATCTTGTAGATAACGATTTGGTTGAGTCTTCCGGTATTACCTGCGAGGATATCTATAACGCTTACACTGGCGATGGTGGATTGCACGGTCTGCGCTATTCTGATTACAACAGCTATTCCGAATACTCCAGCGCAAAGAAAGAAATTGAAAACGGTCAATTTTTCACACCGGATAGCGTGTGCAAGTTTATCATGGATTGTCTCTCGTTGAGCAATCAGGATGTTTTTGCAGATCTGACATGTGGGATGGGCAATTTTTTCAATTACGCACCGATGGAGGCAAACGCTTATGGTTGCGAATTGGATGCGAAAGCTTATAAGGTTGCACATTATCTATATCCAAAAGCAAATTTGACCTGTGGAGATATTCGCAGTTATGAACCTGGTATCAAGCTGGACTATGTTATTGGGAATCCTCCTTTCAATCTTCGTTGGTGGGTGGATGGCGCACAGATTCTTTCTCAGCTTTACTATTGCCAGAAAGCCGCAGCTTTGCTAAAGCCTATGGGCATTATGGCGCTTGTTGTGCCGAAGTCATTTCTTGCGGATGATTTTAGTGATAGCGGATTGATTAAGGAGATGGAAAAGCATTTTAGTTTCCTTGGTCAGTTTATGCTTCGCGCAGATACTTTCGCATCAATGGGAGTTGCCGATTATGAGACAAAGGTGCAATTTTGGCAGCGTAATAGTGATATGGATAGCTGGAAACGGAATCCGTACTCCACAGAGATGACAATGCAAGTGGATTGTATGAACGCAGCTATGGTCAGAAAGGTTCGTGAACAGATCGTAGCGGATGCTCAGGCGGTATTCGTGAAAAATCGTTCGCACATTTTACTGGAACTCGCAAGAGATCATGATTCATCTGCTGAGTTTTTGTACAATGTGAAGAAATACCTATACGCAATTAAAACGCACCCAAATCTCAAAGAAAAATACACGAAATGCTGTGAATATCTCAATCGTTACTATACGGAGAAACAGCCTGAAAGTATGTCTTATGAAGAGTGGTGTCGCGTCCGCTTGACTGAGGCAAAAGTATTGGCTTATTTACGGAATGTCGTAAAGTATCAGCACCCCGCTCAGTACGAGGATAAAATTTGTCTTGTAAAACGAGACTATGATCTTGTGTATAAGGCATATAGCCCCAAAATGGCGCGTCAATTATCGGATGAGATGAAAACGCCTACTCCGATTTATGATATTGCCATCAGTGAAGAAGATACAGAGCGATATGGAAGATACGCTCGGCTTTTGCGTCGCAAACAGCACGAATACAGTATTGAACAGCAAAAGTTTTCTGAAATGATTGAAGATGCTGACATTAAGTCGTGGCTGGATGGTTTTGTTCTGCATGATGAAGAAAATGAAGAAGATATTATGCTGAACAATTTGCAAAAACACGACATCAATCTTGTTCTACAAAAGCGATATGCTCTTTTGCAGTGGGAACAGGGCTGCGGTAAGACTCTTGCTGGTATTGCTATTGGGCGTTATAGGATGGAACAGAAGAATGCGTTTTGCACGTTTGTTGTCTCTTCTGCAATCTCAATCAAGAACACCTGGGATGTCATGCTCCCTAATTTCGGAGTCAGATATGTTATGGTGAACAAGCTCGTTGATCTTGACAAGGTGCAGCGTGGAGATTTTGTCCTTATTACGCTGAACAAGCTTGGCAAATATCGTAAACAAGTAAAGCGCTGGGTGAGGATTCATAATCAAAATGTCGCACTTTGCTTTGATGAGAGCGATGAGATGACGAATCCATCCAGTTTACGCACGAAGTCTGTTCTGGACTGCTTTCGACGCTGCCGTTTTAAGCTTGAGATGACCGGTACAAGTACACGGAATAATATCAGCGAGTTTGCGCCGCAGTTGGAATTGGCCTATAACAATTCGTTCAACATGATTTCCTGGTGCAATACAATCTATCATTATGATCGAGCCAGCAAGAAAGACGGCGTTGAAGAAGGTCTCCATGTATATGGGAATCCGTATTATGGACAGCCTATCCCCGCATATCACAAGGGGTATAACCTTTTTGCAGATTCTCACCTTCCGGAAAAGATCACGGTCTTTGGCGTTGGACAGAGAACACAGGATATTTATAATGCGGACGAACTGGATAACATTCTTTCCAGATTTGTGATTACACGGACGCTGGAAGAAATATCAGGCAGAGATATCAAGCGTATCCACCAAGTCCCCGTTCGTTTTACGGAAAGCGAACGCGCGGTTTATACCAAAGCGATTGAAGAGTTTCATGTCATGCGTGGTAATTATTTTGCTTCGACTGGAAATTCTCGCAAGGATTCCATGATGCGGCTTATTCAGCAAATTACGCTATTGCTCAGAATCAGCGCAGCCCCTAATACAATTCGTGAGTATGACGGAGGTTTGCCGACGAAAATTGCAAAAGTGATTGAAATGCTGCAGAGCATGAGCGGTGAGATCGTAGCAATCGGTGTACGGCACAAGGTTGTTGTTGATGCTTATGCAAAGGCAATTCGAGAGATCATGCCAGACAGACCTCTGTTTGTTGTTACGGGATCTACCACGACGCTTGCAAAGCGTAGAGCATTGCGTAAGACCTTAAAAGAAAGCAAGAATGGAATCTTACTTTGTACACAGCAAAGCTTGCCAAGTTCTGTGAGCTTTGAATATGTGGATAAGGTAATAATTCCGGAGCTGCACTACAACAATTCTCGGATGAGCCAGTTTTATATGCGTTTTATTCGCTTTACTTCTAAGCGGATGAAGGATATCTATTTTGTTACCTATCTTGGTAGCATTGAGTCGAACCAGATGCAGATGGTGCTTGCCAAGGAAAAGATCAATATGTTCATGCGAGGGAAAGATACCGACTTGGATGAAATCTATAATCGGTTTGGTGTGGACTATAATCTTCTGTCTGCTCTGATGTCACGCGAGGTGGATGAGAACGGGAAATTCCATATCAGGTGGGGCGAACAAGAAATTGCATGATGTGGTAAGCAAACGCAATATCTTGTGGGTAAATATATCAGAGGACACAAAAAGCCTTTTATCTTAGCAAAGGAGTTAGCAAATCAATATTGGAGGTGTCATATGAGCTACTCTTTCATCCATCGCGGAGGGCATATTGAAGTTGTTGACGCTATGGGACGATTTGTTTTGTCGGCAGATACAATAGCGGAAGCGTATAAGGAGTTGGCAAAAGAACTGGAAGCGTCAAGAAAGATCGAATAAAATAAGCCTCCCCGAAACGGGGAGGCGGAAAGAGAGCATATATGGAAGAGACTTTCGTAAGAATGCGCAAAGCAAATGGTGTAACGCAGCGAATGAAAGATTTCTGGACGGTTTCTGTGAAGGATGGAAAATATGTGATATCAGCTAATGGACAACCGATTTGTCATGGCACTGTTCAACTTGGACAGACATGCGAAGTCATTCTTCGTGAGTGTTGCGGCGGAGTTTTCAGTAGGGTTAGTTAGTAATTCTCTTCTGAAGATATACACGGCGCATGTCATTCTCCCAGGCGGTTTTTCTGTGATATCTTGTCCATTTCACATATTCAGACCAGCGGTGTTCAGATGCTTCTTTGGATAGGCCAAATACGCGCTTGATATCTGATGGAGATTCAATTCTGAGTATCTCATACAGCGGCATAGGGCAAAGTAATGTGGCGGCAAATTGATCTGCCTCCGATTCAAACTCCGGAGCAGTAAGGTTGTTAAAACCGTTTTCTGCAAGCATTGGTTCTGCGACCAGCGGAAGGTGCTTTAGGATGACATGTCCAAGTTCATGTGCTTTTGTCCATAATCTTCTCCCATCAACATTGTTATCGGCGCAATCTTCATTCCACAAGATAAGATAACGGTCATTTGCAATGTCATAGTGCGTACAGCCAGATTTACTTTCACACAGAATGATTACATCCAGAACGGTACACTGGTTGATTGTAGCAAACTCCTGATAGGTCAGCGCTCTACAGTTTGGCAATTGTGCAAGGATATCGTAGGTGCAGATTGGGAATGAGATGCTGTCCATTCCCCTATACACTTGCAATACTTGATTGTATATGTAAGGATATCTAATCACGGATATATACCTCCAGTGGGATGTAGTATATCATATTCGGTGTCCAATAAAGCGGACTAATTCTCGTCCTTAAAGGCATATTCAAAGCCAAGACGGATCATCTTCATCATTTTTTCACGATCTTGTGCTGACATTTTTGATTTTGCTCGCTGCAAGGATACAAAATCATCATCCGATAACAGTTCTTCCGCAGATGACGGAATGTCTGATAGTCCAATTAAGTAATCAGATGAAACGCCAAAGTATTTTGCGATGATCTTAACCTTATCAATAGACGGTGAAGTGTTTGTTTTCCATTTGCGGATTAAGGATGTCCCGATTCCGAGATCTTCTTCCAATTTTGCCATAGTGATCCCGCGCTCAGCGCAAAGCTCCTTTATTCTAAGATACAAAATTGATTCCATATGGTTGTCCTCCAATGCAGATAATATTTTCACGCTTTTCTATTGACAGCGATAAGATATTCTGCTATACTGCGTAGTGTCGATAAGATATTATCGCTATGGTTGAAATTATAGACCATATTTTCGCGGCTGTCAACATGATAATCAATATTGGAGGGTGTGTATCAGGATGAATGTATTAAACGGTTCAGAGCAGTATGAGATGAGAGCAGAAGATTTTGGTATGGAGAGCGCACAGTCCGATAAGATCGTCCTCCCGTATCTTGGGATGTTATGGGGAGATTTTCTTTTGGATATTATGAACGCCGTATCTCGAAAGATGACGCTTCCTCATGACGCATTGTATGAGCAGCTTGTAAAACAAGTTTCTGCTGGATTCTCTTTTAATGTTCAGCCGGCGCAAATTCGTATCATTGCCTATGTTGATGTATTCCCGTTTGACGGAACATCGTTTCGTGATAGAGTTTTTGTTCAGGCCAGTAATGATGAGATTGCCTCGGTGTTGGACAGGTTTTTTCAATGTGGTTGTTGTGGATTGGATGATGACTATTCTACATATTATCACGAAAAATATATGGCGTGGCGCGAAGCAAAAAAATAAAACTTATTTAGCAATTTCCTATTGACAAACGGCTTCCGCTGCGCTATACTATCACTTGTAAGGAACAAGTTAAACAACTTATAATTTGAATAGGAGGGTGGCGCGTGGATAACAGTAGTTACCGTAGCCAGTATATTGCCTCTGATACTGCGAAAGTGTCTGAACAGTCCGCAAATGCGGTAATTGCATTTTGGAGGCGTGTCGCAAAGGCAGAGGGTGAAATCGGAAAGAATCTGGAAGATGGGTATTCAAAAGCAGAATACATCGAGCTGATCTCGAAGTTGAATATCACAAGCCCCAACGTCCTGCTTCCTACAAAAAGCCGAATCGGAAAGTATTTGAAGTGGCTGCGAGAAAAAGGTGTTCTTGAAAAAGAGTATGTCGATAATCTTTACGCCATTCGATACAATGCGATTAACGCAAATCATGTTTACGACAGCAAGTATTTCAAGGATTTTGAGTCGTTACAATCTGCGATTGAATCTACCTTGTGGGCTGCTGAGAAAGTTGATGATAGCGTCTTTGCTCTTCAAATCTCTGCAATTTACTTTGCGTGGCTTGGTTTACACATCGAGGAGGCACTTCAAATCAAGAAAGATGATATTAAAGATGATTGTGTAAAAATCGGAGATCGAACCATCATTCCAAACAGTACGATTATGGCGTATCTTTGTGATTACCGTGATGCGGTTGACTACGAGTCTCAAGCAAAGGGTGTCATTCGTTTGAAGTATACAAACTCCGAATGGCTGTTTCGCACCGCTCGCTCGACGCATGTGGATGTACCTAAGGTAATGAGGATCTTCATTCGTAACTTCGGTTTGGCCGGCAATGAAGAAGCAAATATCTTTAATTATGATAAGGTGTACTGGTCTGGCATATTCAGCCGTGCGTATGAATATGAGCAGGAAAACGGTGAAATTGAGGCTGGCAACATCCCACTTCTTGAAAATTTGTTTAATGAAAAGTATCCATCTGTTTCTGTAGCGCATAAGCGTTTGCATGAATATCAAGGTTTCAAGCAGCATTTCTTTTCTGATATCGCCTCCAATGAGGAAGCTTAAAAGGCGAAAAGCCTTTTAGGTTTTACATAGGAATTAGCTAAACAAGATATGTCTGAATAGTTTCCGGTGAAACGCAGTTGAGAGCAGGTTCAACTCCTGAGCGGATACAAAGCTAATCTTATGAACGAGAGAGGGGTGATGCGATTGGTTGGGTGTCAGTATTGCAAGAAAGCTCGTGCTTTCTGGGCTTACGATAGCCACGGAAGTCCTCACGGAAGCTATCAGAACGCACATATTGAGGTTGGAACGAATATCTTCCACGATACCGCTGGGCGGCAAATGCGCATTCGTTACTGTCCTATGTGCGGAAGATCTCTGCTGGATACCTCAGATGCGGGGGGGGTAACACAAGTGTTGTTTCCATTTTTGCAGCCCCGAAATCGTCTCGCCGTATCCTAACTTAAATTAAGGAGTGTATGAAATGGCTAACAAGCGAAACGACAGCGGTTACTTCTGGGTTGATAAGACTTTGACCTGTAACGGCTGTAAGTTCCTCAACTTTTACAAGTGTGGTTGCCGACGCAACCAAGAGCCTGGAAAGGTTCGTCCGCTTTCGTCCTATACCAATGGCGATGATTATGTCGCGGTTCTCAAGCCTACGGACTGCGATTATCAGAAAGAGCAGAAGCCGCAGGTTAAGGATGATAAGGAGAATGAGTAATGCCCATATTTGTTCTCCTTGTGTTTGTGGGTGCAGCTCTTTTGTGGCTGCTACTGTCCTTTGGCTTTATCCCTATCGGTAAGTTGTCCAACAGACTTCTGAAAGATGCTTCTGATGCAATGTCAAAGGATGAAAAAGATGAAAAAATTGAAGATAAGGAAGAAAAATAACCTATGAGAAAGAATGGTTTTGTTGGTGCTATCGTTTTGGCGATCATCATTTTTGGCGGCGTGATTCTCGGTTTTAGCTGTACATCGCGTGTCCCTACCGGTTATGTCGGAGTCGTTTATAATATGAACGGCGGCGTTGATGGTGAGGTTCTGAGTCAGGGCTGGCATCTTGTAGCGCCTACAAAGAAAGTAACCACCTATTCTATCGGTTTGGAGCAGTCCTACCTTACAAGCGAGGAAAAGGGTGACTCTCCGAACGATGAGAGCTTTTCCATTCCGACGTCCGATGGCAAGACTGTTCGTGTAAATCTTGAGTTCTCTTACAGATTTGACGAAGAGCGTGTTGCTGAAACATTTACGACTTTCAAGGGCAAGTCTGGAGAACAGATTAAGGATACATTTATTAAGCCTAAGATTATTGCGTGGACGCAGGAGGTTTCTGCAAATTACCCCGTCACTGACATCTTTGGCGATAAGCGTACTGAAATCAATGCTGAGTTGGACACCTATTTGCGTGATAAGTTCGATAAGTACGGCATTATTATCGACACAGTAAACTTCACTGATATCAGTGTAGATGATGAAACCGCCGCCGCAATTCAGAAGAAGGTCACTGCGCAGCAGGAACTTGAACTGGCTAATATCGAGGCTCAGACTGCCAAGGTTCAGGCCGAAAAGGATCGTCAGGTTGCTGAAATCAACGCTGAGAAGCAGATCATTGATGCAAATGCGAAGGCTGAGGTAACGCGCATTGAAGCAGAAGCAGAAGCTCAGGCAAACCGTGAGATTGCCGCATCCCTCACCCCAAATCTGATTGAGAAGATCAAGTACGAGCGCTGGAATGGTGAGCTTCCTACCGTATCTGGTTCTGGAGCAATCGTCAGTATTGACGGCGTTGACTGATCGGAGGATATGAATGAAAAATAAGGTTCGTGATATCCTTGCGGATAAGAAAGTGAAGCTGCAAGAATTGACTGCACAGGCAGAAGCGGCGGTTGATCTTGTAACGAGAACAATTTCTGGTTTGGAGCTTGTCAACCAAGAAATTGATGACACGGTTGCAGAAATTGACAAGTATTCTGCTGAGCTTGCGTGTACGCGAGTGGAGCTTAGCAAGAATCGTACACACAATGCTGCGATCATTGCAAATTTTGCAAGACTTCTGGAAGTTCCGGAAACAGAAAGTCAGCCAGTAGCCTAATAGCTACTTGTAACGACGCGAACAGCAATTTTCTTACATATATTTGGGTTATATCGTACATGCGTCGTGTGAAATAAAACTTGGAGGAATAACATCGTGAAGCTGAAGTTCAATGTTGGTGATCGTGTTTTTGATAAGAAGTACGGTCATGGTGTGGTTCAGAGAGTTGATGCTGGAAACAGCGAGTTCCCGTATCTTATCTTCTACGAAGATGGGACGAAGATCTGGTATAAGGCAAAGGGTGTAACTCTTGCCCCTGCGGAACAGCAGGATTAAGTAAGTTAGAAAGACGCAAACAGCAATCTAACAAAATCAAACTTGAAATTTGACAGATAAGCGTCTTGTGGTGTGATATGGAGTAGTAATCCTAACTGGTAAGGAAGTAGTTTGCTAAACTACCAGTAATCGGGAACGATGTGCAGGTTCGAGTCCTGTCTACTCCGCCAACAAAAGCAAGTAGACAAAGAGAAAGTCTGTTCGCAATCGAAGCCGGCAATCATTGATTATTTTGTCCGCTTTCTTCACGGTAACTGCATGGCAGGAGTGCGAATACAAAACAGATTGGGTTCTGTTGTATGGGAGCGTGGCCTATACCTTGCTTGATATATGCTGATGTGATGGAACTGGCATACATGGGGGACTTAAAATCCCCCGCCGATTGTGGATTATGGGTTCGACTCCCATCATCAGCACCAGCCGTTGTGATGATCGGCTTTCATCTCCTTCTTTGTGTGACGGTGGGACAGACCACTACTGCCGTGTAAGTGCGGCATAAATGAGGGCGTCTGGATGACAGCTTTAAGGTGTATCGAACGGCGGACACCTACAGCAATGTTCTTTAAGAAAACTGGAATTTTTCTGCTTGCGGGTTCGATTCCCGTAGCTCTCAAAGCCGTTAAATAATCTTCTCGAATTGGTGAGCAATTCACAACTTCTCTGGGAAGATGTAATAAGAAATGCAGAGGTAGCTCAGTCGGTAGAGCATCAGACAAAAAATGTGCTAAGCATTAGCACTAACAGCAATGTTAAAGGAATCCGAGTGTCGGAGGTTCGAGTCCTCCCCTCTGCGTCTATATTCGTGTGTAACATTTACGAAAGTACACCGTGGATGCGATTGGTATATGTCAGTTCGATTCTGACCGCACGAGCCTATAATGCCAGGGTAGCTCAACTGGTAGAGCGCGTAATAATGCGACTTGTTAAGCCGCTTACAGCAAATTTCTTTTGGTCTGTTAAACCCGTGGTTGCAGGTTCGATTCCTGCCCCTGGCTCAACGTGAATGACTGCTTAAACCATTCTAAACCGACACGACAAAAGGGTAGAAATGGTGACAGCTCGGAGAGACGGGCATCTATATACGGCAGTGGTGAAGCGGTAACACAGCAGCCATACAAATGCGAAAAGTGGATTTTCGCTAACAGCTATTTCACACTCCAAGCTGCCAATCGTAGGTTCGATTCCTACCTGCCGTTCCACGGGTATAGAGTTGACTTTTCCGTTCAAACAGCCCCTTATAAAGTTGGTAGTAACGGTATGAGACGCACACAGCAATTTGTAAGTAAAGTATTTGGCCTGATAAGCGGATTTCTTTTGCGTCTCGCCCCCTCCTTTAAGACACAAACAGCATCGAGTGTGAAATGGTGTCTTGAAGGCTATTTCAAGCGAAAAGAAATTAGTTAAACAATTCAAGGAGGAAGTAGGTATGAGTGGTTTTATGTCTGCTATGAAAAGCACTTTGAACGATGAGTTCAATGTTTCTGTTACTGAGAACGGTGCTATTGGCTATCGCACTACTGGCAAGGAACTGTTGGATCTCAACTTTGCCGTTGCATCTCTTCGTAAGGCATCTCCGAGCGATATTGCAAATCGTTTCGTCAGAGCGTTTTTCGAGGATAAGATCACGGCAATGAAATGGCTGTTCTTTGCGCGTGATGTTCGTGGAGGTCTTGGTGAACGCCGTTTGTTCCGCATTGTGTTTCAGCGCATGGCTGAGGAAAATCCGGAATACATCATTCCGCTGCTTCCTCTCGTTCCTGAGTATGGACGCTATGATGACCTGTGGTGTTTGTTTGATACAAAGCTTGCACCTAATGTACTGAACATCATTGCGCAGCAGCTCCGCGAGGACATTCAGAACTTGAGTGATGGCAATGGTATTTCTCTTCTCGCAAAGTGGCTTCCGTCTGCGAATGCTCATTCCGCTGACGCAAAGCGTTATGCTAAGCAGATTTACAAGTTTATGGGCATTTCTGAGCGCGACTACCGTAAGGTGCTGTCCAAGCTGCGTTCTAAGCTGGATATCGTGGAGAAGAAAATGTCCGAAAAGCGTTGGGATGAGATTGCGTATGAAGCTGTCCCGTCTCGTGCAAATCTGATTTACAACTCTGCGTTCCTTCGTAACGACGAAGATCGTCGCCGTGATTTCCTATCCCGTTTGGAAAAGGGCGAAACGAAAATCAATGCGTCTACGCTTTTCCCGCATGACATTGTTGCAAAGTATAGCGATGGTTGGCGTGGTCTGAAGCCTACGGATAAGACGCTTGAAGCTCTTTGGAACGCGCTTCCCGATACCGTAAACGGATGCGGCAATACAATTGTTGTTGCGGATGGCAGCGGCAGTATGACCGTGAATGTTGGCGGCGGCAATGTTACTGCGCTGGCTGTGGCAAACGCGCTTGCAATTTATTTCGCAGAGCGTTCCTCTGGTCAGTTCAAGGATAATTACATTACATTTTCTGAGCGTCCTCAGCTCGTCGATTTGAGTAAGGGTAAGAATCTCCGTGAGAAGATTCAGATTGCGCTTAAACACAGCGAGGTAGCAAACACAAATATCGAAGCGGTGTTTGATCTTATCCTGACTACGGCAAAGAAAAACAATATGGAACAGAGCGACCTTCCCGCAAACATCCTTATTATCTCCGATATGGAGTTTGACTACTGCGCAACATCGAATGGCGGAAGCCGATATACTCGTGGTAGTGTTGATTCTCGTCTGTTTGACAAGATTGCAAAGCGCTACGAGGACGCTGGGTATAAGTTACCAAGGCTTGTGTTCTGGAATGTGAATAGCCGCACGAATACTATTCCTATTAAGGAAAACGAGATGGGAGTTGCGCTTGTAAGCGGTTTTAGCCCGAACATCGCAAAGATGGTGATGAGCGGTCAAACCGATCCGTATGAGTGCTTGCTTGAAACGCTGAACTCTGATCGTTATAAGCCTATCGGTGACGCTCTGGAAAATCAGTAAAACTCCAACCCAAAAGTAAGCAAACCACGAAATAAGTGGGTAGTTAAGTAGGGCGGCGGGTGTCCGCCGCCCTATCATTATATCCGGAGGTTCGTTTATGGACTTGGTTACAAAATATATTATGACGCATTCTGATGGTCGCAGTCATCCTATTTGCGGTTCTGCTATTGCTGCTGCATTTTGTGTGTCGAGCGTTGAAGTGAGACGGCTTGTAAACGCCGCTCGTACAAATGGTGATCCGATTTGTTCCAGTGGGCGTGGATACTACATTGCAAAGGACAAAGATGAAATCCAGAAGACAATCGAGTCTCTACAAGGTCGCATCGCTGGCATGAGTAACGCTGTGTCCGGACTGCAGCAGTATATGGAAGGAGCGCTCTAATGCCAGATGTTGTTATGACGAATCATAGCGTGAAGCGAACAAAAGAAAGAATCGGACTAAGCAAGAAAATTGCCGATAAGAATGCGCAGAGAGCGCTTGAATACGGTATTACACACTCTGAGGCAAAGGGTGGTTTGTGTCGGTATCTTGATAAGCTGTATCTGTCGAATGGTAATGCAAATAATGTTCGTGTTTATCACAGATATGTATATCTCTTTCGTGGGAACACGCTTTTGACAATCATTCCATTACCAAACAAATTCTATGCTCTGGCGGACAAACTTCAAAAACAGAAAGGCGAAGTAGAATGAGGATCGTAAAAACACATACCGGAAAAATTTATGTTGATAAGGATAAGAAACTGGAGTTTTTAACGGTTGGCGACTATGGCAAGGAAAACAATATTAAAGCAAGTTTTCTTGGTTTGAACAAAGAAATCAATGGTGTTCGACATCATGCGGTTGACCTGGCGGATAAGTGGGTTGCTACTATCAGCACTCAGAAAGGTTGCCCGATGAATTGTCAGTTTTGTGATTGTCCGAAGTATGGATTTCACGGAAATGTATCTCGTGAAGAACTGGTTTATGAAATTGAGACAATTCTTGCAAACGAACGAGTAACACATACTAATCGTTTCAATGTTCACTTTGCTCGTATGGGTGAACCTACATTCAACGATGCCGTTCTTCCGTTTGCTGAATTTGATTTGAAGTCGCTGGTGAATCGGTTCATTACGGCAGACACAATTCATCCTGTTGTTTCAACTATGCTTCCGAAAGTAAATGCCAATTTGAAGTCATTCATCATGGAATGGTGTCGCATCAAGAACAGTGTGTACAGTGGAGAAGCTGGTCTGCAATTTAGCATCAACTCGACTGATCAGGCGCAGCGTAATGAACAGTTCAACGGAAAGAGCTTATCATTATCAGAAATTTCAAGTCTCGCATCTAAGCTTCCTATGCCAGTCGGTAGAAAATACACATTGAATTTTGCGGTAACGGCTGACACGATTTTGGATGCGGTGGAGCTTGGAAAGTTGTTCGATAAGGAAAAGTTTATCGTAAAAATTACGCCGATTCACCAGACAAATGCAGCCATTAAGAATGGATTTGATGTGACCACGGAATATACCGACTACGATGTTTACCGCAAGTTTGAAGATCCGCTTGTTGCTGCTGGATGGGATGTCATTGTGTTCGTGCCGAGCGAGGAAGAAGATAGCGACCGTATTACTTGCGGAAATGCCTTAATTTCAGATAAGTGAGGTGCAGGATGTACAAGCACTACGAAAATATTACAAGAGAAGTTTTGGATACGATAAAGGCTGGAGATTTGGTTAGAGTAAACGATTGGACGTGTCCAATGCTTGTGAAAGCAGTATCTAAGAATTTCTTTGTAATGACTTGTAAGAAAGAAAAAGATACATATTACTCTGTGTGTTCAAAACTGCCGTGGAACGGTATTCGTCACAACGCTATGGTTGGCGGCATGTTCCATTGTGGATGTGATGATTGGATTTTCGGGACACCTCTTGGAATTAGACACGAAAACATCTACCAGTTTAATGATCCGGAGTTAAATAGATTGTATCTACAAGAGTTTGAGGATGGTAAAACGCACATTTCTGAACGAAATGGAGTTGCTATCTATGACTTGTATGTAGAGCGCTGTGATGACTAAGGAGGTTATGCAAGATGGTGGTAAGCCTACGCGAGATTGTGATGTCACATGAAAAGATTTATTCGCTGCTCTATTCTCCGTGTAAAATCGAGAGTGACCCGATTGAAAAGCAGATTGTAGAAATTAGTACGAAGTCTCTGCGTTGGTCGGATGATGGGACAATGTTTGTCTATGTTTGGGGTTGGCCTGGGCCGGACTTTAACAGATATTCTGCACAGACATACGGAAAAGGCTGGGCATTTACAAAACAAGAAATCATTGATGCCTGGGAGAACGAGAATAGGAAGTAGTAAATCAATCCTATGTACAGTTCATTTCTTAAAATAATTCACTGAAAAACACAGAGTTTTTCGTTGCAAGCAAGCGCAACTAACGATTGGAGTGTAATTTGCCATGCCCATTAAAACACATGAATCACAGCGAAGAATGGCTGAAATGCAGCACATGAGAGACTGCGGATTTACTTTGCAGCAAATCGGAGATCAATACGGAATAAGCCGAGAGCGAGTTCGTCAGATTGTAAATAACATTCACAAGAAAAAGCGTACTTGTGGTGTGAAAAATATCTGCTATCCAAATTTCAAAAAATGGGCGCTTGATAATGGGTATTCCACTTTAACAAAGCTGGCTAATGATATGGATATGTGTTCATCTCTTGTTAGAAGTCTTCTGATTAAGGGTGAATCCCCTACAAAGCGCTCAATTAGGAAGATAACTGAATTCACTGGAATGTCTGCGGATGAAGTGTTTTATCTACCAGATGTTGCAGCATAAAGAGCTGTAATCTCAACAAAGCCTTGGAGACCAAGTGGTTGTTTGTGTACTCGGTGTAACGCTGAGTTAGATAGAGAGTTCAATACTCTTTGGCGATTCAAAGGCAACGCGATATCAGAATCAAATGATTTTCTTGTTATCCAAATGAATCGCAGAACTTAGTAAGCAAATTGTTATTACGATGGGTAGTTATAACGAAAGAGGTGTGTTTGCATGAGCGGTCTTGGTGAGGCTGTGATGATAACATGGGCTGAATATGGTCTGAAAATCGAAAATACGAGCGAAACAACAGAGTCGCTTGTGATTTATGTCTCTGTTCCAGAGCATAGCTACAAAAGAAATGCAAAAGGCTCTGAAATGGCTGCTATGGATCTCGCAAAACGATTTAAGACCGTAATGACAGAGATGGGCGTTAAGCGTTTGACCGTTAAAGCCCGCGTTCGTGCTGGTGAATACTGGACGAAAGAAATGGCTGATAGCGCCAATATCGAGATGCGAAAAAACATCTATGGAAGTCAATATTAAGGAGGGTGTAATAGGTGATTAAGAAGGTTGATCGGAAAAATCGGTTTGTAGCGATGTTTAATCCTACGACTGGCTTTTATGCTCGTAGCGGTGTGATTGATGAGAATGGTCATGACACCGGCGTAGATCCGTTTATGACAGCGTTCCCAGAGCTGATTGATGTCGGCGTGATGGGGCATTGTGTTCACGGAGCAAGCGGTCTTTGCTTTAAGTCTGGCGTTCAGTGCTATCAGAACGGATTAAAAACCAAAGAGCCAAATATGACGCTTGAAAATTTCAAACGCATTGTTGACGAATGTAAGGGTAAAACATTTCAGCTCGCGCTTGGCGGTCGTGGTGATGTTGACCAGCACGAAAATTTTGCTGAGATTTTGCAGTATTGTAGGGAAAACAATATCGTGCCGAATTTCACTTCTTCTGGGCTTGGCTTTACAGATGAGATTGTAGATCTGTGTAGAAGATACTGTGGTGCAGTAGCAATCTCCTGGTATCGTCAGAAACATACATACCGTGCGATTCAGATGCTTTTGGATGCTGGCGTAAAAACGAACATTCATTATGTTCTTGGAAACAATTCTGTTGAAGAAGCAATTATGCGGCTAAAAAATAATGGTTTTCCTGCTGGCATTAACGCAGTGATTTTCCTTCTTCACAAACCCGTTGGACTCGGAAGCGAAGAGAATGTTTTGCAGATGGATAACCCGCTCGTAAGACAGTTCTTTGAGATCGTGGATACACAGAAATTCAATTTCAAAATTGGCTTCGACTCATGTTCTATTCCAGCCGTTTTGAATCTGACTCACAATATTGACCACGATAGTATTGATACTTGCGAGGGTGGCAGATGGAGCATGTATATTACAAGCGATATGAAAGCTTTGCCTTGTAGCTTCGATAATCAAGAGCTGCGTTGGGCGTTTGATATTAGCAATGCAAGTATCGAAGAAGCTTGGAATAGTCAGCAGTTTGAAAGCTTCAGAAGCCATTTCAGAAATTCTTGCCCGAATTGTCAGTGCCAACACGCTTGTATGGGCGGTTGTCCGATTCGTCCGCAAGTAGTTTTGTGCGATAAGGTAGAAAAGGAGCTGTATTAAATGAGAGATCCGAAGCGAATCCGAAAATTCTGCAATGAGCTTGCAGATTTATGGGAGAGCAAATGTCCAGATTTGAGATTTGGTCAGATAATGGCTTATGTTTCAAGCAAATGCGGAGATCCATTTTATACGGAAGATGAAGAGCTGATGAATCAGCTAAAGAAAATATTTGAACGAGGTACAATATGAAAAATAAAACTACATGGATTATCGTTGGCATTGTCCTTGCCGTCATCATTCTGATTGTCGGCATTTTTGCCGGTGCGAACAACAAAGCTATATTTTTGGAAGAGCAGATTAACGGCGCTCAGGCCAATATCAATGTTGCCGAAAAACGCCGCGTTGATCTGGTTTATAACCTCGTGGATGCAGTGCAGGCATATCAGGATTATGAGGGCAAAACGCTTGAGGCCATTACCGCTGCCAGATCCAGTGTGAGTAATGGCGATATTGATGAGGCTAAGGTGTCTATCAATGCCGTGGCAGAAGCGTATCCGGAGCTGAAAGCAAATGAAAATTATCAACAGCTTATGAATGAGCTTGCTATGACAGAAAACCAGATCGCACAGTATCGCAATAATTATAATGAGCAAGTTCGAGCATATAACAAGATGATTCGTTCTTTCCCAAACAATGTTATCCTGAGTATTCTTGGATATGAACGAATTGAAACGATCTATACCGATTATGGTGCGCCGGTCGATGCACCGCAGAATCTCTTTAATAATGGTAATTAAAAAACGAGAACTGCTTTTCAGCGTAATTATTGTCTGCGTCCTACTTTGCCTTGGTCTATTTATAAGTGGAAAGATTTCATATGGCGCGGCGCAGACAGCGGAGAAGTATGCAACCGCAACGATTATTGAGGATCATTCACAATTCCGGTACGGTATGAATACTGACTTCGGCAATGTGTTGCTGTATGGAGAGCTGAGTACGGATTCGCCTGTGACTTTCGATGAGATTGGTAATGGTTATATTTACATTGAGAAAGTTCGTGAGGATTACACAAGACATACCAGAACCGTTACAAAGAAAGACAGCAATGGCAATACATACACAGAAACAGAGGTCTACTACTCATGGGACTATGTTTCCAGTGAACATCTTGCTACGGATACGATTGTGTTTTTGGGTGAACCATTTTCATATGGCACAATTTCTTTGCCAGTGCGACGTCTGAACTTAGCTGATGCAGGTGTTGAAAAGCAGCGATGGAACTATATTTATAAGAACAGCGATACAAGGTACTATTACAATGTAACAGATGTATCTCTTGTCGGGACTGTCTTTGCTACATTGAGTGATGGGACAATAAAGAACGCTTCTTCTCTATACGAAAATGACACTCCGGTGGAAGTGATTGAATCTGTACAACAGTCAGAAACGCTTTATTTGATTTTCTTTTGGCTGGCTTGGGTTGTTTTTATGGCCGGCTGTGTTTATGGATTTTTGTATTTAGAGAATCGTTGGCTCGATTGAACGTCTGGAGGACAATGACATGAACCTATATGCTGTTTTTGCAGATTATAGAAAGAACAATGAGCATAGATATCCGTATTATGTTCGTGCAAATTCTATTCGTGAGGCTCGAACAAAATTTCAAGACAAAATATCTTGGCTTACGATATTAAAGATCGAGCCTGTAACGGATAAGGAGCTGTGTCATAAGGTTTTCAGCAATCCATTGGGGTACATTTTCTTTTGATTTGTTTTGGAGGGGCAAAATGATTATTGAAGACAAACGATACGAGATTGATGAAGTCTTTCGTATGATCGGAGAAGAGTATTTATCTCTTGACACAGATAAAGGGAAGAAAAACTCAGATATCGTAGTGGACGGGTTTCGCGTTCATCCGATTTCTCTCCGTTATATGACTTTCTATCAGAAAGGTACTGCATGTGCATATTGCGGAAAAGTCGGAACGCATTTTAAGCTTTGTGGCGATCCAGATTCGCAGCGTAGACATTTCAACTTGTTTGCAGATGACGGCTCTCTGATTACGAAGGATCATATTGTTCCGAAAAGTAAAGGCGGAAAAGACTGTGTTTCTAACATGCAGCCGATGTGCAAGGCGTGTAATGAATAGAAAGGTAACTATCATCCTGAAATTAAAGTTGATTACATCGCAGCATTCAATCAGAGAACGGGTAACACTTCCCTTTTTAGAACAATTAACAAAGCAGCATACCATGTTATTTCTGCGCATTTGCGTCCACCCAAGAAAGACAAGGATCTTATCATTAACACCTCGATCAATGCGGTACTTGCAATTCAGAACGCTATCAAAACTGGCTGTTCGTATTGCGGATACACATGGTCTATTGAGCAACGGTAAGGAGCTTGTTAAATAATATCAAGGAGTGAAATTATGAAAGTTAGGCGCGATTTTGTGACAAACAGTAGCTCCAGCAGTTTTATTATCGCTTTTGCGGATAAGGCTGATGGTCTACAACAGATTGATGATCTCAGACATAGATACGGCTCTGATTATGTCGATCAGCTTTTGACGGACTTCTCAAACAGCGAACCGATTTCTCATGACAAAATCAGAGAGCGTTTTGAGGATGAGTTTGAGTGCGAAGCAAGTTACATTCTCAATTATGGTAGTGATGGTTGGTGGTCTGACGATAAACCGACCTTTAGAAAAAAGTGGGAGGACGCTCATCCTGGCGCAACTGGCGCTGATTACTATAATTCTCCGGAACGGAAAGCTACTATCAAAGAGTATGTGGAAAATGCTTTCAAGAAGTTGTTTAACGACATTGATTCTTCTCCATATTTGGTTGAGCTTGAATATGAAGACCATACGGATGTTGGCAGTGCGTTAGAACATGACATTCTTCCAAACTGCGATTTTACGGTGCGCAGATTCAGTCATCATTAAAAGGAGGATACGATTTGAAGTTTCGCAAAGATTTTGTAACCAATTCCAGTAGTTCCAGTTATACATGTGATATCTGCGGTGCAACGGAATCTGGTTGGGATATAAGTTTAGAAGAAGCCGGCATGGTTGAATGCGTAAATGGGCATACAATCTGCAATGATGAGTTACTTGAGATTCCGCGCAAAGAACTGATTAAAAAGATTTTGGAGTCAGGCTACGAAAAAGAAAGTGAAGAAGAGCTGAATGGTCAGTACGACGATGATTCACTTCTCGATATCTTCTGGGATCAGGCAGACAATCGTTATGCTGCTCCGGAAGAGTTTTGTCCGATTTGCCAGTTTATCGAGTATTCGCAGTACGACCTTGGAAAGTATCTCGAAAAAGAATACAAGGTTTCCCGCAGTGATGTATTTGCAAAGGTAAAAGCAGTGAATAAGCGTCGCAAGAAGCTGTACGATAGCGAATATGTGACAGAGGTATGTAAGCAGTTCGACCTTAATCCTGTCGATATTGTAGCTGGCCTGAAGAAGAGATTTGTTACCTACCGTGCATTCAGCGATTATATTCTGAGGTAATTGAAATGAAAATTAGAGAAGACTTTGTAACGAATAGTAGTAGCTCAAGCTATGTTATCGCCTATAAAGCATCTCCAAACTTCGACGAAGAGACTATTCGGCGTTATCCAATTCTGAAAGGGGTTACAACCGTTTTAGAGAGTGTTTTGCTTGCCGCAAATGATTATGGCGACACGACAGAGGGTGAACAGATTAAAACTGTTGAGGAACTGGATAAATATTTTGTCGGATGCTATGGATATGGGGAGATCAATACGCTTCCCCGCATCTTGGATGATGACCATTATCTAAAAGAGCATTATGATAAGTGTTCTAAGCTGTTAAACGATGGTTATAACATCGTTTTCAAGCAGGTTGATTATAATGATAGCACTTTTGATTCTATCATTCGTAACCTGGCAAACACAGATGGCATTGTTCAGATTATTGCTGATGAATAATTGGAGGTGAATTATGTACGCAGCATATGTAACTCGTATTAAGAATTTGCGCAAACATTCAAACGCGGATCGACTTCTCTGCGGTGAATGTTTTGGCAATACGGTAATTGTGGGCTTGGATACAAAGCCAGAAGAGCTTGGTGTTTATTTCCCCGTAGATGGCAAGCTTGGAACTGAGTATGCGGTGAAGAATGACCTGCTTCGGCGTAAGGATGAAAACGGTAAGCCGGCTGGTGGTTATCTCGATCCTGAAAAGCGCAATATTAAGGCGTTGAAGCTTCGTGGCGAAAAGAGCGATGGCTTGTTTATGCCGTTGTCCAGTTTGAACGGGTTTACGGATATTGCAAAGCTCCGTGAGGGCGATGTAATTACCATTTTGAATGGTGTCACAATTTGTGAGAAGTATATCCCACGTCGTAAGAAGAGTACCATTATGGTTGGGGGGGGTAGGACTCGTAAGCATCACGATCCTATTGCCCCGCTCTTTGCGGAACATGCTGACACGGAACAGCTTGCATATAACCTCAGCGCATTTCACCAAGGCGATCTTGTTGAGATTACTTTGAAAATGCACGGTACATCTCAGCGAACCGGATATCTGCCAACGCTTAAAGGATATAAGAGGACATTGCTTGATAAACTCCTACATCGCGTTGGTTCTCCGATTTATAATTGGGGATATGTAACTGGCACTCGTCGTGTTGTTCTGGATGATTTTGACGGCGGCTTCTATGGCAGCAATGCTTTCCGTGAACAGCATAGCAAGGTTTTTGAAGGTAAGCTTCATAAGGGCGAAACCGTGTACTATGAAGTCGTTGGCTTTACGCAAGACAAGCAGCCTATTATGGCATCTTGCGACAATAAAAAAGTCGGTGATAAGGAATTTGTTAAACAATACGGAGAAAAGACAGTGTTTAGCTATGGTTGCTATCCGGACGGTGTAAAGGAAGTAACAAATCCGAAAATTACATACGCAACAGTAATGATTGGCGATACCTCTTTTACAGCAAATGAGATTACGGAATATGAATCTGCTCCGCAGTCTGATTTTTATGTGTATCGAATGACGATGACAAATGAGGATGGCGATGTTGTCGAATACACACCTGACTTTATGCGTTATCGTTGTGAGCAGATGGGTGTTAAGTGCGTTCCGCTATTCGCTCGATTCATCATTCCGGATTACATCCAGCTTCCTGATGCTGTTGGATCTCCGATGGCTGTCAATGCTGGCGAATATGTCAAGGAGATTGCCGAAAACTTCTATGATGGTGCAGACCCGATTGGTAAGTCGCATGTCCGAGAGGGCGTTGTTTGCCGTATCGTAAACCGCCCAAAGTTTACAGCATATAAGCACAAGAATTTTGCATTCAAGGTACTTGAGGGAATTGTAAAGGATATTGCGTCTGCTCCGGACATGGAAGAAGCGCAGGATGAGACAAGCGCCGCGTAACGACATTACGCATCTTATCCATCAATGCTGAACGGTGTGCTGGAATATGCACGAATTTGTAGTTCCAGCACACTGCAGGCATATTGCCAGAGATTGTATTTTGAAAGAGAGGTGCTGTGATGAGTGACAGAGTAAAGATTATGAAACGGCTTTCTGAACACCTCGAAGCAGTAAGAGACAAACACCCTGAGTGGGTTGGTATTTTTCTTCAAGGTTCACAAAACTACAACTTAGACTATGAGGGAAGCGATATTGATTCCAAGCTGATTGTCCTCCCTTCGTTTGAAGATTTTGTTTTGAACAAAAGACCATATAGTTACACACACATCATGGAAAACGATGAACATGTAGATGTTAAGGATATTCGTCTGATGCTCGATTGCTTCAAAAAGCAGAATGTAAATTTTGTTGAGATTCTTTTTACGCCGTACCGTATCTTGAATCCAAAGTACGAAGCTTTGTTCCAGCCGATTCTTGATATTGCAGAGAGAGTCGGTCGATATAACAACTATGCCGCATTGAATTGCATGGTAGGAATGGCGCTCGAAAAGCAAAAGGCATTGTGCCACCCATATCCTGCAACAAAAGACAAGATTGATAAATACGGGTTCGATAGCAAACAGTATCATCACATTGAGCGTCTTTATGAATTCATGCAGCGTTGGCTTAATGGCGAGCCATATCGTGATTGCCTCGTTTCTAAACAAGTGGAGCGTCTTAGAGAAATCAAGCTTTATATTAACTGCGATCTTACAACGGCGCAGGTCAATTCGGATAGAATCGTATCTGAGATGAAATCAATCAAGGACACTTATATGCAGCAGAATCCAGTTGTAGTAGACCGTGAGGTTGATTCGGTTTTCAATAAAGTTCTGCTTGATTTATTTAAGTTCAACTTCCAGTGCGAGCTTGGTAACGACTCGCCCAATAAAAAGGAGTAAGAATATGTCTATCTTTTTTATGATGGTAGGTCTTCCGTACAGCGGAAAATCTGTTTATGCGGAGGGGCTGCGAGAGAAGTTCGGCGCAGAGATTCATTCCAGCGATGCAATTCGAGCAGAGATTCTTGGAAATGTACAGGATCAGACAAACAATCAGATTGTTTTTGACACTCTGCACAAGCGTGTAATTTCTGATTTGTCTGCTGGTAAAAATGTAATCTACGACGCGACGAATATCAATTACAAGCGGCGTATTGATCTGCTGAATCGCTTGTCAAAGGTAAAGTGTCAGAAGGTCTGTATCGTTATGGCGACACCTTTTCACGAATGTGAAGAGCGTAGCAAGCATCGTGAGCGTGTTGTCCCACACGAGGTTCTTGTGCGTATGTATAAGAATTTCTGGATTCCATACTGGTATGAGGGGTGGGACGTAATCGAGCTTGTTTATCCAGATAATTTTGAGCCGTACAGTGTAAGTGATTTATTTAATCGTGATGGAGGACTGAATAGCTTCGAGCAGGACAATCCGCATCATATTTTCACGGTTGGACATCATTGTATTGCTACATACGGGCTGGTTTCTGATGGAAGTGCAGAGCTTCAGGAGGCTGCTCTTCTTCATGATATCGGTAAGCCTTTCACAAAAAGCTTTGTTAATAGTAAGGGCGAAACAACAGAGATTGCTCATTATTATGAACATCAGCATGTTTCAGCCTATGATAGCTTGTTCTACTCAAATCCAAGTTTGAATCGGCTGTATATCGCAAATATCATCCAGTGGCATATGCGTCCGTTTGAACTTGAACGAGATTCCCATTCTGGCAAAGCACAGAAGCGGTTCAAAAAGCTTGTTGGCAATAAGCTTTATTCAGATGTGATGAAACTTCACGCCGCTGATATCGAAGCAAAAGGAACTTGATAAACAATATAAAGTGGGTGTTTGGCATTTACAGTAAAGAAGATTTAGATGTGATGCAGTCATGGGATTTGCAGCGAAAAATTCAAGTAACTACAACTCGTATCATTGAGTGGTATGAGTATTTCGGCGGAAATGTTTATGTTGCATTTTCTGGCGGTAAAGATAGTACGGTTTTGCTTGATATCGTTCGCCGTATTTATCCAGATGTACCGGCTGTATTTTGTGATACTGGCTTGGAGTTTCCAGAAATTCGAGAATTTGTTAAGCAGCATGATAATGTTGTGATTTTGCGACCTGAGATGAATTTCAGAAAGGTTATCGAAACATACGGATATCCAGTTGTCTCAAAGAGAGTTGCCGACACCGTAGAATATGGCAGTAAGCCAGGTTCTTATCGGTGGAAAGAGCTTCACGGAGAAATTATCCGTAGTAATGGCACTCCGTCGGAGTTTAATTGCGAAAAGTGGTGCTATCTTCTGGACGCTCCATTTAAGGTTTCTTCTCGTTGCTGCAATATTATGAAGAAGAAACCGCTGAAGAAGTATTTCAAAGAGACTGGTCGCGTTCCCATTATTGCAACTATGGCAGACGAGAGCCGATCTCGTAGATCTGCATGGATGAGACAAGGCTGTAATGCTTTTAGTAAGAAATCTCCAAGTTCTCAGCCGATGTCTTTCTGGACAGAAAATGATGTTCTTGAGTATTTGCACACCTACAATATTCCCTACGCCTCCGTTTATGGCGAGATTATACCTTGCGGGGGGGGGTGGACAACGACAGGTGAAAGAAGAACTGGTTGTGTCTTTTGCGCATTTGGCGCTCATCTGGAGAAGTCTCCAAACCGTTTCCAGCGATTAAAGGAAACGCATCCTAAGCTATGGGAATATTGTATGAAGCCTTGGAGCGAACATGGCTTAGGTATGCGAACAGTATTAGAGTACATTGGTATTCCGTGTGAATAGAAAGTGAGTTTTTGTAATGCAACCAATTTTCAAAGAATACGCTCATTTCTTACATGATAATGGGTGTGATATATCTTGGTTTCAAGAAAGGACATATTGGTTGGATCACAACATTGTAAAAGCGTTTACGAGGGGGGGGGCAGCGGCTAATCTCGCTATATAAAATCGCTGTTTCTGACGATCTTACCGTTGCTCTTACAAAACACAAACAAAATGTTGATGGTCTGCAATTTGAATCCTGGGACGAAACTATCGCGCGTTTTAGACCGCATCTTGAAAGTATTGAGCGTGATAGCATCGCTCTTCTTCGTCAGTATGGAATTGGGACAGAGCGGAAGATAGTCAATACAAATTCTACTGGCAAGGACAGCATGGTTGTTACACATCTTGCGAAAAAAGCAGGATTAAATTTTGAAACATATTTTAATGTTACAACCTTGGATGTTGCGGAAAGTAATCGTATGGCAAAGCGAAACGGATTCAAACACATTCTGCCCAATCCGGAGTATGGTGGATTTTACAAGTACATCCAACGCTATGATGGGGGGGGCAACCAAATGATACCAAGTAGATTGAATCGCTTCTGCTGTAATTATTTTAAGGAAAGCCCAACAATTGACTATTTTCCTGACGATGAGCCTCTGATTTTCTTATTTGGAATGAGGAATCAAGAATCAGTTCGCCGGTCTGGTTATAAGGACATCTGGAAAAATGAAAAGTGGGGCGAGCGCGACTGGATTGCTCTTCTTCCAATTCGTCAATGGTCTGAGTTTGATATCTGGCTTTATATTTTGTCGGAAGATATTGAAATCAACGACAAGTATAGATACGGATATGATCGCGTTGGATGTGGTATTGCTTGTCCGAATTATACAAAGTATACATGGGTTCTTGATAAATACTGGTATCCATATTTGTTTAATCGGTGGAGAAATATCTTACGGAACGACTTTATCAACAATAACAAGTGGCTCATTATGAATTGCACCGTTGATGAGTATGTAACAAAAGCATGGACTGGCGGTGTATATCGTGACGAGCCGACAGAAGAGGTTATTTCTGAATTTTCTCAGTATTCTGGGCTGGATATACCAATTGCAAGAAAGTATTTTAATCGCTATTGCGCAAATGGATGTATTAACAAGCGCCGTCAGCCTCTTCGGATCAAAGATAGAAATGCTCTTGCCATGAATATGAAAATGTTTGGAAGAAATATAAATCATTTTTTGTGCAAGAAATGCCTTATGAAAGAATTTGGTTGGAGCAAATCTCAATGGGACGAAAAAGTCAATGAATTCAAGGAACAAGGCTGTCAATTATTTTGAAAAGAAATTAGTTAAACAACTCAAAGGAGAATACAGTATATGAAGATGGACAAAGTTGCTGGCAGTGGGAATGACGAATTCTACACGCCAGAGTATGCAGTTACACCTATTGCAAAGTATCTTGCACCCCCCCCGCCGTAATTTGGTGTCCGTTTGATACGGAAGACAGTTTGTTTGTGAAACATTTTAGAGCTGCTGGGTATACAGTTTTGGCAACACATATTTGTAATGGTCAGGACTTTTTTACTATGGAGACTCCAAACTGCGACTACATTATTAGCAATCCGCCATATTCCCTTAAAGGTGATGTTATTGACCGCCTGTTTGAAATCGGCAAACCGTTTGCAATGCTTGTTGGCGTTGTTGGGTTATTTGAAAGCCAACATCGGTTTAATCTTTTTAGGTCGCATGAATTTGAAATTATGTATTTGAACAAGCGCGTCTCATACTTTAAGGATTATGCAGAGCAAAAACCGTCGCTTAATCCTCCGTTTAGTAGCGTCTATATTTGTAGCAAAATGCTTCCAAGAACCATTGTATTTGAAGAAATCGACAAATAATAGGAGTTTTCAATGAAATATACTACTTCCCTTTTCTGCGAGTTCGATAAGTACGCAGCAGAAAGCTATTGTGCGGTTCATGACACATCTCCGGAGCTAAATATTGGTGATATTACAAAGGCAGATGAAAAGTCTGTACCTGATTTTAATACCATGTTTGGTGGATCTCCGTGCCAGGACTTCTCTATCGCAGGGAAACAGGGGGGGGCTGCATGGACATGTAAAAACTGCGGTCATACATATAACCCCCTTGAAGCCCATTACACAGAGCGAGACAAATGCCCGAATTGTGGTTCGACTAAGATTGAGAAAACACGCTCGTCTCTTTTGGTTGAATGGCTGCGCTTCCTTCGGGAGAAAAAGCCTCGTTTTGCTATCTATGAAAATGTCAAGAACATTGTAGGCGCTCGTTTTAGACCGACATTCGATCTATTCGTTAAAGAGCTTGAGGACTATGGTTATAATGTTCACTGGCAGGTATTAAATGCGAAAAATTATGGTATTCCTCAGAATCGAGAGCGTGTCTATTGTGTCATCATTCGTAAAGACTTGGATAACGGAAGGTTCAAATTTCCAGAGCCTATTTCGCTTAAACATACGCTTGCCGATATGTTAGAAACCGACGTCGATGAAAAATACTATCTCAGTGATGAGAAAGTGGCTGCAATGATCACCCCCCCCGCAGCGAATCAGTAAAACAATTCGAGTCGGAGGAAGAAACTCAGCAGACAGACAACACCAATGGGACTTGGTTGCAGAAAACGCACGGAGTTCGATTGAGTAACAAAGGCAATAAGTTTGATGGATATAGCGACATTGCCCTAACCCTTCTTGCGAGAGACTATAAGGGTTGGGGCAATCAGCAAATGACAGGAGTAATGGAAATTGACTGATAAAATTATTCAAGTTGGGAACTTGACGCAAGGTGCAAAACGCGAGAACCCGCAAAGAGGTCGAGTATACGATCCGTCAGGAATTGCACCGTCCCTCACCTGTATGGGGGGGGGTAATCTTCAGCCGTTTATAATTGTTTGTAACGAGCATGTTGAATTAGAAAGTAGTGCTGATGAAAAGTAGCGTTTTGATTCCCGCAGCAATTCGCGGTCGTTATTCTGACAATGGTAGTATTGTGCAACGATTAGAGCTTAGGCCAGATAAATGCACGAATACGCTTACCTCTGTACAGAAAGACAATATTATAGTGGAATGCTGCATTGATATCCGTTTCTCCACTGAACGGAGTGAAGATGTGAAAGATAATAATATGCCAATCAATGTTGGAAATGTTAATCCGTCTGGGCATGGAATGAACGGTACGGTTTACGACTCGGATGGTGTTTCTCCGACATTAACGACGAATAAAGGCGAGGGCGTAAAAATCCGCATTAAATCACCTACGCCATTACACCAGACAATTATCTATGATGACTACAATAGGAGGATCAAGTCGGATCAGACTTGTATAGGAACAGTTATGCCAAATTTCAAGAATGACGCTCCTGGTAATGGGACTAAGCTGATTGAAGTAAGTCCTACACCAGAGGATAAAATCACAATGCTTGGTGGCTTGCAAAAGCATCAGACTCCGAGAGACGATGGTATCTGTCCATGCGTAAATAGCGCTGCTGGTATGGGCGGTGGGCAAACGCCCATTGCAATGCGCCAAGGTTTTCGGGTAAGAAAACTCACGCCGAAAGAGTGTTGGCGTTTGATGGGTTTTGACGATGAGGATTTTGAAAAAGCACGCGATGCTATGAACGAGAATATTTATAATGGTAACGACCGTTCCAGTTCGCAGCTCTACAAGCAGGCCGGCAACAGTATTGTCGTAGATGTTCTTCAGCATATCATGGAGAATCTATATGACGCTATGCCATATCTGTTTGACGATATGTCTGTTGGATCGTTCTTTAGTGGTATTGGTGCTTTTGAAAAGGCACTTACCCGTTTAGAGAATCACCATAGCGAATCTGACGGCGATGCTGTATCCGCAGAGCTGATGCAGATTGGTTATATCAACGATTACAATGGTGATGCAAACCGCATCTATGATGGAAACGCTGTTGCCCGCGCTTTGAAAGCGGAAGCTGGTGGGGGGGTGCGAAGACCGGATGGTACAGCGTCAATGCTCATTCAGCGTAATTGGAAGAGTGTTACCTGACAGTGGAAAACTACACCAAAACCAAGAGGTTTATGATACAAGCTGCGATAGCGGCGGTGGGATATCCCCTACTATCAAAGCGTCACATTATAAAGATCCGCCAAAAATAAGGGTGTAAACAATGGAAAAGGTAAAAATTAGACAGGCCACAAAACAGGGTTTTATTGAGTGCGTCGTGGGGGGGGCTGTCGATCTCTCCTATCCCAACTCAAAAACAAGGCGTGGTCGAGTGCAAGAGAGCGGAACGATTTGCCCAACAATTACAGCACAGAATACTGGAATCTGCCTTATTGAAAAAGCAGATTATTCCCGCAAATCCACTTGACAGATAGCGTCAAGCGTGTTATTATATAGAGGAAATAGCTAAACAATATCGGAATGGCATGTAGCCATCCGTTTGGTTCTTTCAAAGGAATTAGCAAAATAATTTATTAAAGGAGTTCAGTTTATGGAAAAGCGAATGGTTTCTTATCCGTATCCGAATCAGAACATTGTTAGCAGCATTTTGGATGATGTGTTGCGTTCTGTCAGCGCCGCGAGCATTCCAGTAAATCGTCCTACTGCTATGACGGCGGTTCACCAGCCGGCGCAGGTCATCTTTAATCCTCCTGCCACGATTGTGTATTGGAGAGATGGTACTAAGACGGTCGTGCGCTGCGACAACGATGAGTTCTCTGAGGAATTCGGTTTTGCGATGGCTTGTATGCGCAAGATTTTCGGTACTCGAAATGCGTTTAAGGCGCAGTTCAAGAACGCATACCGTCCTTATCTGAAGAAGAAAAAGGAAAAGCATACTGATAGCTGTGAGGTCAAGCACCCCGATGCTCCTATCTCTTTGGATAAGATGCTGCGTGATTTTGCTGGAGATGACAGCGTTGGTGTCGCTATTGGATTTAAGCCCAAGGAGTAATCCTTATTTCGTATGTGTGGAGTGCGGCTGTGTGTTTCAAGAGCCAAAGCATTATATCGAAACGCATGGTCTCGACACTCCACCATATGAGCATTTTACTGTTTGTCCTCATTGCGGCGGGGCGTTTGTGGAAGCACATCGTTGTGATTGTTGCGGTGAATTTATTACCGCCGATTATGTTGTGGTTCAGGACGGAAAACGCTATTGCGAAGAGTGCTATTCTGTTCGGAATATTGAGGACGATTTAGCTGCATAAACGGAGGTTTTAATTTGATTAGCGATAAGTTGGGACAATCATTGAAAGATGAATTTCTTTCGATTTGTAAGAAAGATATTTGTCGAGACGGAATCGAAGAACTGTTAGGATGGGTAGAAGAAAGTGATTTCTTTTATGCTCCAGCAAGTACAAGATTCCACGGCAATTACAAATATGGTCTGTTAGAGCATTCTTTGAATGTTTACAAAGCCTTAAAGAAACTTGTTAAGCAACACGAAGAGGTTGAAGTATCCGATGAGACGCTTGCAATTTCTGCACTATTTCACGATATTTGCAAGGCAAACCTATATGTTGTAGGGAGTAGAAATGTCAAGGATGAGCAGACAGGTCAATGGCATAAGGAAGCAATTTATAAGCATGATGACCAGTTCCCCGTTGGTCATGGCGAAAAGTCCGTGATCATTCTGCTTCGGCATATGGCTCTCACAGACGATGAAATTTATGCGATTCGCTTTCATATGGGCGGATTTGATTCCGCCGTCAAAGGCGGAGATGGGAGTATCAGCAAAGCTTACGAACTTTGCCCGCTTGCGGTGTTACTCCATCTTGCAGATATGACCGCAAGTTATCTTATGGAGGATCATAATGCCTGATGAAGCAAATTTGAATCTGGTACAGAAACTTGCCAAGATCCGAGAAATGGTGGAGGTTCTTCGCAAGAACAAATCCGGATTTAACTACAAGTATGTTACGGAAGATGAGATTCTGGCGCGTGTAGCTGCTGGCATGAAGAAATACGGTGTGTCGTTGCAGCCGAGTATTGTTCCTGGCACACTTTCTGTAACGCCTGTCAGTTACACAAAAACAAAGAATACAAAGTCTGGCGATCAGCTCAAAGAGGAAATCAACGAAACGCTTGTTCATGCAGAACTTACTTTTACTTGGGTAAACTGCGATGATGTAAATGATACTCTCGTTGTTCCGTGGGCATTGGTTGGACAGCAGGGCGACGCAAGCCAAGCTTTTGGTAGCGGCCTGACATATGCAAACCGTTATTTTATGCTGAAATTCTTCCAAATCGCAACACCGGACGATGATCCGGATAATTGGCGGAGCAAGAAGGAAGAGGCGGAACAGGAAGCTGAAATGGCTATTGTTCGTCCAATCATCACAAATATTGACGATCATGTCAAAGCATATCTGAATGCAAATGAAAATGAAGCCGGTGCGAGAAAGGCGCTTATTGAGGTTGTTAAAAAGTATGTCAAAGATGGCAATAAGCCAACTGCCGATTATATGAATTACCTCACAGATCCTACGGTCGCAGGAGAGCTTCTTGAAGAGCTTCAAAAGCAATTTCCGGTTGGAACAAAGAAAAAGTCAGTAGCAAAGAAAGAAGGTAATGCGTAATGGGATTTCGTGAAGGTGCATTTGCTACGGTTTGGGAGATCACAAATCAAGGAGATAGCTTCTCTAAGGTAAGAGTGTCCACAAGCCGTAAAGATAAGAAGACAGATGAATATGTAACCGACTTTAACGGATTCGTCAGTCTGATTGGCGAGGCGAACAAAAAGTTAGGTCTCATTGAGCGTTCTTTGGATGAAGATGGTCGGTGCAGAATCAAGCTTGGTGCTTGTGACGTCTCTAATCGCTACGATAAGGATGCAGGCCGCGAGTTTGTAAACTATACGCTGTTCGATTTCGAGATGCCTGATGGAAGCGGATCTGATGCCGCAGAATCTCCTAAGGAAAAGAAAACTCCAAAGGGCGGGAAAAAGCAGAAAGCAAAGCCGTCTGCTCTGACCGAAGAAGAGTCTGATGAAGACGAAGAACTCCCGTTTTAAGTCGATTCGATAAATGCGGTGATGCACTATTCGATACGATTTAATCATCGAAGATATGACTTGGAGCTATTCAAGAGTAGCATCATTTGATGATTGCCCGTATAAGTGGTTTCTTTCCTATTTATATCGGGATGAAAATGGACGTTCTCTGAAAAAGAAAAGTGGCTTTTTTGCAGAATTTGGAAGCTACATGCACAAGATTTTGCAGATGTACTTGAGTGGGCTACTGGAAAAGGAGCGCTTGTCTACCTACTATGTAGCCCATTTCAAGGAGAATGTTTTTTCAAAAGCCCCAAACTCCAAGATCTATATGAACTATTTTCAGCAAGGCTTTCATTATCTTGATGACTTTTCATTTCCGTCGAGAACTATTATTGGCGTAGAAGAAAAGGTTGATTTTATGTTTGCTGGCAGAAAATTTACCGGATTCGTTGATCTCATTAGCAAAAACGGGAAGTTGATCGTAACAGACCATAAATCAAGAACTTTGAAGCCTCGCTCAAAGCGTTCAAAGCCAACGAAGCATGATGCGGAATTAGACGAATATCTACGCCAGCTATATGTCTATTCCGCAGCAGTCAAAGGAAAATATGGTCGCTACCCAGATATATTAGAGTTTAATTGTTTCCGCTCTCAAGTCATGATTCAAGAACCATTCGAGTTAAAAAGGCTTTATACGGTTGAGAATTGGGCGAGTAAAACAATAGATTCTATTGCCACCAACGATAAGTGGAACGCAAAACCAGATTATTGGAGGTGTAATTATCTATGCGACGTTTGTGACCATTGCGAATATAAAGGATTGATTTGATAGGGGTGATTCACGCTGCAAATTGATCGTGATGTAATTCTTGAAGCGAAAGAAAAACTTGGTGATGAAAACGCCAGAATTATCGCTCAGGAATTGGATATTCAAGATTTCGATGAGCAGAATTTACGGTGCTGCTGCCCATTTCACCAAGAGGATCACGCATCGTTCATATACAACCGAAAAACCTTCTCATTTCATTGCTTTGGTGCGTGTGCAAGAAATTATGATATTCTTGATGTGTTTATTTACAAGGGTATGACTTATCTTCAGGCTTGCCAAAAGCTGTTTGAACTGGCTGGCATCAGATATAGCTTTGGTGAGCTTGGAGTTCACACCAAGCACCAATATAAGTATCCGAAAGAAGTGCCGATTGGAGATAAATCGAAAATCTACGGATATTTCAAAAAGCGCTGCATTAGTCCAAGCACACTGGACTATGCAGATGTGCGACAGGATGAAGAAGGAAATATTGTTTGGAACTATTACGACACCAACGATGTCCTGACAATGGTTAAGTATCGCCCATCTCGCAAGGTGCGTAAAGGCGAAAACAAATGTTGGTGTCAAAAAGGCGCTGATACATGCAATCTACTGTTCAATATGAACCGTGTAAATGTCAATTCTCCGTTGCTGATCTGCGAAGGAGAACCTGATTGCCTGTCTGCTATTGAGGCTGGGTTTAGCAATGCCGTTTCTGTCCCGCTTGGAAGCACAAACTTTCACTGGATTGAAGAGAATTGGGATTGGCTGGAACAATTTGATAATATCATTATCTGTTCCGACAATGATGAGGCTGGCTATAAGATGCAGAAAGAGGTTGTGTATCGGCTTGGGAGCTGGAGAACACGGGTTGTTGAAGTACCGCAGATTTTTGAAACCGATGACGGTCGAAAATTTCCCGTAAACGATCTGAACGAAGCTCTTTATTATTTTGGTAAAGAGCGAGTGCTTGATTTAATCTTAAATGCTAAGGATAGCCCTGTCCCTGGTGTAATTGATTTCTCTGATATTCAGGATATTGATATCGACCAGATTGACGGTATCCGTACAGGAATTAAGACGCTTGATCGGTATTTGATGAAGATTTTCCTTGGTACATTGAATATCATCACTGGTATTAACGGTGCTGGTAAAAGCTCGTTTATCAATCAGCTCATTATTCAGTCGTTAGAGGAAGAGAAAAATGTCTTTTTGTTCTCTGGTGAGCTTCCTAACTTTCAAACTAAGAATTGGCTTAATTCTGTGATTGCAGGTCAACGATATATCGACGAAAAGCATTCCGGAGAAGCCGTTTATTATAAGGTTCAGCCAGAAGCAAAGCGCTCCATTGATAATTTTTATCGTGGCCGGCTGCATATCTACGAAGATGGGCAGCCAAATACAAAAACTGCATTGATGACAACGATTGAAGATGCAGTTCGCAAGTATGGTGTAAAGCTTGTAATTCTGGATAACCTAACCGCAATCAATTTGGAATGTAGCGATGATAACAAATATAACAAACAAAGTGAATTTGTTATGGAGCTTATTGCGTTTGCAAAGAAGTTCAATGTTGCTATTGTGCTGGTTGTTCATCCTCATAAGATTGATACCATGCGCCGCCTTACAAAGATGGATGTCCAAGGTATTTCCGCAATCATTGATCTTGCTCATCGAATCATTAGCCTGTACCGCGTACAGGAAAAGGACAAAAAGGGTGAGCCAAAGTTAAATGGTAGTGGTTGGAAAGTGCCGCCGATTAAAGATGATGTCCTTATTGACATTCTTAAAGATCGAATGCTTGGTTACGAAGGTCGTAGTATTGGTGTGTATTATGATACGCCATCCAGACGATTTTTCCTAAATGAAGAAGATCTTGATAGAAAGTATTCGTGGGACACAAAAACGCACATAGGATCTTTGCCATATCCTCCGCCTCAAATGATTGATGAGGAAGAAGAGGTGTTTGGTTCAGTTAGTTAGGAGGTGTGAGCGATTTCAGATAAAAATTATACTGCATATCATGTGCATACTGAATTATCGCTGTTAGATAGCTGTACTAATTACAAGCTGTATGTCGATAAGGCTGTTGAGCTTGGGCAGAAAGCTCTTGCTTTTACAGAGCATGGCAACATCTATCAGTGGGTAGAGAAAAAGATGTATTGCGATGACAAAGGAATTAAGTATCTGCACGGCATTGAATGTTATCTTACGGAAACGCACGAGCCGAATCCTGAAACGGGATCAAAGGTTCGTGATAACTACCATACAATTTTGATTGCAAAAAACTATGCGGGCGTTCTTGAGCTGAATAAGCTTGTAAGTGTTTCAACGACAGATTCTCACACCTACTACAAATCGCGAATTTCATTTGATGAATTTCTTGGGACTTCAAAAAACATCATCAAAATCAGCGCTTGTCTTGCTTCTCCGCTGAATAAGCTTCCGTTCTCTCATAAACGGTATATGGAGCTGGCACGGCATTATGATTATTTTGAGATCCAGCCGCATGATTTCCAAGAACAAAAGGATTTTAATTTACATCTTGCACAGCTATCCAGAGAACTTGGCAAGCCGCTGATTGCCGGCACAGATACGCACAGCATTGATAAATACAAGGCTGAATGTCGAAGTATTCTTCTTGCTGCAAAGCATATCGAATATAGCGATGAAGACAGTTTTGACTTGACTTATAAGAGTTATGATGAGCTGGTTGAGATGTTCAGAAAACAAAATGTGCTTCCAGAAAGTCTGTATCTTGATGCAATCGAAAACACAAACCGTATGGCTGATTCTGTCGAAAGCTTTGATTTGGACTTGTCTTTTAAGTATCCAAAGCTTTATGGCAGAAGAGACAAGGAAGTATTTGTAGAGCGAATTAAGAGCGGGCTTGAAGCCAAGCTTTTGTCTGGTGCTATTTCAAAAGAGCAGCTTCCTAACTTCAAGTCGGCTATTGCTGAAGAATGCCGAGTGTTTGACAAAATCGACATGTCAGGATTCATGCTGTTTATGTCAGAGCTTGTTACATGGTGCAAGTCAAACGGCATTCCTGTTGGGTTCAACCGTGGCTCATGTGGCGGATCTCGTGTAGCCTATGTTACCGATATTACAGACTTAAATCCAGAGACATGGCATACGGTATTCTCTCGTTTCTGTAATGAAGATCGTAAGGAAATCGGTGATATTGATATCGACGTCTCACCGTCTGACAGAGACCGAGTGTATGAGTACATTATCAATCGTTTTGGGCAGGATAAAACCGCGTTTATTCTTGCTGTTGGAACGATTAAGTCCAAGGGTTGTATTGATGAGATTTGCCGTGCGCTTGGTGTTCGGTGGAACAAAGAACATCAGCACGACTTGAAAGACCTGAAAACGGTACTTAAATCACTGAAAGATCTAAATGTCGAAATTCTATTTGGCGATGCAAGAGATGGTAATGCGACCTATTACTTCGATAAGGAGAATGGGAATCAGCTTATTTTCCAGAGCAGATTAAGTAATACGCCAAGATCGGAGTTAATCAAGTATTACACCAAGGAATACGACAGGCTTAAAGCAGAAAACGAAAAGATTTTTGAAAAGAACCCGTGGACTGGAAAAATCAATAGTGTTATTAAGCAGGAGTTTGAAGCAGATCCGGAGGCAGCAAGAAAAAAGTATTCCGAGGTTTTTTACTACTACGATGGTCTTCTTGATACTGCAATCTCTCAGTCGATGCACCCAGCAGGTATTGTAGCGAGTCCAATCACTTTGGCGGATCATTATGGCACATTTGAAGATGCAGATGGGCATGTGCTACTTCAGATTGATATGGAGTGTGTGCATGAGGTAAGCCTTGTAAAATACGATATTCTTGGTTTGAAGAATATTGAGATTATCAAGGATGCGTATGACTTAATTGGAATTCCGTATCCAAAGTCACATGAAATTAACTGGTCTGATGAAGCTGTATGGAAAGATATGTTGCGTTCTCCTGTTGGTGTGTTTCAGTTTGAAGGAGATTTCGCACATTCCATGCTGAGGCAGTATGTTCCGCACAGCATCTTTGATATGTCACTGATTACTGCAGCGTTAAGACCGTCTGGCGCTTCTTATCGTGATGATTTGATGCAACATAAGCCGCACAAGAATCCGTCAGCAATTATCGACGATCTTCTGAAAGACAACAACGGATATCTGATCTATCAGGAGGATGTTATTAAGTTCTTGCAACAGATTTGCGGCTTTTCCGGTTCTGATGCAGATAACACGCGCCGTGCTATTGGTCGTAAGGATGAAGAGCGTTTGAAAAAAGCGCTTCCTCAGATTCTTGAGGGATATTGTGAAAAGTCAACGCAGCCGCGTAATATTGCGGAGCAGGAGGCGAAAGAGTTCCTACAAATTATCGAAGACGCTTCCAGCTATATGTTCGGTTATAATCATTCAATTGGTTATTGTATGATTGGCTATTTGTGTGCTTATCTCCGCTATTATTATCCGTTTGAATTCATCACTGCATATTTGAACAATGCAAATAATGAGGATGATATTAAAAACGGAAGCGCACTTGCCGAACTGTACGGAATTCAGATTGTTCCTCCGAGGTTTGGCTTGTCAAAAGACAAGTATCTGTTTGATAAGAAGTCCCAAGTAATTGCTAAGGGTATTGAGTCTATCAAATACATGAACAGCACTGTGGCGAATGAGTTGTACGAAATCTCTCAAAAGCATAAGCCAAATACTTTCATGGAGTTGCTGTGTCTAATGGCGGTTGAAAGTTCGTTAGATACAAGGCAAAGAGATATCCTTATCAAGATTGACTACTTTAGAGATTTTGGTAACATCCCAGAGCTAAGCAGAATCGTCAGTTTCTTCTCATTCTTCAAAAACGGCACAGCAAAGCGAGTTCAGAAAGATAAACTGAGCGATGAGATGATTAAGCTGGTTTCTCAGTATGGCACAGATAAAAACAAAGACGGAACATCTGGTAAATCATTTGTGATTACAGATATTGGCGGCTTGCTTGTAGCTTGTGAGAAAGCTGTAAAATCACTTAATCTCCCCGATGTTGATTTGAAAAATAAGATTCAGACGCAGCTTGAGCTTATGGGGTATATTGATCTGACAACAAAAAACCAGAAGATCGCCGTAAACTTCTGATTACGGATGTGTTTCCCCTTGTAAGCAAAAAGGATAATAACATCTGGGGATATGCTGTTCAAACAAGGTCAATCGGTAGTGGTAAGGCTGCGCGGCTTACTATTCGTAGCTATCGGTATAAAAAGAATCCTATTAAGAGATTCGATATTATTCAGGCAAAAGAGTTAGGAAAAAACAAGAGTGGGTATTGGTATTTGCTCGATTACGAACTAATTGCCTAAACAAGAAAGGACGTAACGAACATGTGTGGTAAACACTTAGCAAAACGCAAAAAAATCATGCACCACTGGTTGCTGTACTTGCAATCTGTGCTATCGTGGCTGTTGTTATTACAGAAGTAATAAGCTGTTCTCAGGACGCAAAGGCGTATGAGTTTTATGATTCATACAGTTATCCCGTGACTACATCATATGTAATTCCGTCAAAAGAAATTGTTGTAGACAATACGGAAGAATTTGATGTTGAAGCTGAGGACATTGAGTATGTCGATGTCGAATTTGCAGACTTGGTTATTAACGAACCAGAAGCAGTTGTCGAATCAGAGCCGCCATATTCGGAAGAAGATCTTGATTTACTTGCGAGGTTGATAACGGCAGAAATGGGAAGCGAATGGGTTCCGGATGAGGTGCAGTTATATGTCGGCAGCGTACCACTCAACAGAATGAAGAGCGATGCTTTTCCAGGTGAGACATTATACGATGTGGTCTACCAAAAAGGTCAATACTCCCCGACTTGGACTGGTGCTATTAACAACACACCAGATGAACGCACGATTGAAAATGCCAAGAAACTCCTAACAGAAGGCAGCGTTTTGCCAGAAAATGTTGTGTTCCAAGCGAATTTTAAGCAAGGTGATGGTGTTTACTATGAATACTATGATGAGATCCTTGGCACAACCACTTATTTTTGCTACTTAGGAAATAGTTAAACAATCGGAGGAATGAGGATTGAAGATTGTAAAACCAAATGCTGAACTTATGTTTGCCCCAAATAATGATGATCTTTTTGCATTAAAGCACTTAGAGTCAGTCGGGAGAACATGCTATAAGAGCGAAAACAATATTACCGATGATTCGTGCATCAATTTTGTTTCCGGAATTATTAAGCGTGGACATGAAGCCGTTATTGAACATTATTCTTTCATTTATGAGCTGAATGATGTGAGCTTGGACAGCCTTGAGTTTTTAATTAAAAACCTGTCTGATAATGGCTTCAATAGTTATCTTCGTATTACATACGATAAGCGTCCGGTTGTTTCTGGAAATGTGAGAGCATGGAGAGAACTTTTTAAGTGGGCGACAAAGCTTGGATACCGTATTCCTGGATATATGAAGTCATTTGTATATGCGTATCCTTTGTTTTTCCCAGAATACAAAGACTCATTGTTTTCAACAGAGGTAGATGAGGATTATGTGTTTACACCATTGAGTGTAGCAGGTTTGCATGGCGATATTGAGCTACTGGCACATGTTGATATCACAGCTCGTCTTACAAACGACCGTGGCGTGTCTCACGAGGAAGTCCGCCATCGCCCAGCGAGTTTTGCGCAGGAAAGTACACGATACTGCAACTACTCTAAGGACAAATTTGACAATACGATTTCCTATATTGACCTTTTGGGTGGTATGGAGCTTGATAGCAAGGTCAAAGGAATGTCTGCAAATGAAAAGTCTGCAATTTATGATGAATGGGTGTCGGCCTGTGAAGACGCTGAGCGTCACTACTTCAAAATGCTTGAGCTTGGGGCAACCCCGCAAATTGCGCGTTCCGTGCTAAATAATTCTACGAAAACAGAAATTTGCATTACGATGAATCTTGCCGAATGGAGACATTTCTTTACATTGCGTCTTTCATCGGCAGCACATCCGCAAATGCGTGAAGTAGCGTCTATGCTGCTTGATCGGTTTGATACGGAGTTTCCTCAGTATCATAAGTATGTTGGGGTGAGCGAATGAAAGTGATTTGTATTTCTGGTAAAGCGCAGCACGGGAAAGATACATCCGCAAATTTGCTTCGTGAGGAATTAGTTAATCAATGCCAAAGCGTACTTGTAACACACTACGCAGATTTGCTGAAGTACATCTGCCGTAACTTCTTTGATTGGGACGGTAAGAAAGACGATGCTGGTCGCAAGCTTTTACAGTATGTTGGGACGGATGTGGTTCGTCAGAAGCGTCCGGATTTCTGGGTAAGTTTCCTCGTCAATGTACTCGATCTGTTTCCCGATGAATGGGATTATGTTCTAATTCCGGATTGTCGTTTTCCAAACGAAATTGAGGCTATGAGAAACGCTGGCTTTGATGTAACGCATCTACGAATTGTGCGACCAAATTTTAATAGTCCACTCACAGTGGAGCAACAGCAGCATCCTTCAGAAACAGCGCTTGATAGCTACCATGCAGATTATGTGATTTGCAACGATGGTACAATCTCAGATCTAAAACGCAAACTATCAAATTGGCTTGGAGGTGAACAGCATTAAGCGTTTGACAATTCTTATTGATATGGATGATGTGTTAGAAAACCTTGTTGAATGTTGGGTTGCTGCGCTGAACCGAAAACACGGAACTACGGTTAAGCCAGAAGATATCACAAACTGGCTGATTGGTGAATTCTTCCCGTCTCTTACAAAAGAAGAACTGTTTGCCCCTTTGAATGATCCAGCATTCTGGGGAAATCTTTCTCCTATGCCGTTCGCACAGGATGTTATTTGCCGGCTGATTGACGATGGACATTTGGTTCGGGTTGTAACTTCGTCTTACTACAACACTGTTCCGCCAAAGATGACATGGCTATTTAAGCATTATCCGTACCTATGTTGGAAAGATGTCATTATTGCACACGACAAGAAACTTATTAACGGTGATGTCTTGATTGATGACGGCGTTCATAATCTCGAAAACGCAAAGTACAAAAAGCTTCTTTTTGACCAGCCACACAACAGAAGCTATAACGCAGAAGAAAATGGCATGATTCGCGTTCACGATTGGAACGAGATTTACCGTGCTATTTGCGAAATCGCAGGAGGCGAAGAATGATTACAGAAATTCGGAAAAGAGACGGTCGTATTGAACCGTTTGATGCAAGTAAAATTGCCAATGCAATTACAAAGGCGATGGTATCTGTCGATGAAGTTGATGGAGATGTAGCTTTGCGCGTTACAAGCAAAATCTCAAATTCTAACCTTTCTGGCGTTGTTGATGTTGAGCAGATTCAGGACATGGTTGAAGACGGCTTGATGGGAAGCAGATGCAAGAAGACTGCGAAGGCTTACATCAAGTATCGTGAGAAGCGCAATCAGGAGCGCCAAAAGAACAACGAATTGAATAAGCAGATTGAAGATATTCTCTTGTGCAACAATGTTCAAAACCAGAACGCAAATGTCGATGAGCATTCGTTTGGCGGCAGAAAATTTGAAAGCGCAAATGTACTCCACAAAAATATTGCAATGAATGTGTTTGTACGGCCTGAGGTTGCGCAGGCTCATAGGGAGTCGAGAATCTATCTGCATGATTTGTCAGAGTACGATATTGGAGATCACAACTGCCTATTTGCAGATCTTGGGCGATTGCTCCATAACGGCTTTGCAACAAGAAACGGTGATGTTCGCCCAGCGAATAGCTTTTCTACGGCCTGCCAGCTTATCGCTGTAATTTTTCAGATTCAGAGCCAAGTTCAGTTTGGCGGAGTCGCATCTTGCCATATTGACTATGATCTTGCTCCATTTGTGAAGAAAAGTTTCGTCAAAAAGTATGTCATGGCTCTTGTAAAAGCAAGCGCAGAATTTGGAGAAACTGACTTTTCTATTATGACAGATGAAGAGCTTGATGATTTTATCAAGAAAATTAAGCCTGTAATTTTAGAGCGCGTCGGTTTATCCGAAAGCGATATTTATATCGACAACAAGGCGAACCTTGATCCTGTTATGTACAATCAGGCGTATTTTGACCTAATGTGCGAGGGCAAACAGTCGGCACAAAGCTTGTATCACAACCTGAACACACTGGAAAGCCGCGCGGGATCTCAGATTCCGTTTACATCAATCAATTTTGGTACGGACACATCGACAGAGGGCAAGCTCGTTTCAAAGTGGCTTATGGCTGCAAGTCTTGATGGTATTGGCAAATATCACCTCACACCAATTTTCCCAATCAGTATCTTCAAGTACAAGAGCGGCGTGAACGCTCATAATGGTGATCCGAACTACGATATCAAAAAGCTTGCCATTAAGTCACTGAGCAGAAGAATTTATCCCAATATTGTCAACTGCAATTTCTCAGGAAACATTGAAGAACCTGGCAATCCAGATACGGAGATGGCAACGATGGGTTGTAGAACGATGATGGGATATGACAGAAATGGGCTTGGATATTCTAAACTTGGGCGCGGAAATGTTTGCCCGACTACAATCAATCTTCCGAAGCTTGGTATCAAACATGGTATTTGTCTTGGCGAGCGTGATACCGCTGATTTAGACGGATTCTGGGAAGAGCTTGACGAAGTGCTACATCTTACAGAAATGTCCCTTGTAGACCGATTCTATCATGTGTGCAAACAGTCTGTTGCCTCTGCGAAGTTTATGTATGGCAATGGAACGATTGCAGATTATGATAAGGCTTCTTATAAGGGCATTTATGAGGCGATGAAGCATGGAACTCTCGCCGTTGGCTATATCGGTATTGCAGAGATGTGTCAGGCGCTTTTTGGAAAAGACCATTCTGAAGATGATGAGGTCTGGAAATTTGCATTGAGCGTTGTAAAGCATATTTATGATTTTTGCGTAGAGGCAAGCGAAAAGCACGGTCTAAACTTCTCATGTTATGCTACGCCAGCAGAAAATCTGTGCCGCACTTATGCTACTGCTTTGAAAAAGGAATTCGGTGTAATTCCGAAAGTAACAGATCGTGAGTATATCACAAATTCTCACCATGTTCCCGTTTGGCAGAAGGTATCTATCTACAGAAAGCTTGAATTGGAAGCTCCGTTCTGCAAGTATCCGACTGGCGGCTGCATTACCTATATCGAACTGGAAAGCTCGATTATGAAGAACGAAAAGGCTGTTGAAGATATCATTGACTACGCTATGTCGCTTGATATCCCGTATCTTGCATTTAACTTCCCGATTGACTCATGCCTCAAGTGTGGGTATCAGGGTGAGATTGGATATAACTGCCCTAAGTGTGGCAATACGGAAATTCAGCGTCTCCGTCGAGTTACCGGATATCTTACGACAGATTACCGTAATTTCAATGCTGGAAAAATCAAAGAATGCCTTGATCGAGTTAAGCACAGCAACTATACAGACTTCAATCAAATGAAGGATGATACTGAGTGAATGTATCTGGCATTAACTTTGAATCCATAGCGGATGGTGATGGTGTTCGGGTTGTGGTGTATATTAGCGGCTGTTTGCACAACTGCAAGGGATGCCACAATCCAACATCTCACTCTTTTACGGCTGGCAGACCTTTTACAGAAGAGTTGCAGCGTGAGGTTATAGAGTACATCAAGAAAACACCATTTATTTCTGGATTAACATTAAGTGGCGGAGATCCTATGTATTCTGCAAGTGAGCTTGTGCCGTTTGTGACGGCGTTGAAAGAGGATATAAAAGATATCTCCGTGTGGATTTACTCAGGGTTTAGCTATGAAAAAATACTGGAAAACAGTGAAATGCTAAGTCTTTTATCATTGTGTGATGTGCTTGTTGATGGAGAGTTTATTCTTGAGCAGAGAGACATGACGCTTTGCTATAAAGGAAGCTCAAATCAAAGAATCATCGACATTCCAAAATCGCTCTCATCTGGAGAGATTATTCTATGGAAAAGCGAGGTAGTCGCAGTTGAACAGAATTGCAAAGTTTGAAAAGGTGAGCAAGCAGCAGTTCGCGGAAGCTATGCTTAACACCTTTGGAAATATTTTTACAGCAAATATTGATGATGTGTCGCTCCCTGTCCGTGCGACCTCTGGATCAGCAGGATATGATTTTGTCAGTCCAATTTCATTTGAACTTGCCGCTGGTGAGTCAATCAAAGTCCCAACTGGTATCCGTGTTAATATCCGAGAGGGTTGGTGGCTCGCTATTGTTCCTCGTAGTAGCCTCGGCTTCAAGTATCGGATGCAGCTTGATAATACTGTTGGTGTAGTCGATAGCGATTATTACCATTCAGATAATGAGGGACATATTTTCGTGAAAATTACAAATGACAGCCGCGATGGAAAGTCGCTTGTGGTAAACGCGGGTGATAAATTCGCGCAGGCCATCTTTCTTCCTTATGGCATTACATATGATGATGCAGCAAGCGGTATCAGAAATGGCGGGTTTGGATCTACGAATACTCCCCATGTAATTGAGTTTGGGCAGGCAGAAAAGGTCGGCTAAATAGCGTGGAATTAGACAGAGTTTATAATGTGGACTGTCTGATCGGAATGAGGGAGATTGCAAATGAATCTATTGATATGATCTTTTGTGATCTCCCTTATGGGGTAACTAAGAACAAGTGGGATTCTGTTATTCCACCAGAATTGCTCTGGGCGCAATACAAAAGAATCATCAAACCAAATGGTGCAATTCTTTTGTTCGGTCAAGATAAGTTTACGGCTAAGATGATGTTGTCAAATGAAAAACTGCATCGTTACAACATTATTTGGCGTAAGGTTTTGAAAAGCGGATTTCTGAATGCGAATAGAATGCCGCTACGGGAACATGAAGATATCATGGTCTTTTATAAATCGCAGCCAGTCTATAATCCACAAATGGTAAAAGGACAAAAGAATCATAGTAAAGGTAAAGCAAAGGGCGAAAATGCGGAAGATATTCTGAATAATCGCGTGTACGGTGCGTATAAAGTCGTAGAAACGACCGGAGATATGAAACACCCGTCTTCGATTTGGGAGTTTCCAAAGTCTCATCCGTCTGTTGCAATCAGCTCAACTGAGAAGCCTATTGAACTATGCAGATATGCAATTCGTACTTTTACGAATCCAGGTGCAGTTGTTCTTGATAATTGTTGTGGTTGCGGGTCTATTCCGATTGCTGCAAAGCTTGAAGGACGTCACTACATAGGCATGGATAATGGCATTTGCGATAATAAAAAGAGTAAATATTTTGGAATGCCTTGGGCTGATGTTGCAACACAGCGCTTGGCGGAAATTGCATGAGGTGTGATATGTGCTATTGTGTCGGAAGATGCGGTTCTGAAATTCTTGTAGAGCATGGTTACAACGGAGAATGTGTAGCGACTTGTGGTTACTGTCGCTGTATGCAGGGCGATGAATGTTTTGATCCTACGGAGCTTTGTGATGGCTGCTCAATGTGCAAAAGCGAGGATCGTTATGCCTAATGAAAATTTGAACTTAGTTCCAGCAATTCGCGCAATTGAAAAACAAATCAGCGAGCTGAATAGTGAATATGTGAAGAAGATTACGCCATACAAAGAGAGTTTAGCCAAGCTCAGAGAAATCAATACGGCTTGCGAAACATGCTGTGGAACAGGAAAAGTGTTTAGGCGTTCATGCGCAGAAGACGATGGAGACTACTATACATGTCCAGACTGTAAGGGTTCTGGCAAATGTGCAGATCATGTTTAAGCTTATAATCGCTGGCGGGCGTGATTTTAACAACTATGACGGCATGTCGAAATGTCTTGACCGTCTGCTGAAAAACATCAACGATAATATTGAAATTGTTTGCGGAATGGCTCGTGGCGCAGATCGACTTGGAGAACGCTATGCAAAGGAACACGGTTACAAAGTAATCTACATGCCCGCTGATTGGGATTTGTACGGAAAATCTGCCGGCTTCAAACGCAATGTGCAGATGGCTGAGTACGCAGATGCACTCGTTGCTTTTTGGGGTGGAGTATCGTCTGGTACAAAACATATGATAGAAACAGCGCAAAATATGGGACTTGATGTGCGCGTAAAAAAGTACCTAATGGTAAAGAGGGATTCCACATGAATGAGCTTAAAAAGTATGAAGAACTGAAAAACAAGCTACATGATGCGGTAAATGAATTATGTGTATTATGCGGAAAGTATCAGTTTGAGCATATTGGTATGTGTGATGGGTGTAGATGGAAGCAGGAAAAACACGCATGGACGAAAGAGTAAATAATAGTATCTGCCCGTTTGTCCGCTCTGGCGAATGTGATGTTCCTCCGTGTAGTTCGTGTTTTTTATACCATTTGAGTTGTCATGAAGATAAAAAGGAGCAGCGAGAAAATTGAAACGACCAGAAATCACAAAGCAATTATCAGAGCTGTTAGAAAAACACATTGATCCGCATAACGATCCGCGTGTGTATTGGGCAAAAGAAGTGACATTTGATTATGCAACAAGCAATACCGTAAGAGTTGACTACATGCTTTTCAAACCAATAAACAACTCCATTTCTGGCATTGAAAAAGGAGATTTCTCTTGCTATGAGATTAAATCCTCCGTCGATGATTTTCACTCGAAAAATGGACACAACTTCATTGGCGATAAGAACTACTATGTCATGCCAGAGAGTGTGTTTGAGAATGTGAAAAATGAAATCCCTTATTTTGTTGGTGTCCTATGCCCGCGTCAGGTATTTAGCGGTAGCTCTACATATCAACTTGTCGTTGTGAAAAACGCAAAGAAACACGATCGTACAAAATCAGTCTCAGAAATGCTGTTAATGATGTGGCGCTCGTCCAGACGCGAAATTGTTAAGGCAAGGCGTATTAAGAAAGTGGAGGAAGTAATGGAAACTGATGTTTTAATCAAAAATCTCCGTGAAGCTGCAAATAAATGGGACAGAGATAACCCAAATCCACCGACATTCTCGACGGTTTATTCTGTTGCTCTGCGTGATGCAGCAAGCAGATTAGAAGAGTATGAGAAGATTATTGCGGAGACGCAGAAACCAAACAATGTACTTAGCATCGAAGATCTTCAGCGTATGAATGGGCAACCAGTGTGGATTGAAGATATTCATGAGTGGGCTATCGTTTCTGTTGATGAGAATGGTTATTATGAGGGCATTCCATTTGCACAAGGACATTGTTTTAACTGGAATATTAAAGATCGAAACCTGAAATGTTATCGGAAACCGCCAGTCAGTAATACTCAGGAGGATAACTAATGGAGCGGCTGACCAATAAACGCGAGGCAGACGCTCAGCGTAAGGATTACGAAAATCGTATTAAAAATGGTTATCCTCGCAACATTCCGGAAGAGCGTTTCCTTCGCCTCGCTGCATACGAAGATACAAAGATGCCTCCAGAACTCGTTGAAAAGGTCGCCAAGTTTGCAATGTGGGTAAATGAAAATGGGATTGACCGGCTACGGCATCTTGCAGAAGCAGACGAAGAAAATCGTATTATTATCTTGCCATCAAAAGAATCCAGAAAGAAAGTACAGGAAGCATTTAACATCGTTGTGAAATATGGTTTTTGTAGCGATTGTGTACAGAAATATGATGGAACGCTTTGTCACCAATGCGATTGTTTTCAGAATGGCGTTGATGTGATTAGACAAGCTTTATTTGAATCGGAGGATTTGTAAATGCCAGAATATATTTCAAAAGATGTGGCATTTCAGAGATTACTTTGTAAAGAAAGCGAATTCAATCATTGGAATGACTATAATCTTGCTCAATACATCATTGCGCAAATCGTTCCGGAAGATGTAGTTCCAGCAACGCATATACAAAAACTTGGTAATATTGTTCAAACAATAAAAAACGGACGGGCTTGTAGAACCTTTTCGTGTTGTGGAACTGACTGTACAGAAATGACATCATGGATGTGGCCTAAATACTGCCCTTGGTGCGGCGCTAAATTGAATGGTGGTGTTTGTAATGCCTAAATACATAGAATTATCTTCTCTTTTGGAAAAGCTTCAGGCAACAAGCATAGTCACAGATGATTTGTACGGCATGGGGATTATGAGTGGCATGGATGCTGCGAGAAAGATTGTAGCTGAACAGCCAATCATAGACGCAGAGCCGGTTGTAAGGTGTCAATATTGTAAGCACCATAATGAGGGTGAAAATTACATTTATTGTCGGATGCTAAAAACAAAATGTCCGAATGATGCAGATTTCTTCTGTGCTTATGGTGAAAAAGAAAGCGGTAACTAATATGGCGATGAAAATTGGGTATATTCAAGAAATTGATCTTCAGCTTAATCCGCAATGTAAAGAGCGATTTCGTTTCAAAGAAACATCGTTTACTCGAAGAATTTCAAGTCGTGGAGATCGTGTGTATTCCAAAATGCTTGCACTTCCAGTTGACTACGAAGAAATTGTAGACAATGCAAACATCATGAAGAAAAATAGCAAGATCATTTTAGTACGAGAGCCATTCTTACTCGATGACGAACTGCGCAAGAAAGTTACAGAGTGGGTTGAGTGGGCAAACACAGCAGACCCACACGAATATGATCCATTCGCGTAAGAGAGGTTTTCACAATGAATAACGAAAAATACACGCAAACGAACAGCACAAACGAGCCTGTTCATTGCAAAGACTGCCAGCATCTTATGTTTTCCGATTGCTACGGAGAGTGTACAAAGTGTCATTTAGGAATTGTGCGTCCAGATGATTCTTGCGAATTTGGCGAAAGGAGAGCTACAACACATGTCTGAAAACCGAAAGTTGTATATCGCAGACTGGCATTATGCACATGCAAACATTCTTGCATTTGATAATCGCCCGTTTAAGACAGTAGAAGAAATGAACAAAGAGCTTGTTAAGCGCTGGAACGCTGCGGTCGATCCTGGCGATACGGTTTATGTGCTTGGTGATATGTTCTGGTGCAAGGCGCAGGAAGCGCTACCGGTACTCCAATCGCTGAACGGTCAAAAATTCCTTATCAAAGGAAACCACGACCGTTGCAACGACGGCAAGTTTATCAAATCCTTTGTCAAGGTGACAGAGTATTTTGAAGTGGACGACGATGGCCGCAAAATCGTGCTTTGTCACTATCCTATTCCATGCTTCAAGAATCATTTCTATGGGTGGTATCACCTGTACGGTCATGTTCATAAATCATTTGAGCATGAAATGATGGAACACGACAAGTATCTGATGCAGGAATTATACGGAAAGCAGTGTCAAATGTTTAATGTAGGTGCAATGATGCCATATATGGATTATACGCCACGAACCATTGATGAAATTCTAAAAGGAGCAAGTTAAACAATATGGAAAAATTCTATGTGATAAAACCTGAGTGTGGATTTTACAAGCAGGTGTTCGACTATTTAGAAAACGCACAGATCGTAAACAAGTTGTTCAATCAGTTCTCTCATGATATGGAAATCGAATCTAATCTCTATTATGCCAGTAATGACACGGTGTCAATCGTACCGACAGCAAAAGACAAAGAGAAATTTGCAAATCAATTCAAAAAATATGCTGACGGCGCAACCGGTCTAATGTTTTTCAAACAGAATAGTAAGGTTTACAAGGAATGGATCGCTTTATTAAAAAAGAATGATTTGAAAGTAAAATGCCGTCCGCAGCCAGGATTCTATTTTGGAATTTGGGGCAGAGGGAGTTCCCGTTTATTTGAACACAATGGGAAGCTGTATATGTCATTAAACTACAATGAAGATTTTGAAGATCCACAGGATTGTGATCCTATTCTTGGCAGTGAGTTTTACAAGGTATTAGAGGAACTCGAACATAACGAAAAGAAATAATGAGGTGAAATATGAACACAGGAGTAATGTTTTCATCGAAGTCTATGAATTGGGCAACGCCGCAGGACTTCTTTGATAAACTCAACTCCGAGTTTCACTTTACCCTTGATCCGTGTGCAGACAGTGAAAACCATAAATGTGCTACATATTACACAGAGCGAGAAAATGGTCTTGCACAGTGCTGGGGGGGGGCAAACGGTCTTCTGTAATCCGCCATACGGAAGAGCGATTAAGGATTGGGTAAAGAAATGCTCGGAGGAATCGTTAAAACCAAATACGACGGTTGTAATGTTGATTCCAGCACGAACCGATACGAGTTATTTCCACGATTATATCTATCAAAAACCGAATGTTGAAATTCGTTTTATTCGTGGACGATTAAAATTCGGAGATGGAAAGAACTCCGCCCCATTCCCAAGCATGGTGGTTATATTCAAATCTAAAAAGGATGGAACATAATGGCTATCAAAGAAAATATGGACTTATACAGATGTGAAAAATGCAAAAAGCTTTATACATCTGAGTATGCTGCGAATATATGTTGTAAGCAATATCATTGTAGAGTATGCGAAAAAGAAACACCGCAGTATATGTTGATTTGCGATTCTTGCGCAGAGAATGAACGCTTTGAAAAAGCAAGAAAAATGACTCTGGCAGAGTATTATGAAGAGTTCCCAGGCAACATGCTCTATTACGGAGAAGAATTCTATGACGATATCGAATCTCTATTAGATAGCATTGATTGTGACTATGAGGATATTCCAAAGTATGTATACGGAACAACAATGGAAAGCATGGAGATCGACGCAAATCAAATGCTGCAGCAAGCAGAAGAAGATTCGGATGTTGAAGACTTTTATTTTGATGACGTCGCCGCTAAAGAACTAAGAGAATTTGTTAAGCAGTGGAACGCAAAATACGCTAAAAGCTACTATTCATGGAATGATAAGGTAGTTGTTATGCTTCCTACGGAATACCAGAAGGAGCGTGTCAATGATTAAAACAGTTGTTGGGGACATTCTTGACGCAACGGAAGATATTATCTGCCATCAGGTAAATTGTCGAGGTGTAATGGGAGCTGGTGTAGCAAAAACGCTCTGTACTCGTTGGCCTATCATCAAGAAGACTTACATCCGATATTGCAGAAGATTTGAAAATCAAAATGAACTTCTTGGTCATGTTCTTCCTGTAGCGGTTGAACCGAATAAGACTGTTCTGAATATCTTTGGGCAGCTTGATTATGGCAGAGACAAGTACCGCAAGTACACGGATTATGTTGCTCTCACAAAAGCGTTTGATGAGATCCGCAGTAAGTATCATAACAAATCGTTTGCATTCCCATATGGATTTGGCTGTGGATTAGCAAATGGTGACTGGAATATCGTTGAAAATATGCTCAACACATACTTTGGCGATATGAATGTTACTATTTACAGGCTTTCAGCAAGGAGCGATGAGGTATGAAACTATATTTTCGCAATAGCAGAGCTAAGTTCCGTCCTATCGCCAATATTGATGGCAGAAAGCCAGACAAAGAGATTGCCAAACAGATAGTTGCAAAAATCAATGAATTTTGTAGCGAACGAAACTTCAAAATTTATTACACGAGGATGTGGCACGAGGAATGCAAAGGAAAGCAAATGACAAAGTTTGATGTAGGAAGTCACACGGAATTTTTCTATTTTGAAAAAGCTCTTCCGTTCGCAGCGTTTCAAGGAGACGAATGAATGAAGATATTACTTATTCCAGACTGGCAAGGATGTACGATCATTACGGACAATGGGTACTGTACGATCCAGGGCTTGCCAAATGATATTGTAGACAAGGTGTTTGTATCTGAAATTCCTATTAGCAATGGGATTGGGCTGATTACCCCACTTGTAAATGAGCTTACTATCGTATCTGGCAGCAGCGTAGCAAGCCTATATCGCAAATTGCTCAATGAACACCATATCGTCACAAAAGAGATTTTTAACACAAAACCGTCCGTATTGCTGAAAGGAGTCCGAAATGGATAGGATAATTGCCATCGGAGACATTCACGGATGTCTCAACACACTAAAAGAGCTTCTGAAAAGTGTGGATTATAGCAGTCAGACAGATACATTGGTGTTTGTTGGTGACTACATAGATCGCGGAGCAAATAGCTGTGAGACAGTGGCGTTTCTTCGTAAGCTTCAGCATCAGGTAGGAAAAGATAATTGTATTTGCCTTCGTGGTAATCATGAGCAAATGGCGATTGACGCATTTACAAGCGGAGATAATTCGCTTTGGTTCTACAACGGCGGATACTCGACCGTGTGCAGCTACGATAGAAATGGCATAGATATTGAATCAGATATTGGTTGGTTTAAGGCGCTTCCGCTTGTGTATGATACACCAGAAATTATATTCTGTCATGCCGGTCTGTCAAAACCATTGCTCAAAGACAATACAGCACATGATTTGATTTGGGGACGCGACTGGATTCGACATAACGACCATAGGCCACGGGAAAAGCAAGTGATTTTCGGGCATACCCCAAGTAGAACTGGTACTGCCTACACCGTAGCAACTGGCGATATTTGTATCGACTCAGCATGTGTTTATGGTGGAAGGTTATGTGCCTTAGCAATCAACGAAGATGGAAACAGCAAACTGTTCTATGCAGACAAGTCCGAAGAGGACGATGAAAACTTGCAAGGAATTAGTTAAACAGCATTTGGAGTGTGAATTGATGTTCAAAATTCTTATTTTCTATAAGAGCATTTCTGCGGTCAAAAACTATCTCAAAATGTTTAGAAATATGCCATTGATGATTTTTGAAGAAACTCGCAACGGCTTCACATTCAATGGTGAAAAAGTAAGTGTAAAAGGTGTCCGCTGTGCCAAAATCTCAGATCAGCACCGTGGACATTGGGCGCATATTATCGCCGTGCAAGAAGAACTCACATGGGCTGAAGATTGGAACAAGGTTCGAGACTGTATCATTTACCCCATGCTTCAAACACCAATTGATATTCAAATCTTTGATGGAGATTACCCAAATGAGCAAGCAGCCTAAAGAAGAAAAGCCTAAGTATATTACGGATGAAAATGGTACGCAGTTTTTCGTAGTTGGCAATACGAAAATCCGTGTAACAGAGCATTTTAATAGCAAGGGTAAACATATCAAAGATCTCGTAGAAAATGCCGTACAATACGCCGCAAATGCGGCTTAATAACGGTGACAACAGCTCGTACTTGTGATATAATTACGTGGTAAGCTTATCATAAGTGCGAGTTGTTTCACTACTAAAGGAGGTTGCTAAACAACGGTGAAACAACTGATTTATCGCGTCGCGCTCTATATGCGATTGAGCCGAGACGATGAGGATTACGGAGAAAGCGTTAGTATTGAAACCCAGCGCAAAATCATCACACAATTTGCTAATGAGCAGCACTTCATTATAGTTGACGAGTACATTGATGACGGTTGGAGTGGTACGAACTTTGATCGCCCAGCATTCCAACGCATGATGGAAGATGTCGAGTCCGGAAAGGTGAATTGCATTATTACCAAGGATCTCTCCCGCCTTGGTCGTGAGCATATCATGATGGACTATTATCTGGAATTCTACTTTCCAGAAAAGCGAATCCGCTATATTGCCGTCACAGAAAATGAAGATACAGAAAAAGGCTTGTCTGACTTCGTTCCGTTCAAGAACCTATTCAATGAATGGTTTGCAAAGGATACAAGCCGTAAAGTCAAAGCTGCTTTCAAAGCAAAGTTTGCTGCTGGAGATCGTATTTGCGCATATGTTAAAATCGGATATAAGCGGCATCCAGAGATCAAAAACCGTATTGTGCCAGATGAAGAAACAAAGTGGATACCTGAGAAAATCTTTGATTTGGCTTATCACGGTGCTGGAGCTGCTAAAATTACAAGGACTCTAATTGCAGAGAAAGTTCCTACGCCGTCCTGGATTAACTACCAGAGATTCGGGACATTCGCTCATGTATATCAAAATGCCTCAGAAGAAAAACGGTACGCATGGACTGTTGCACAAGTCAAGTACATCTTGAAAGATGAAACTTACATTGGGAATACAGTTCACTACAAACAGACGAACATATCTTTCAAGAACAAGAAACGCATTCGCAAGCCAGAAGATGAATGGTGGAGAATAGAAAACACTCACGAAGGATTGATTCCAAAAGAGATGTTTGATTCTGTTCAAGCGCAAATTGCTACCAGACGTCGGATGCAGAAAGATCATACAACGCAGATCTTCTCTGGGCTTGTCAAATGTGCTGATTGCGGATGGTCGATGCGTTTCGGTACGAATAGACAAAACAAAAACCCATACAGCCACTACACATGCAGCAAATATGGGCAAGTAGGAATTCATTGTTCTGCACACTATATCCGATATGATGTACTGTATGCCTATGTGCTATCAAGAATTCAGTATTGGGCAGCTCAAGCCGTACAAGACGAGGATGCTCTTTTAGAAAGGCTTCTTCAAACTGGCAATGCAAAGCAGAATGCCGAGCGAAAAAAGATCGCTGACGATTTGAAGAGATCTGAAAAACGACAAAAGGAATTGGACAACCTTTTCGCTAAGCTATATGAGGATCGAATTGCTGAAAGGATTACAGAGCGAAACTTCATTATGCTGTCTGCAAAATATCAGGAAGAGCAAAATGCTTTGGATGGTAAGATAGACCTACTTAATGGGCAAATCAGTGAAAATTCTGAGCGATATAGCAATATTGAAACTTGGGTGAAACTGATTAAGCAGTACGCATCTCCAACGGAATTAGACTCAATTTTACTCAATGCTCTTGTGGAAAAAATTACAGTCCACGAGGCAGTTAAACACGAAGATGGAAGTCGAGAGCAAGAGGTCGAGATTTTCTATAAGTTTATAGGAAAGATCGACTGA